AGTCATTAACCGAAGACTCGCGGGATTCTTAAAATATACACAGCAGTAAGTTCTCAAGCACTTACCACTCTGCATACTTTTACAGCGCAGATGCTTTTACGTTCCGAAGACATCACTCTTCATAGTCAAAAGCTAAGCCTATCCGAATATTATATCTCATTGTCGGTTCGGCGCGTTTTATTAAGGAATTCCACACGCAAAAAGACCAGAGCTATTATCGAAAGTTCCCAACGTACAGATACCGCTGCAACAGGATTGATTGCTTTGAACCAATCTAAGTCAGCCATTTAACCTAATGGACATAGGGATTCTTAAATTGTAGGAATCCATAACTTGAATAACAATATTAATAAGCACCCAAACCACTTTAATAGTCAGGATTCCTACAATAAGTTTTCTTGCTGATATTTGAACAAATTGGAATCGAACCAACGATACGCGGACACCTCCGCTGCCCTATCCAACATAGGCTATTGTTCTTCAGAAAGAAAGACTGTAATGTTGCCTACCAAATCAAAATTTGAAGTGAAACTTCTAATATATTAATTAAGTATATATATAATATGAAAATTGGTAGGGCTTATCCGATAGCCTCTACCCTTATTACTCCCAACACATAGATGGGTAAAGGTAGAGGAGTTGTTAACTTAAATCTCAAATTGACCAAGAATATTTACTTCAAGTATTTTTGCAGATTCGCCATCGCCATAATGCCTATCTGCAATCTTTTTTCTAATTGCATTATTAATATCACCAATACAAGGGCTATTCATACATCCCTCTGACATCTGAATAAACATAGTATGTTCTTCTCTAATAGCATATTTTACAAAACAATTGAAATATTTCATTGTGTATCTCGGAAATAAATTTGGCACGCCCACCAGGACTCGAACCCGGAACTAGCCCTTCGACGGGATACTGGGTAGAAACCAGTTGTTTTATCCAATTAAACTATGAGCGCATTTAAATAGAGCATGGATGGTAAACACCCATGTATATAGACTCAGGGACTAATATCTGATTTTTAATATTAGTTTGAGTTCCATACATTTTTAATCTTTTGATAAATAGATTTGATAAAATTATATTGCTTTGTAGCATTGATTTTACAAACGATCTCACCATCGTATTTGCCATTTTCTTTTAAAGCCCAAAATTTTCTTTTGGCTTCTTTTTCACTATCAGCATAAATACTAATTGTCCAGTCTTTATTATCGAATCTATATGAGAAAGAATATTTTTTCATTGTCTGCTACCTGATCCAGCAATAATAGCTACTGCTGCTATAAACCAGACAAACAAAATAAGTAAAACTAAACCCAATAAAATTAGGTATGGAGAAAATACAACCTACCAAGAATATGTTGCAAAGCCGAAAACTTTAGCGGCAAATAAAATTAGGAAACATGCATTCCATACATAGCCACCAACTTTAACATTATGTTTTTGAGTATCACTCATAACAAATGATCCATTACTATTGTATATAGTTTGCTTATTAAATTTTCTCATAGAAGTCTCTATTTTTGTTTTGGTAAGGGGTGTAGGACTCGAACCTACATCTTTTCATTAGCCGTGAAATGTAAATCTTACTGCATTCCAATAAGGGACAAAATTGTAAAATTCCCAATAATGTTTTCCCGATTAAACTAACCCCTCAAATTGGGTACAGAAGGAACCCGAAAAAATGAAAGACAAAAACTTTAAACAGGCTGAACTTCTGTAATACTATTTTTAATTAATTCGATACAAACAGTATCCATATGTCCAGGTGGACTAGGGCATCTTTTTGCTAGACCCTCTTTGCACAATTGGCGCATAATTGTTCTAGCTTTATCATGCGAATATTTGTATTTGTGGCAAAAGAAATATCCTTTTATTTCAAGAATTTCTTTAACTTCTGCCTTTTTAATTTTCCAGATTTTCATTATATTGCTATTTGCCGCATGCCATGCGAAAACGATATTGAATCCTTCTGATTAAACAAGTAATCTCTTGCTTCTTCAAACGACATAAACAATTTTAGTCGATGGCAATTACTACCATCAAATTGATAGACTTCATATACTATCATAATAACACCAGTTGTTTATTCTTTCAATAAGCTAAGTATATAATTAGAGGCAGAATTTTCAATAGCATCAAGAACTATTAAATTGCCACAATACTCTTTAACTATATCACGCATTTCAAATGCGAATTCTATAGATTCTTCTTCAGTTTGATTTCTTCCTTTTTGAACATATGGTTTAGTTCTATTAAGGAATATATTTATATTTTCAAACTTATCAATCTCTTGTAATACGAGATCTTTAAAAACTTTACTATTATCTCCGTATTTCTTATTATAAAATACAGATAAAATTAATGGTCGGTCAGTAATAATATATTTTACCTTGCCATTAAGTCTAAACATTCTATGTTGCTGTTTAGCAAATAGGTACAATTCGTTTTTAAACGTCTCATCTCTTTGTTCCCAAACAAGCTCTTTAGCATATTCAGAAACTAATTCAACATCATATCCCGCCCATTTCATTTTTGCAAACAATTCTGACGCAATTGTATTTTTACCAGTACCAGGGGCTCCTATAAGATTTATTACTATTGTTCGCATTTAAATTCCTCGGATATGTGTCTATTTTAATTTGGAGCGGAGAACAGGACTCGAACCTGCATCACTTCCTTGGAATGGAATTGTAAACTTTACAGCATTCTTTACAGACAAAGTTATAAAGTAATTTTTAAGCATTCTACCCTTGAACTATCTCCGCATTTAAATGGGATGGGCTGTGTAAGAATCGAACTCACAAAAGAGGGTGTATTAAGTTTCCAATTTAAAATGTAAACCTATAAGCATTCCTGTTGGACAAATTTAATAGGTTAAACTAACCCTTGCGTCTACCAATTTCGCCAACAGCCCATAAATCTTTGGTCTAGACGGTAGGATTTGAACCTACGACCCCCTGCTTCCAAAGCAGGCACGCTAACCGGACTGCGCTACGCCTAGATATTTTACATAGCAATGAATACTACTAGAATACTCATTACTCTACAAAGTAGAAATCAACTATCAAAAGAAATGGTTCAGTTGATTATAAGGTACGATTATCTGCATTTTCGTACATTTGATTGTTTTTGTGCAGTCCACTATCTGTATCAAAATACAGATAGCAATCATATAACCAGATATCGTTAAAGGAAACGAAACCAATACCCAACTATAGGAACGTTATTTAAGCTATTAAATTTCAATAGCCTTAATTTTGTTTACCCAGAATGACTTATCGCCTTTAGACTCAAAGAAATCTGATACAATTTTAAATACTGTATCATTAAATCCGCCGATATTAAGTACATGTTCACTAGGTGAAGTCTGAGAACTTGACATTGGTGCAATATCAATATTAACCATTTTGGCGCGAGGATTAATTTTTCGAATATCATCGAAAATTCTTTGCGCAGTGGTTTTATGGCCTCTATTGAATCCAAGCCATGATTGATTATCACTAATCATAATGATATTGTCAGGCATTCCACTATAACGACCTTTATCATAAATATGCTGAAGGGCTGCACCACAATCAGTGCCACCATTGGCTAAACGAGAAATATTATTAGCTAATTGTAACACAGTGGTTTCCGGATTGACAATATAGTCTCTTGCGCGACTGTTAAATAAAACAATCTCTGCTTCCGGATTACGGAATTTCAATGCAGCAGCAAATACTGCAGCAATATCAATATGACGAACAGAACTTTTCAAATTAATTTTCCAGGTCATAGAACCAGAATAATCAATTGCAAGAACTGTTTTGCCATCAGTCTTTGGGATATTCTCAAGACTAATTTGTAAAGCAGTATTCAATGCATCTTTAATACGAGCAGGAATAGAACCTGCATTTAGATATGCACTAAATACAGAATAAGGCATAACTTTAGAACGAAGAATATCGTCACGAGAAACTAAACGTTCATATGCTTTATTTACATAAGAAAAATCATTGAAGACATTATGTCGATCAAAAGTAGCCAAATTCATACGAATTTGTTGCCAAGTTGAAATATCAAAAATTGCTTTCCATCCAGCATCAGTCAATGGCATACTTGTACACATTTGGAATGGAACTTTTGGAAGCTCTTCAAATCCAGATGGATCTTTTTGCAATTTTAAATATTTTTGCAATTCTACCGGTAACTGTTTTTCATCAAAATCAAAGCCACATACCCAACGATAAAGTTGATTACGTGAACTATTGTTTGCTTTAGGATGAACCATCATGATCACATCTTTAAGAGATGGATTATTACCAATAGAAGCATTAATAATTTGTTTATCAGTACAGTTATTCAAATAGTCTTGAATAGCTTTTTTGGCCACTGTACCAAAACTACGAGAACCAAATGCACCAGAACGAATAATTTGAACAAATGTACGAAGCATACGGCCATTTGTAATAACGAGCGGAAATGCACGTTTAAAATAACTCTTGTCATTCTGTTTCATTAAATAACCAAGCAGATATGCAGAAGTATCTTTCATATAACCATATTCATGAGCATAAACAGCCAAACGCATAACAAAATTATTACTACATTTATTAGCAAGCTCTTTAATATGCTTAAGTTGAGTATGTCCATCAAGATAACAAGTGTTATCAAACATACCTGTAACTACATATTGAGCTAATGCATGTTCATGACTCATTGAATAAGCAGCGCCACCAGCTTCGTTTATAGTGTTAACACGAGTGGCAGGAATACTTGTAGTTTTACCAACTGCCAATTTAGGACGTTGAGTTTTAAAAAGTGGAGATGTCATAATAGTTCCTTAGACAAAAATTCTAAATAAATTTACACGGCATTTGGCGCTTTAAATAACGCCAAACACCTTATAAACTTGGTCCTTGGGGTGGGATTCGAACCCACTGTCTATCGATTCAGGTTTGTGTATATTTCTATACTCCCTAGACTATATCACCGCCATATGATAAATCACTTAGGCGTTGGACGCTAATCTGGTCATTAAGAGGACCTTTACCTCTCCAGTAGTCGTTGCACCTTCTAAGAGTTGGCTCTTAGCTTGGCTCAGGATTGCCATATCTAAAAGACTTAGGTTTCCCTGAATTCATCCAATTCATTTTGGAACTTTCGTTTCCAAACGCACGATTATTCATGAGTCGATTGCTTATACCGGGTTTAAGCTTCCCAAGGATGTAATTTGACATTGATTTGTTTTATTTGAATAACTTTAAATTATCTAAATCCAAATCAATATTGTACAAAATTTTGTTTTGATAAGAAATTTTTTCAATCATATTTTTTAAAACTTCAAAGCAAGAATTGCTTAACAAGCAATAACTTTCATTTTTTATAACCAATTTCTTATCATCTTTAGTAATGGTTGTAGACTTATTAGGACCACTAATATAATAATTATAACCATCCGGAATAATTACCGTATTGCTTTCAACTTTCATTTCTAAAATACTATTACTTTCAATAATATTAGAAAATATATCCAATGAATGCAAAGCAATATCAATATATTTTTTACTTAAAATATCAGGAAGATTTTCATCATTAGAATAATGGAAGGTTGCTATAATATTATTGTTTTCTAAAACAGTAGCAAAATAAAAATCCCAATTTTTTATATCACTAGAATTTAAAATAACATCTCTTATAAAATTCTTATAATCAACTATATCATGGAATATAACTTTTACATAAGATGGACTCATTAAACTGGCAGAAGAATAAATTGAGTCTCCATTATTCTTTTTAGCAAGCTTTCTGATCTTAAAAGAACTCCCACTAAATAAATATAAATTTATATAATTGATAATTTTATAAAAAATAGAACTAAGAATTTCCATTTTAATCTTTCAATAGAAAGAATAGAGATAGCAAAGGTATCAATAATTGCATTAATGGATATATAAATTGCTCAATACGATACTTGCATCTCTCTATCTTATAAACTCAAACCGCCATTTTAGCTTTTAATACTTCATGGCTTTCATATCCATCAATACGAATATCATCCATTTTATAATGGAAAATATCCTTATCAGGATTTAGCCATAATTTAGGAAGAGGCAATGGCTCACGTTCAATTTGTGTCTTTAAATTTTCAACGGCGTTTTCATAAATGTGTACGTCTCCAAGAGAACCAATCAGTTCTCCAACTTCGAGCCCTACTTCTTTTGCCAACATATGAGTTAAAATAGCATAAGAAAGAATATTGAATGGAAGTCCAAGAAATAAGTCAACACTTGCTTGTGTCCACATACAATTCAATTTCCCATTTTGTACTTGGAATTGGACTTGTGTATGACAAGCTGTTAATGCGGCGTTCTCAATTTGTGCCGGATTGTATGACAGCATAATTAACTTCCGGCTATTGGGATTTGTTTTCAATTCATTGACCAACCAAAATAATTGGTCAAAATCATCTGCAAGTGCGTGATTACCATAAATAGTAAAATTTCGCCATTGAACTCCATACACACAGCCAAGATCTCCATAGCGAACATTACTAATCTTTTTACCAGTCCATGCTTCATAATTATCAGACCAAATTGTCCGTTTATTTCTTAATTCTTTGCGAGGCTTTTGGTATTGAATCTCGGCTAAACGACGTTCATGAGAACTCCCTTCGATAAACCACAATAGTTCAGCGATACAGGCTTTTACAGCCATCTTCTTGGTTGTCAGAATAGGTAAACCTTCCGACAAATCAAATCGAATCTGGCGCCCGAATACCGTATATGGCGTAGGGATTTCTGTACGGTTTGGTTTTGGAGTTCCATTCTCTAAAACATCCTTAACCAAATTAATATATTGCTGCATATTTATTTACCTCAATCAAATCTAACAATTCTACTGCATTTTCCATAGTAAATGCAGCTCTACTTTTGAGAACATTAAAAGACTTTAAATCATTCCCAAAAATAACAATATCGATTACATATTCAGAAAACAATATAAGATTTCTGTGTAAAAACTCTGAAGTTGATTTAGTATAAACAACAGAGTAATTATTTAAAGAACCAATTTCTTTTAAATCATTAATAGAAAAAATATTGGGATTATATTCTTTATCATTAAATATAGAAGAAATTGCATTTTCTTTCAATATATAGAATCTTTTGGTATTCATTTCTCAAGTCCTAGGTTTATTTATGTCATCAAAAAATCCTAAAATATGCGAACCAATTACCCATATTATTAAGACAAATATAGAGGCTTTCCAAAATGTACAAATAAACAAAATAACAGTTATTATAATGGCCCATACTGTAGCACCTTCAGATAACAACTCTTTAATTTGGTCTTTTGTTATATATCTTTTAATTATAAAGCAGAAAAGAGCAAATGTAATTATAGCACCAAAGTAATCATTCATTTATTTTATCCATAAACCATTTACGACCTTTACTTGATACAGATTTCATTATATTTTTTAAATCATTATCAAGACCGTTTTCAGTTATAACATCTTGCTCTTCTTTTAATACGTCATTAGCAAGCCATCTTAAGAAATCGCCCATATTTGAAATATCTAATTCTTTATTCATTTCTTTTAGATATTCAATACCCTGATTAAGTCTATTCTCAGTAACAGAATAGTCAACAAAATCTTTGATCTTGTTAATCTTTTCTATATCGACATCTGCTATTACTTTTACTTTAGAAACAGAATGTTTCTCACCTTTAGATTTGAAATTATATTGCTTAGTTTCATCAGTAAATACTAAACCTTCGCCGGTGCCAGATACTCCAAAATATTTACCAACTGGACATTCATTTTCAACATTTATTGTTAAATCTTTTATTTTTTGTTGGGCTAAATGAACATTATCTAAATCAAGTTCAACATTATAAACACCAAAAGTTTCTACAGGATAAAATCTTATAGATTCATTAATATTCAATTTCACATCTAATTCGTCAACTGTATCTTTATTCACACCAACAATAGAGAACGGGGCAAAGAATCTATCTAACTGAGAAACAGCAACTTTACTTTGTATACCTTTGCCAGCCAATTCACCATAAATAATGATTGAATCATATTTTTCTATATTGATTTTGTTTTTTATTTCATCAAATATTTTTAAAAATTCAGCTTTATTATCTTCAATATATTTTGCAAAATCATAATTATCATCTTCTAATGATAACATTCTATTCCGACTTTGATAAAACAAAGAATTATCTTTAAGATCTAATCCTACAGATGAATTAGTTCCATGTATTTTTACAGTTCCAATTAAATTAAGTTTGCGCCATCCTAAATATTGCATATTCTTAATAAAATTTCTAAACTGCCCTATACTACCAAATTTTATAATTTCTCTCATATTAACCTTTTTATTATAGTAGGGCAATAACGCCCTACATATTATATATTTTTTACATACTTATTATATATGTATATAAAATCTTCCAAATAATAATTTTTTATTTTTCCATATTCGAAAAAATCATTATTATTTTTTATATTCCCAATAATCGACTTAACATCATTTACAAATGTATCGCCAAAATATTCTGTAGTGTATAAATTTTTACTTATTCCGTCATCAAATGATTGAGTCTTATCAGAAATATATAATCCTTTTTCTATATCAAAAGCAGAAGTAAAAACCAATATATTACATTTATCTTTTATAATAATAAAGCATTTTAAGTTTGGATATACTTCACCATAAGATAATATAATATCAGAATGCGATATTGACATATATTCAGGTTTATCAGAAATAATAAATCTTCTAATTCCAAATATCTCAACAATAATGAAATATATAAAACCAAATAAAAATAAAAAAACAACAGGCCATACAGGTTCTACAAAGGAAAAAGAATAAATAAAAATAAAAGCAGATAGAAATATATATAAATTATGAGGAAATTTTCCTTTTATATACTTCCTAAAAGAATTCCATCTATTCTCTCTTTCAAGTATAGAGACATTACCATTGTCTTCCTGATATACAACAATATCCATTTCATTCCCTTTAATAAAATAGCCACCCTGATTAACAGGATGGCTTTACCAATGATACATTAAGATTCTTTTTTAAAAGATTTCTTATATTCTTGATATTCATGCTCGAATTGACTATCATTAATTCCAGTTTCTTTCTGGAATTTTGCAATACCCTCGGTATTGGAATCAAGTTCTTCAATAAATTTATCCATATTAAATTTAGACAAATTAAAATTGTTTGCCGACATAGATGTTACAATTTGAGACTTTTGCAATTCAAGAGATGAAATCTTAATTGTTACTTCTGAAATACGTTTAGTAATTTGATTCTTAAATGATTCATAATTCTTATGCATAGCTTTTGAATTATCTAAACACTTTTTAATATTAAAAGCGTTAATGATCTTTTCTTCATTAGAATCGTCAGCTGCAGCAATAATTTCTGCGTCTTTCAATTTACGCTCTTCAGTTGCAACAGCTTCTTTGTATTTAAGAATATTTTTATCGGTTTTTGCTGATTCGATATAAAGACTTTGAAGATATTGACGACCTTTTTCGATCTGTTTTTCAATTTCGGCTTTAGCCAAATCAGGATTTGTCATAAAGGGCTTTTTAAAGATAGAGCTAAAAATAGTTTTAAAAATAGTAAAAATTTTACCCATAATAAATTCCTTTAAAATTCAATAAATGGCTCACCAACACAAATGACATTCTCTATTTTAAGATCATGCCATAATCTAACTACCTGAGGGCGATCATCAAAAACTGCCTTAACATTATATGATGGTTCAACATAGTCAAAAAATAAATCTTTTTTAACAAAATAATCTTTGCGATTATCTTTTGATTTTCTCATATACAATTCAAAATCAATAGTTTTTGAAACGTTCTTCTTAATCCAATCAATAGTAGCATCACGACAAATAGAATCACGCCCAGATAAAAATACAACTCTGCATTTATGCTTTTCTGCATATGCAAGAATAAGATCGATTACAAATTGACGAGGCTTATCATTACCTACTTTATCCCATTCAAATGCAGAACGATTATGCATTTGAGCAACAGTCCCATCAATATCGACAACAATGCAATCTGGCTTAGCTTCATCTGGAATATAAAATTTAAATCCAGAATATTCTAAATAATTCTTGTATTGCTTTCTGATAACTGATTGACCAACACCATTTGCTCTGAGATTATCACGTTTAACTGCTTCTTCAAAAGAGCATTCAAAATCAATAATTTCAAAACCGTAACCGACTTTTTTGGAAAAATCTTTCCAATATTGTCTAACATGAAAAGAAAGATTAGTATCTACAATAACAATATTCTTTTTATCTTTTACTGCTTGATCAGCAATTGATCTTTGAATATTAGAAACAATCTGTTCATTTTCTTTATTGAACTTATAATCAGCCCAGGTTTGCCCGGGCTTAATAAGATTGAATCTAATATCATCCCTAGTGATATAAACAGCATTAGGAATAGGATTGGTCTTTGCCCATGAAGTTTTACCAGAAGCAGAAATACCAACAGTCAAATATACTTTAAGTTTACTTGTTCCCATTTAATTCCTTTTCCAATTTCAAAACATCGCGCAAAACACGAGACGGAATATAATTCTTAGCCTCTTTAATGCCTTTACTTCTTAAAATAAGGTAAGACAATTTAATAAGCAGTTCTCTACCGCTGTATAAATCTGAATACTCTTTTACAAGAGCAGGATTTACCTGCTTTTTAACAATCTTAATTGAGGCATCAATAGCCTTAGTATCAGGATCACTATAAGCATGTCGAACAATCAGATCAGAAAACTTTTTATTATCAATCTTAGAAGCATTAAGTAATAAAGTATTCTTTGAAGCTAATTCTTCAATTTTAAATGGAGGTACATATAAAATTTTGCACCATTTTTTAATGCGCTTAATTTCATATTCCCATCTTTGGACCGATTTAAACATATTATAAGCCATACGTTTATATGGCTCTAAACGATTCAAATCGAATCTGCCTTTATTTTTACAGTTAAGCATTTGCTCAACTATTTTATCAATGCCACGATTTTCGTCACGTTTACGTTTACCAGAATTGTGCGGATTAATAAGTAAATCAGCTTTATTAAAATACTTAGATGTAACAAGCCAATCAAAAAGTGCCTCTTCTGTTTTAAATCCGTTTCTAAATTTTACTTCGTTAAAACCTAAGAATGACAAAGCTTCTTCAAAATCAAGTTTAATAGGATATTCAATCATATTTTCAGTTTTACGAAGGAATAATCCATTACTTGCAAACTTCATTTCATAAGGAATAATTTGTCCTATTAGAGCAGACATTGTTCCAAAATCATGCCAATGTCTAAAGCTCCAATTATTTATAAAGTTAATATCAACCTGAACGTCAATATTAAATTCTTCAGAATGAATAACTACCTGATTGGTTCCGACAAATACATCTTTGACATTAAATGATTTTGATTTGCGAAGAAGTTCTGCTACCTCTTCAAATTTAATATCACCATCTTTGATGTAAACATCAATATCCCCAAAAGAGGATTTATTTTCAATGTGCCGAGGGATATAAATATTCTTGATGTTAATAGCAGAAAGAATAGCATTGCAAAGAAAGCTATATTCATTTACCATTCTACGAGAAGATAACTTGCCGCCCATTTTAATTTCCTTTTAATTGCTTAAAAATTTAGATATAAAATTTTTTCTACGAGAAAATAGAAAATCATTGAATATCTCTAAAAATGTTTTATCTCTATCCTTATATTTCTTAATCAGGATAGCAGACTCAGAATAATTACCTATTGTTAATGCAAAATCTTTTATAGTAGGAGCAGTTTTATACTTCTCCCAAATAAAATCCAATGAATCAAATAATTCATTTCTTGCATCAATATACTTATCAAGAATTTCCTTATCTTCAGGAAACAAAGATAAATATTCAGATTCTTCAAAATTAATAACAAGTTCAAGTGCTTTATTACCACTTAAACCATTACCGCGTAACTGATGAGCTGCAACATATGCAGGACTCTTAATTTTTAAAATAGGGGCACCATCTGTATTGTAAACAACGTATCCCTCATTTAGATCTGGAAGTTCATCTGCAGCCTTAGCACAAGCAGAATAGCTATTGAATGTAAATTTCTTAGGAAGTCTAATTGAATATTTATTCAATCTTCCACTATTCTTAAGATTTAGAACTATTTCATCTTTATCAATATACATGCCGGTATCATTATCACGAATTGCCAATAACCACATTTGTGTACTAGGATACGATGTTACTACTTTATTCTCACGAGATGTAAGTTCAAATATTAAAGTTAATCCCTCAAATCCTTCAAATATAGAATTAAATTCTTCTTGAGTTTGAACATTAAAGCCCTTATAAACAAGGTCTTTAAACATTACATCAAAACCATTTACATCCGTATTGCCATATGCAGTCTTTTTTGTTCCAGCATGCCAATTACCATTATAATGAAAAACCTTAATAAGACTTCCATCAACCTTTTCATAAATATGGCATTCAGACCAGTTTATATCTGGACATACATCATCTTCATTATAATTAAAGAATCTGTCAAATGGCCTTGCAATAACTTTTAAATTATTATCTAAGATAACACCACGAGATTCTATAACAACTGGATTTCTTTTAAATGGAAAACTTTCAATTTGACTGTATTGATATACAGTCAAATCTCCATATTTATAAAAATGCACTCCTAATTCATGGAGTTTATCTTCGCCATATTTTTGAATAAACTTAATCAATTCCATAATAACTCCTTAAACAGAATACATTTCCATATAATTTAAACATATACAGGTAAGTTTTCTATTATCCCCGAATACATAACCTGTATCAATATATATTGTATTACCTAATTGAATAGGTTCATCAACAACAGTATGTCCTACTATTACATAGTCTATACCATTAATAATGGATTTATCTTTTTTATAAAATCTTTTTCTTGTCCACATTGAATTAGTTCTAATAGAGTGATTGCTATTAATACCTATTTTGAACATATCCCAATCTTTTAATGATTCTGCGTGAACAATACCAAATTTCTTGTCTAGTGTTTCTATTTCTATTACACTAGGAAGATTATCTATTAATTTATAATACTTCATTATTTCAGATTCTTTTAAATTTTTAATAAAAGAACCATCGCTGGCTAAATAGTCTTCAAAGTCTACTATTGCCTTTTTGTAATCTTCAGATACAGCATCACAATAACAGATAAATCTATAATCATGATTACCAATAACAGAATGAAACCAGGGTTCATAAAGTAAATCTAAAACCTCTTTTGACTTTGGGCCTCTGTCAACAAGGTCTCCAACAGCAAACATTCTGTCTTTTGCAAAATTAAATTTTATCTCTTTTAAGAGATTCATCAATTGATCATAACAGCCATGAATATCGCCAACAACGAAATCACGGCCAGCTAAATTTCTATTGTAGGTCTTAACATATTTCATAGCAGATCCTATTACAAATACATTTCTCTTTTAAGCTTTTCTTCAAAAAGCTTTTCAATTTTTTTATCAAAACCTGGATTAATTTTTAAAATCTCTGGAAGAATATTTAAATTAACCCTATTCCTAGGAATATCAAGATTAGAATTACATTCTTCTTCATTCCAATCAAGATTAAATTTGTTTGCATACTTGTATATATGTTTCTTTTTAACAAGTAAAAATGGGCGAATAATATTGTTCCTTTTAACAGGAATAAATTTCTCCTGCCCTTTAATCCAGAATAACAAATATCCTGAAACTACATCATCTAAATTGTGTCCAGTAACAATAGGCACACTAAAAGATTCTAACCATTTATATCTAGCACTACGCCATTCATGTTCAGCTTCTTTTACATATACAACATCAGAATTTGTAATAAGCTCAATATTATATTCCAAAGAAAAAGCCTCGGCAAACGCCAAGGCTTTCTTATCTTCATCATTTCCGTGATTAAAGAAATATAACTTAAACTTCTTATTTTGTGATTTCAGATAATGTGCAAATACTACACTATCCACGCCGCCACTAAAGGCTAATCCAAATTCTGTATTGTTATCTGGAATAAGGCCTTTAATAAGTCGCATGTTTATTCCAAAATAATGCGTTTCAAAGATTCAATAAAATCATTAGAATCAAGTTCACCAAGAGAAATCATAAGATTATAATTCTTAACCTTATTAATAATGTCGTCAATATTTTCTAAATCAGGCTTAATGATTTCATTAAACATAGCACCAGCCAATTTATTACGCTCAACTAAAAGATTTGAAAGATGTTCAAACTCTTTATTTTGATAACCATGACTATAAATAAGATTACGATTAAGAATATCGGCAATAACAATACCATTAGTAGGATCATTAATCAGACGATTAAATTCTTTATTGATTTTAATGTCAATAGCGCTTAAAGCTCTTTTGTATTCTTTAGATTCAATAAGAGTTTTGTATTTAGGATTTTCATAAGTACGAAGAATTTTACTACGTTTTTCTTCTAATCGACGAATAAGGTCATTTTGATCACGAACAGAAAGTTTTTTAACAGTCATTTTATTTTCCTAAGGTAAAAGTAGGGCCAAAGGGCCCTGAATTAAATTTCAGATAAAGCACGTTTACGAATAGTGCCAATATCTACATGAGATACAATTCCATTTTCAAATACGACTTCTAATTCATCATCACTATAGTCCCCAATAGAAGACATATTGTCGATGCACTTATCGTTTACAATTTTGATACGACCACAGAAGGATTTCTTACTTGGATCAGTTTTAGGATCCTTTTGAATCGGATATTCGATACCACTTTGTGTTACAGAAGTAGCTTTAACAGCAAATCCGAGTGAATCACGTGTCGGTCCGGCATACGAAAATGATCCTATTCCAAAAACAATATTTGAAGACGCAAAACCTTTTGCTTCCAATCCGGCAAGAATCAATTCAGCACGTTCAAGAGTGATAGAATCGCCATAGATTGCACCAATATGCGGATCAAGGATTTTGTATCCTTTCTCGTTTACAGTGCCTCCAAACGTCTCCCAAAGTACCTCAATAAGGCCTTTTTCTTCAGGAGTAACACCATCAGATTTAACAGTTCCACAAATAATCTCGACAGGATTGCCACTATCAGGACGAATAACTACACGTCCATCACGAGCCATGATTTCATCTTTAAGAGAAGGAATTACAACACTAACATTATGCCAAAAGTCATAAGTATCTGAAACAATAGAAACATATCCTGATGGATATGTTTCAGTAATCAGTTTCCGATAGGTTTCAGTTTCATCACGGCCTTTTCCTTCAGCTTGCTGTTTAGCAATATTAGCACACATTACAGAGTGTTCAGTATTTCCACATATTGCTACAGCTTTGTTTCTTCTTACTACAAGAATTTTTGTTGGTACAGATACACAATGAACAGTTCCGTCATAGTCAATTTCTTCAAAAGTAATTCCTTTCCCTCCAATATCAGTTCTAAAAATTATATTAGAATCATATCCTATTTTTCTATTGCCTCTAATTTTATCTGGATTATCTTTAGTAATTTTAGATTTTAAACCTGATATATGTGAAATAGCTTGAACAAAATCTGCATTTTCTTCTACAATTGTAAAATAACCTATGCCATCTTTGCCAGTAGCTTTACCATCCCAATATTGCAGTTCATTTATAAAATCACATCCCCAAGAACTTGTAATTTCACTTAAATTTACCCAATCTTTAAAATATTTAGATATTTTATGCTTTATTAAAAAAGGAACTTTAATATAAAAATAAACATAACCTTTTCTAGACTTTGAAAAACTTTTATTAAATGCCCATCCCAAATCATTTAATATATTAGTAAGTCTTTCTATCTTTCTAATCTTTTTAAGGGTAAATCTAACAGGAAATGTTCCAGATCTTCCTCCGGTATATTGACTTTCATATTCTTTTTTGTTAAAGAATGATCCATCAGCTTGAAATGCAATTAAAAATTTATCAAGCGGAGATAAGGATGTTATATCTCCTTTTATTTTTGTTCCACTTATTATAGCTTTAGAACCCTCAACAGAATACATATTTTTTGAAGCTTCAAATAGCTCTATAATTCCCTCTTTATTTTTCTTAACCATTTTATGGTTAGGTGTAACAAAAATATCGATATAATTTAAATCCGAATTCCATCCATATTTAATCATCTTTCCTTTATATGGAATATTATAATATTCGGTCGGTTTAACAAAATCAATTTCGCCACTTTTATGATATTGCGCTACCTTATCAGTTTCTTGCAAATTTTGAAACTTTTTCCATCCAGTGTCTGTCAATACTTCCGTTTCACTGTCATAACATGCTGGTATTGAAGTTGGATTCCAATCTTTAGCAGTTTTACCAGAATAATATTTATCAGTATATGTAATAGCTGGAATATTATCTGTACCATCAAAATAAATAAGATGTCCAAGACCAGAAATTTGTGCACTTTCCAAAGAGCTCATACCACGCATAGAAAAGTCATGGAACTGAAATGATACATGCCCATTATTGTCACATGTCTTAGCTGCATATTTTTCGCCAATAATTCGGTATTGACGTGCAATAGAAGCAGATGTAATTGGACTCCACAAAGAGCAAGACAAAAGAGTTTCAAGATAATTTGTTAACCATGCAAATTCTTTATGGGTATTCTCGATAGTTAAATTAGGAACACCAATAGGAACAGAACGACCCTCAGGAATAGCTTTTACACGAATTGGCAAATAAGCCAATTTATGCAATTTACGAATATGTTTACCATTATCATTTATCCTAAGAGTACGTTTAATAAATTCACAATACTCTTGTACTACTTCTTCTTCTGGACGCTCAAAAAAGAATTTATTGAAATAATCAACAAAATACTTTTTAAGAAAGCCAGTAATATTTACAGATACAACACGATCAACTGTAGGGAGGTATTTATTACTGCGCGGCACTAATGTAGAATACAGAAACTCTGTATCTTTCGGGTATTGATTATGATGTGATGTTTTATAAAAATCACAAATAAGAGAAGGAATAAGAGATTCCATTTTGTTTCCTTTTAAATAAGTCTAAAATCTTCGTGAATAACAATGCGAGGTTCTTTACAATCATCATTAAGAATACTATTGCTTGTATAAACCTTACCATTAAATGGACTTCCTTCAGAAAGAAGTTGTCCATTAAAAATATTGTATTCACAATGTGCTACAACCAAATCAATATTTATATCTTCTGATTTTAAAAGCTTACGAATATTTTCTGCAGCTCTTAAAAAGGTTCCGCCTTTAGAACATAAGTCATCAACGATAACAACATTCTTAAATTTGGTTGTATCAACTTTTACCAAATCAGCTGAATCAGCAATAACAGATGCTGCAATTTGACCACTTTCAAAATCACGATCTTTCAGTAGTGAAATAGATTTAAATTTCGAAAGATATTCTTTATATTTCTTAGCTGCGTTACTATCAGGATATACAATCAGTGTAGTATCTTTACCATATTTTTCATTAATAAATTTAATTTGAGGTTTATAATTATATACATAACAATCAAACAAAGCTAAAGATACATCAGAATGTGCATCTAAACATTTTATATATTGAGGTTTAACAATGCTATTTACTACATTAGCAAAAGATTTTAATGTAAAAGCAGAAAATGATTTTTTAACACGATCCATACGTGAGTATGGAATATATGGCATAATTAATTCAATTTTAGCCTGTTTATTCCAACGATAAATAGTCTCAGCAGCACAAATTAAAGAAAAAATATCTTTATCGTCTTCATATTTAAAAAATAGGCGAACATGCTTTACATCACTTACAGTGAATTCGTATCCACGTTCACCATTAGGAAATTCTGTAATTGCAGTATTAAAAGAATTTATCTTAATCATTTTAAAATTCCAAAAAAAAAAGAAAGCACACTATTTAAGTGTGCTTTCTCTACATTATTTTGTTTGATAAGCTTTTTGTTTAATTTTCTCCATAATAGAAGAAAGTTTACCAATCAAATATTTAATTGTAATATAGCTATTATGCATACAATTCCTTAAAAAGCATAGCTGCTTTTATACTTTTTAATAGGCTTAGCAACGATACCAAATTCTTTGTTAATCAATTGTGGTAAAATTACTTTATCAATTTCTTTAACAAAAGAATTAGCATCATCAGCTTTTACTGCTTTAGCAATACTTGAAGAGATTAAATACATAAAGTCTTTCATTCCTTCAATAGAAAGCTTAATGCCATTAATATACAAATCTTTATTTACATAATTGAATTTCATATTTGAAATATCAAAATACAAATAACGATCATTTCTGATAACGGTATTTTCATTATTAATAATAAGGTTATACTCGCCAAGACAGAAGTTAGTTTTACGACTAGAAGAAGAGTAAATCATTTCTTGTAAATCATCAATATCATAGTCTGTGAAATCAGTACAATATGAAGTTGAAAGGGTTACGCCATATTTTTCGCAAATAGATTGAACAAATTTACCAATGTCTTCTCCATCAATAAGGAATTGACAATCAAGGTCGCTAAGACGATTTGAAATCATCCGAGAATTATATCCTTCCATAAGCTGTTTAATAGTATAGTCAGGATACAAATTGGCTTCAGAAGCTAATTCACAAATGACATCAAATGATGGATCATCAAAACGAACAATAGCATTAAAAATCGCATCTACACGATCTTTGTTATCCAGGCGATCAAAAAGAACTTCTTTAATTACGTCTTCAGAAAGATAACTGTATTCATAGGCATAACGAATACGGCTAGGACGATTAAAGAAGAAGTCATTAACCATAGACTTGTTATTGGCAGTAAACAAAAACAAATTACTTTTTGTAGTAGCACCATCAATAACAGTCAACATATATGATTGATCTTCTTTCTTTTCGAACATCTTTTCAAATTCATCAATAAAGAAGACGCAACGCTCTTTAATATTTTCAATATAATTATTGAGAAAGTAGATATGATTTGAATTAACAATAATAACCGGATGAGTTTTAGCAAGTTCTACACAAACCTGTTTGGCAAGCAAAGATTTACCAGAACCAGAATTGCCGTAAAGCAAAACACCAAGATTTTTGGTAGCATACTCAAAAGAATTCAAAATGCGACCCAAACGAGAATTTGAATCACCATAAATTTTAGAAGGGATAGTTAAAGAATCAGTTTCTTTTAAGAATACACCTTCACGATCGTTGTATCCCGTAGTATAAAATCCAGGAGGGAGATCCTTTTTAAAAATATTGGGATCCATTTCTTGGCTAAACATCACACGCTTATTAGCAATTTGGTAAATTTTTTCCATAATTTATTTCCTTTAAAGCAGTTCTAAGAGTTTCAATGCCACAATTGATAATACAAGAATTATTTGAATCAAACAATTCAAAAGAATAGTTATAAGGATTATTATCCTTAATTTTGATATCAAAAGATTCTTGATCTAAAATATAAGTTACCCATTTAGAATTAGATAATACATAAATATAAATAGACCCATTAAATGTAGTCATTTTTAAATATTTATCATCCAAACAAAGGCCGCCGGTATATTGTCCATTCCAGATTAAATACCTATTATCCGTAAATGCGAATATACTTTTACTAGATTCAAGTTTAATTATTGCATCTAGTACAAATTTTTCATATTTATTTGTTTCATCATACTTTAATAGTATAAATTCATTTGGAGTTTTCCTGTTTTCAACAGATAGTACAATTTCATTATTACTAACTTCAACTACATTAACAATGAAATTATATATAGATGAAAATTCAGAAACATTAATATTCGGGAAAAACAAATGTGAACAAATTTCGCCAGGACTAACGCTATTAAATAAGTTCATATTTTTATTAAGAGTATTGCATAAAATAAAATATTTTAATTCAAATTCTCTAATAGCAATTTCAGTAGAATAACAATGAAGATATTTATCAGTCATGAAGCTGGAAATAAGTAATGTCTTTGACATTTCCATCCCAACTTCTTTATGGACATAATATAAGACTGGAGAAGCCAAAACATTTGAATAAATAAAATTCTTTTTATATCCAAGAAATGGCAAATGAAATCCTAAAAAGTCTTTCTTTTCTTCTTTCCAAACATCTAAAAATAATGAACCATCAGAAATAGAGAATTCATATTGATAATTCTTTCTTTCAATTTGATATTCGAAATCCTTTAAAATCTTATTACGCAAAAATACTAGACTTTTTAAAAGCTCAGTGTGGTCACAATATTTAAAGAACTTAATATCAAAATTCTGTTTAGATAAATCAAATTCTTTATCAGATTTTAAATATATACATTTCATAATTAATCCTTTAAAAATCTATTCATATACCACTCTACAAGCTCAATATCAGCTTTATTTTGCGGATTAGACTTATTTAAAATTCGTATTGCAGATAAAATACTTTCACTACAGTATATTAACACTGGAGCCCCATTACTTACATTAGAATTCTTTTTATATACAAGAACTTGGTCCTTGTATTTGCTTGGCTCAATAAAAACTGATGGGAGAGATAAATGTTCAATATTTGTCATACCTTTGTCCTATTTTCTATTAAAGCATTTTAATAATGCTTTTCGTATAATTAGTAAATCCATTTAATAAATAGTTTGTATACAATCCATGACATGTAATTTGTTCATGAAAAAACTCTTTATCAGGATTTCTACCGGGTTTTAAAAAGTTTTTATTTGCACGAGAAAGTGCTATATCATAGCATTTCTTAATTTTATCTTTATAATCTAAACTAGAATATTTAACATCTAATTCATCAATAACCGCGCGACCAAATACTAAGGCGCCATCTAAATGAAGAATACATAAGACTGTATTGTTATCACCAAGTACAATCTTTTCTTCATATTTAATCCATTCATTACTCATGGTCTTGCCTTCATATTAATAAATTCTTCATAATCTTTACATTTACTATAAATATCAGGTAGAACTTCATGAAAAACTAATCTACAATATTTCAAAGTATCATGATAAAGTTCTTCTAATCCGGCATCATAAAACCTAGATATAAAGCTTTTTAAAGTATCAAATACAGCTTTATCTTTATATAGAGGGCTATTCCTCATCACTGCATTACCAACAGTTTGAGAAACCATCTTATCAAATTTATCCATTACAATTTGAATAAATTCATCTTGAGATAAAGGTTCAACTGTATTGACATTAAATTTAAAAACATCGTGAGCAATATTGCAAAACTTATAAGCACGATTTTTTAATTGCTCTATTTCAAAAGTATTCTTTTTATATAAGTCAATGCGCTCATCAAGAACCTTTTTAAATCCAGAATCTTCAGATGCAATCTTATAAATTAAATCTTTATAAGTTTTTTCATCAACAACCATTTAATATTCCTTTTTAAATACAAAAAATAAACAATACGTTAATAAAACATTGCCGATAATAAGATATTCCATTTGTGTCCCTATTTTAATTTTTATACATTAATTACATTGTTTACTCTTAATAGAGTTGTAATCATATTTTATATTTGAATTGCTACGAATAATAGCGCCCTCTACAATATTTTGATAATCATGTATTGAAACATTCTTTTCATATACACAACCATTTGGATATTTAAATCCCATTTTATAAATGAACTTACCATTATCATTAAGCTGTACACGCTTATACATTACTTTAGCGTCATAATTGTCATCAACATATATATCATTAGATTCACAACTTTTTCTCAAATATTGATAATAAACAAAATAAGTTGGAGTTACATTTATGTAATCTCCTTCTTTAAATTTCTTGTAGGATTCTTCATCAACTACTATGTCGCCTACACATTTATTATCAAAAATTACAGTAAAATAGTTCCTTTTACCATAACTATGCTTACCAGTTTTAATAACTTTATCGTGTTTATATTTAATATAAACAGTTTGTCTAAGAGACTTCAATCGGTTTTCCATTCGATCATGTAAATGAATAGAAATACAGATACAAACAATAAAGAAGGCTAAAGAATATAGAATATTCTTCCAAAGGGGTACTTTAAATTCTAAATAATAAAAAACAAAACTTGTTAAAAGGCCGGATATAGCAAAGCCACCGACAATAAAGAAGTCAGGATTAATAATCATAATTTACTCACAAAAATATTTTAATAATGAGTCCATCTTACTAATTATATTTTGAGCACCTACTGGATTTTGAGAATGAACATAATATTTAAATTCTTTTGAGAACTTAATATTGTTATCAATAATATAATCTGTAAGTGCATTAATATAAATAATAGATGTATCATCACCACCAAGATCATGATCAAAAGAAATTTGATTCGGAATTCCAAATTCTTTCAAAATAGAAATTGCTTCGTCAGAATTGCGCGCAATTTTAATTTCAATATCTGATTCAAAATTTGGATTTCTTATGTCATCAATAAATAAGAAGTATTTCATTTTTTAATCAAATATATTTGATACCAGAAAGTCAATTAGTCCGGCAATCATAAGAAAAACAAGTACCTCAGTCATAATATTACTCTGCAAATGATAAATCGTATAAATCAGTTTCTCTCTCAAATTGTGAGATTGATTCATTCAATAAACTAAAGTGATTTAAAGAATACATATCATCTGATTCTTCAATTTCTAATACATTATCCTCAAAATAAAGATTAAAATATTTTATATCTAATTTCTTTTGTCTAGTCAGCATTTCAAGCTCTTTAACAAAGAATAATGAATCAGTAAAAATAAGCCACTGGTATTGCTTCTCTGCAAACGCTATTATACGTTCTGCTTCATCTTTTAAATTAGCAGGATGCATTCTATTTTTAGAATCAGTCCATATATAAGTAATATGAGACTCATCAAGCATCATAAGGCTATCAGCAACGTTATTAAGATCATACATATGATCACTAGTTACTATATTAATAGCCGGAGAAAGCTTTCGAAACTTATCATCACGAGGGAATTTTATTTCTCTAGTTCGATTATCTGTAACATTGGCATATTCGCAACCAAGATAATGCATACCAAATTCCTTTATTTATTTTTAAACACAAATTCTTTTGTGATAAAAGTATCATCAGGATATATACTATTTGGGAATGGAATATAAATTTTTGAATTTATATCAAAAACTTTGCCATTATAACCAATAAATTCCCTTTTATATTTCACTTCAATACCGGCATTATTTCTAGCAATGACAATATACTCTGTACCAGATTTATCAACAATGATATCATCAAGTCTTACATTATATTTTGTTGGATAATTTGTATTATCATCAATACATAAATCTTTTAATGTAACCTCAATTTTTGCAATATCCTCTGGACTACCAAAGATAAAATCACGTTTAATTCCATTAAATGAAAGTTCGATTCGTCGCAATTTATCTACATTGATATCAGAGCAAAAATTGCGTTTTAAAAATTCACCAACAAAACCATTGGATGATATAAGACGTGAATAGTCTTTTAAAACCCAAACACGTGAACCAATTTCGGTTATATGATTATTGCTATGACCAAAACATGTACTACCAAAATAGACACTATTTACAAATTTAACACATTTCAATTCTACTGGTGCAAAGTCATCATCTTCATTGACTTCTACCACCTTATATCTATTCCCGAATTTATCTTTCAAAAACTGACCAATTTTGATGTCTTCTAATTTCATTTTTTAATTTCCTTTAATCAAAGTTACAAACAACTTTTTTATCATCAATTTGAAAACAAACACCAATATTTCCATGATTATTAATAGCTTTAAATTCTCTAATATAATTTTCAGGCTTTGGCTTATCATCAAATAAGCCAGATATAATAACAAGTGAAGCTATAAAAATAGCAAGAAATACACCAGCATGACTATCCATGATATTATTCCTTTAAAAAAAATAAAATAAAACCACTGATATTAAAATCAGTGGTTACTATTAATTAAATATTTTTGTTTAATGTTGTTTAAAGCCTTTATGATTATCTTAAATCATAAATCAGTTCTTCAAGATCACAATGTTTAAGATCTGGATAATTTTTAAATACATAGTTTTTAATTGCCTTAAGAAGAATATTTTTGTCCATCTTTTACTCTTTGCAAAACTTTTTCTTTTTCTTCAAATATATCAATCATAGTTAGGCCACGATAATTATATTCAACATATTTTTTAAAGTTATTAAAATCATTTTTAATAATTCTGCCGCAAATATAAGATAATTCAGACAGAATATTAGAATTAAATTCTTCTAGTGGTCTAAACATATAATATTGACCAATACGAATGCAAATACGATCTTTAAGGTAATTCAATGTATTAAGTACAATATCCCCTTTAAGTTCTCCAAGATTCACATTAATAATATGAAGAATATACTTTGCTATTCTTTCAGCCTCTCTTCTTGAAATAATTTTAGAATCCAAGATAGCTTTATTTACCTTATCCATAAAAGTACTATCTTCTTGTGCAGCTTTTACAATTTATTCAATTAATTTATTATTATCCATTTTTAATCCTCTTTATAAGTTGTCACTTTTAAACCAGATTCTCTTAAAACTTCAGCAGCTTTAGATGTAGTTTTAATATATGAATTATTAAAATCATCATCTAAATCAGATGCAAGATTTATAAGCTCTATCCAGCTATATTCTTTATCATTTACGAAATAACATTTCTTCATTTCATACCTCTATTATAATTTAATTATACAAGAATTTAAAATAATTCCTATCCATATTAATATTAAAATTACAACATATCTCGGAATTTCTTCATTTTTAAAATCATTCATAATTGATAAATAATTCTATTTATGATATCTTGTATCAGGATAACTTTTAAGAATTTGTGACATTAATGCCTCAAATTCTGCTGATGGTTTATGATGCGATTTAGCATCATAAACTTTTTCCAAAATTGAATTGCATACAAGCCAAGGAGATTCCATACTGGCAAAAGCCCATTTATATTCTTTAGAGAATAAAGGTATTTTAAAGTCGTCTCTAAAGGCTTCAACTTTTAAAATTGGAACACTATAGGGATTGCTAAGCTCTAAGGGATTACCTTCCATAGGAATAATAAAATTTATATAGCCCTTATATATAGGAATATGTATTACAAATTCTTTTTTAACCCAATTATTTTCATAATAACCAAGATTATTATTTTCATAATAAGTTGGATATGTCATACTTATCCAATTATTACCAATAAGAAGGGTTTTAGACGATAAAGAATTTTTACTAATAAAAGATTTTAATCTTTTAATTAATTTTGTACGCTCAGTAAAATATTCTTTAACTACCTCAGAATAAATTTCTTTAAGTTCTAAATCCCGCTTTTCTTGTCTTTGCTTAGAAATATGATTGATATAATTTTCCACTACATCAAAATAATCTTGAATATTTGTAGTAGAATTTTTATTTTCCAAGCAGGATTTTATCTCTTTTAAACAATATAAAGCGTTACTCTCAGTTGGATAATCTTTATTTATATACTCAGGCAATTTCATTTAGATTCCTTAATTACTTTACCGTCGCATTCTATTGTTCCAGAAATTCTTAAATAAACACATTCACGAATAGTTCCATCAGAATTCTTAGCAGTATATACAATAGGAGTTGACATTTCTTTCTTGGAATAACCAATCCAGATAAAAGATGCTATAAAAGAAAAGATAATAAAAAGTATAAAAAGTGTCAAAATAATAGCTGTTTTCTTTTCCAACTTTTTTTCATATGCTTCACGTGCTTCTTCATCCCATAGCTTACTAACCATTTTAACACCTTATATTGAAGTATAACATTTCATATATCTATCATCTTGAACTTCACTTTCATTAAGCAAAGATACATGCTTCATATTTTCAATAGAATCTGATTGTTCAATATTCCATTTATCTTTATCAAAGTAAATGTTAATATACTTGACAGGAATATCAGTTCCATTAGTAAAAAGATACAATTCCCGAATCATAAATAAAGAATCTGTCAAAACAATTCCTTGTAATCCTCGGAATATATCCACTATAAGATTACCGACTTCCATTTTTAATTGGGGTGGATGCATACTATATACATTAGAATCAATCAAATCAAATGGAGAATTCTCAATTAGACTTATATATACTTTCCTTATCAAAATTACATCTTAACTCATTAGAGTCTACGACAATACAAGTGCCAGCACGGTATTGATTGTCCATTGCGATGTAAGTTCTTGATATCCCCATTTTGTACTTATTAATTGCCATGAGGATACATGATCCGGTAAGCATTCCAAAAATCCATACAGATATTGCAATTAGGAATGGATGTAGTCCATCTAATTTACTCATCTAATACCTTTCAAAAATAATCTTTCAACACTATGTTTATTATTCTAATCAATATAACTAATATCAAGAGCTTTTGACTTTCAAAAACCTTTAATATTAATAAGCTACAAAAACAAAAACCCTAGCGTCGAGCTAGGGCTTTCATTTTTATTATTGACGCACTTTTACTTGTGCAGGAACCGGCGCTACTTCACGTACGATTACTTTTTCAACAACTTCAGTTTTATGAATTACAACAGGAGCAGGAGCTACAACAGGAACGCCTCCCAATACATAACTCAAACCAATTGTCGCACCAACATTTTTACGGGTGTCAAAATTGACACCAGCCTTGGTGACCCACTTACCAGAGTTGGAAATGTGGGAAACGCCCAAAGCTACTGCACCTTCGTGTTTGAAATAACCAGCACCAACGCCAAATGCAGTTTGTCCAGGAGCGTGTGGTTGCGGAATGCCAGCAATAGCATTAGCACCAGCAATGCCGGCACGAGATTCACGGCGAAGATCGTGCATTTCTTTACGCAGGATTGCTTCGTTAGCACCCATACCTTTAACCAGAGCAGTCAGATTATCCAGACGTTCAGAATTGACACCAACATTGCCATGCAGCTCATTGATTTGACCATCTTGAGCTTCGTTCCAAGTGTTTTGCTGTTGAACAGTATGGTTCAAAGTAGTGATTTGTTGAGTATTGGCTTCAATATTGCCGGCATTAATAGCTACAACATCACCCAATTCGGCAATTGCTTTCTTATTGGCTTCAACACCTTTGGTATTTTCACCAACTTGATTAGCAACGGCGAAAAGCTGACTGCCATTAACGGCATCGGTAGAGGTTTTAGTAATACGACCGGCTGCAACATTGGTTACATTGCGTTCCCAGCCTTCACTACCAACACTTAATTCGCTTGTAGGGCGATGACCGGCATAAGTGCCATATTTAACACCATTAATTTCTGATGTAGCAGTGCCAACAGCACCAGTTGTTTTGGAACCGAAACCCAAAGCGACATCATGTTGATTGGTAGCAACAGCATTGCCACCTACAGCAGTAGAGAAGCGTTCCAAAGCTTGTGCACCAGAACCAATGGCAGTAGATTTTTCACCCATAGATTGGCTGCTTTGACCCAATGCTACAGATTGTGCACCACCAGCATAAGCATGTAAAGCACCAGCAAATGCAGAAGGAGACATAGCAGTAGCATGTGGACCTACTGCAGTAGAAGCTTTAGCTTCTTCACCAGTTGTAGCACCCTTACCAAGAGCTACAGATGATTCACCAAGACCTTTAGTGTCAGAACCTACGGCAGTAACCATGCTATTGTAAGCTTCAGCGCGTTGACCGATTGCTACAGACATGTTGCCTTTTGCAGCAGCATTATGACCAGATACGACATTGATTTTACCATCAACAATATTATGAATACCGGATACTACATTAGAATCACCGGCAGTAATAATATCTACTCCGGTTACTGTATTGCCTTGACCAGCAACAATCAATTTCTGACCAGTAGTTACATTATAATTACCGTCTACATTTTGATCACTACCATAAGTAGTATTTACAGCAAATGCAGGAGTAATAAATGCGGCTAAAGCAAATGCAATAAAAGTCTTTTTCATGTTTAATCCCTTTATAAAAAATGAAATGAAAAATAAATAGTATATAAAAATACTATACTAAAATAAAACATTAAAACCTTTTAACTATTGAAATTGCAATAAAGACAATAACTTTATAAAATAAAAACAATAGCAAAAGAGCTAATAAAATAAAAGCTGATAATGGCCATATGAAAGATAATACGATAAAACAAACTATAAGAAATGAGATTTCTATAATCTTATCTTTTTCATTATATTTTGCATAATATTTAATTTTTCCGTTTTTATAAGCTGCAATAAATGCCCCAAATAAAATACAGAATGTAACGAAAAATCCTAATAAATATTCTATCATATTTAAATTACAGTAAAATAAAAGCTGGCATTTTAAATACCAGCTTACTGAAAATAAGAACAAAAGATTATGCTTTAAGCAATCTTTCGTTAATTAAATCTTTAACGGATTGAGGTAGTTTAGGTAATGGATACCATGCTATATCAAAATCTTCAACCCAATGTCCAAGTCTTCCTACACCATATTTTGAAACACAATATATTTTTGTATTTAATGGCGGCGGATATTCTTTTGGATCATAACACAATACTTCACTTGTTGTTTGATATTTCATGGTCGGAATGTCATCCTAGAAATTTCACCATGATCTTGGGAATAAATAATAAGATTTGCACCTCTCTGAGATGTTAATCCCATTCCACTAGCATAATCATCATTTGGTGCTAGTGTTTGATGACGTTCAATAATTATGCCGCCAACTTCTTCAATGTGTTGATGATGGTGATGACCAACATGGCAATAACGATATATTGTATTGCCCCATTCAACTGCAAATAGATTAGGAATCTTAACTGCAATATCACTCAACTTTTTAATTCTATGACCATGATGATAAGCAAGTAATGTGTTGCCCCATTCATATGCAATCCAAGGTGTAGAGTTTACAACAACTTCTACGTTTTCTTCTTCAGAATACATAAATGCAAAACAATTTTGTAACCATAAGGAACTTATTGGGTCATGATTACCTTGGGAAATTATAAGAGTAACATTTTCAGCTTTCTCTAATACTTTCATTACAGCATGATTAACCAATTTAATAGCTAATCTAATTAATTTGCCAGGACGTGCATCTGCACTTAATATATGACCATGTGCTGGTGTTACGGGTTTCTCACTATCATAGTGTAAGAAATCACCTAGAATATTAATAACAGCTCTTTCAGTATAAGGAGCGGCATTAACCATTCTGTCAAATACTTCAGCTAATTTAGCAGTAGCAATATCAGTATTCCAAGGTTTACCTTCATGAGTTTCAAACATATCAGCAAACATACCAAGATGATAATCAGTAATGGTATATTGTGCTAACAATTTATTTTCAACAATAGGGCGCGGTACTACTGGTATTGATACCGGTTTAGCAAAATTGTAAAACTCTTCCATTGCAGATTTAATCGTTTCTGCAATAGCAGATTCTTTAGAATCTGTTTTAATCCATTGTAATTTTACATTGCCATTTGCATCATACAAAGTAGATGAAGATTTAGAATTTAAAAATTCTGCTTTAGACATATCTTTTTTAAAAAGTTTGCCTTCAATTTCTTTTACTTTGTCAGATAAAGAATATGTATCACTAGTAAGGACTTTAGCAGTCTTAGCTATTTTATTAACATTAATTCTAGAACGAATTGCTTCGTCTATATTTGCCTCTTCTTTAGCTCTTCTAATAGCAGCTAAATGGGATGATACAGTTCCATTTGAAATATTCAATGCTTTAGCAGCAGGCAATTGTCCGCCATATTGATCAATAGCGTCCAATATAAATCTTTGTCTATCCGTATATGCATACGGTCTTAATTCTTCAGTGTTTATTGCCATCTTATTATTATTCTTATAAAAAATATTATTCACAAACATAAAAAGCACTAAGGTATTAAACCTTAGTGCTAATACTACATTGTTTTGTTTTCCAAAACAATTTATTTTTTCTTTCCAACATATACCAATTATTTCTTCTACGCTGGCACTGATGTTTATTTATTCTTCGGCGCATACTTACCTTTCAAATATTTAATATACTCAACAATACAATTAATAGGATTAATAAGTATATACAATTTAAATTTACGAAACATAATTAATCCTTAATTGATTCTGCTGCATTGCTAGCTAGAGTATCAACAAATTCATTTTCAGTATGGCCGGAATGACCTTTAACCCATTCCCAAGAAACATTAAATTTTTGAACTAAAGTATCAAGCCTTTGCCATAAATCAACATTCTTAACAGGTTTTTTATTGGAACCTTTCCAGCCATTCTTTTTCCAATTATGTATCCATTCTTCCATTCCGTTTTTAACATATTGGGAATCAGTAGAAATGATTACATTACAAAATTGGTTAAGCTTAGATAAGCCATTAATAACCGCCATTAATTCCATACGATTATTCGTAGTGTCCTTTTCAGAACCAGAATCATGTATAGATTTTTCACCACATTTCAAAAGGTATCCCCATCCTCCAGGACCAGGATTGCCTTTGCATGCTCCATCTGTGTATAAATATACAGTACAAGACATAACAGTATCCTTATTAAAATCTAGCTGACAAATCCATTAATAAAATTTCAGCTATAGTAGCATGATTAAGAAAATCAATATGTTTAATTATTTTACTTGCATTATCACAAGAACATGGCAAAAAGATTACTCTATCATCTTCATATCGGTCTTTTCCTCTTACAAAAAATTCTACAGTATTATATCCAACAAATGAAATTTCAGGATTATTTGCAGATCTTAAATAAATTTTATGACCATCAATGTAATAACATGCAAACAATAATCCACGAACAGCTTCATTTTGATAATTAATTTTTATTCTAAGCCCTTCATCATAATCATCATATTGATAACCAATATTGATAAACTTTTCATTTATACCCATTTTAAGAGCTAATTGTATTAATGTAACAGCTCTCCAACCAAAAGATGGTAATATTTGCATATCAAAATCTTCAATATTTACAACCCCATCTTTGGAATAAGAAAAAATAAATTTACCATTATAGGCTACTTTAAATGCCTTATCCTTTTTTACATAAAATGAAAAACTCATTTATAAGCTTCTTTACATAAAGTTAAAAATACAAATTCAGGCAAAGGGTGATTATTAGCTAATTCAAGAACTCTTATCGTTTCATTAGCGACAGATTTTAATCTTTCATCAGAAAAGTAATGCTTAGCTTTCGTATCACAATTATTACTATTTGTACCTTTTAAAAATATAGCATAAGGATATATATCCACATGTAGTCTAGAAGAAAAAATAATTCGTTCTACACCAACAATATCGGTATCAAATGAAAAATAAAATTGGTACAATAGAGAGTCTTGTTCGATTAATTCAAATTCAATTATATCACTTTTATCATCTTTATTTTTATAAAATGATTGTTTAGAAACTAAAGTCTTCTTATTGTTATCCCAAAATAAAATCGCTTTAATAAAATTTTCATATTCATAAAAGTCGCCACTCGTATTATAGTTTTTATAAACCCGAATAGATGTATCTACATCTTGTTTAGTCAAAATATAATCACTAGGATAGATATAAATAATATCTTTATCTCGTGTTATAAAAAAGAATTTATCCTTTTTATAAAATATATCTAATCTCACAATAGTCTCCCTTAAAGCTTTTTATACATTCCGCTTAATGAGTCTAAGAAAACCTGATGAACACTTTTTGTATTTAAATCGTCAAGTATTTTCATTACAATTTTTGCCTGAATAGGGTTAATCTTTTTATATATCTTAACTCTATCTCTATCTATGCTAGTTCCACGCAAATATATATTGTTAAAACTAACATCAGGGCATGCAACACTTTCTACACTTATTTTTTCGTATCTTTCTTTACCTATAAAAATAGGCAAAAGAAAACTACCTCTAATAAAATCATTTTGCTTTAAAATTTGAAAACTAATATGATCGCCATCAATTGAATGAAGAGATTGTAAAAATGGTTTATTTGAATCAATTTTTAAAAAAATAGAAGACAATTCTTCAGTATTATCAAGACCGTATTTCAATCTATATAAATACTGTTTTGATATATCCATATCTTCATTTTTAATATTAGAAGGATATGTATATATTACTTTATAATTATTTTCTATAGCAAAATATTTATTTTCTTCATATACTATTTCAAACATACCTTATCATCCAAATGAATAATATTGCAAATGATTAAATATAATTTCAATAGCAGGTGTCTCATTAAGACGTTTTACAGTTCTGAATAGCTTTTCTTGTGTAGCAACATGTTGAATAACACACTTTGTAGAATTATGATTAAGCCTATCACCTAAAGTAAACAAAATTCCTTCACCTGCTTTTAATTCTGGGCAAGTAACAGATTTTACTCTGAAATATTGAGGACCAAGTAAAATATCCGGATGATTACCATACCCTTTATTGATTAAATTCTTATCTTGATAATTAAAGGTAATACAATATTCTTTTAATCCAGTAGTATTACTTTGTTGCAACATATCAATCTTTATATTAAATAATGGTGCATTAAGATTTGATGAAAGCAAAATATTGCATATGCGATCAACATGCGGAGCAAGAACTCTATATGTCCTGGTCATTGCATTTTTATCTTTTATAAACATAGAATATACAATGTTGCCATTTATTTTCAATTCAAAACTACAATCTTTGTAAACAATAATCTCTTTATACATTTTAGTGCCTAGAAATAAAAGAAGGACCAGTAAATATCTGGTCCTTTATATTAATCTTTAAACTTGATTTTGCAACATAATTTGCTGTACTTATTTTTAATGGGAGTCATCTTTGATAACATTCCCTTATAAAATTCTGTTTCTTCCATTTTATTTTTACCTTCTGCCAAAACATATAGAGCTAAAAATAAAACAGACATAACAACCAATACAAGTATGATCAATGTTGATATTACTGAAAAGAATTTCAAAAAGTACAAGAATCCTGATATGGCATTTACATTAAAATATGCAAATGCAAAAGTTCCAGCAGTTCCTGCTATAAGGACAAGAATTAAAAATATACCAATAAAAAATTGACGTGCAAATATACAGAAATTTTCATTAGGCTCTGTATACAAATTTACAAAACGATAAATTAAATTTTTACGACTAAGTTCCATACCAAACCTTTCTAAATAAAACCTATGCGCCTAAATTAACAGGCATAAGTTTTAAAAACGGAAGTCGGGATTGCTGAAATTCAATCAAACATTGGGAGCAAATAAATTTCCTACCATAACGATTAAACGGTAAACCATATAAAGGTTTAACCTTTTGACATCTACAACAAGTTCCCATTTCTGAATTAAATTCAGTATCTGTTATAATCTGCAATGGTTTTTCACCAGTAGCAACGACATCCAACTTATTAAAAACAATTGACATAATGTCTCCCTTTAAAAATAAAAAAATAAAAAGAGAGACACTTTCGTGCCTCTCTTTCTTATGCTTTAAAAACCAATTGCGTCAAAAGTGTCCATAACTTCGGCCACATTATTTTCTGCATTTTCGCCTAAAGGAATTAATCCTTGACTTTGACCATAAATGGTAAAAATCGGTGCAAGCATACTGCCAAAGAACGTATAATCAACAATGTGTTTAAACCACATCTGAATATCCGCATCACCTAGATCAACTAGGGCACCTTTATTGTGCATGCGTAAAAACTTATTACACATTTCAAGTGCATTGGTATTAACTGCCCAATTTACAATACGACAAATAGAAACGGCAACTTCTCTTGAATAACCTAAGTCATTCTCGATACTTTTAATTACCTTTTTAACACTCTTGTCGTCTTTTGTCATGTTTTTGAGGTAGAAGACAGCATGAGAGCTAGCTCCACCTGACACATGTTTAATCGCATTAATTACACGATTTTCAAGAACCATTGTATAAATATGGTCATAAGTAAACAAGTCTTCTTCTTTAATACGAAGTTGTACTTTACGTTTACGTTCCCAAGGTACATACGATTTAGGATCATTATCACGCGCCAGTCCATAATACAGCTGAACTAACATGTAAAATACCCATGCATCATTTGTACCAGGACCAACTGCATTCTTAGCCATAGCTGATGAACATAGAAATTCCATATAAGCATTATCACCAGGATGCTTAGGATAAATTGGAACATAATACAATTCGTACTTTTTACTCCAATCAACATCTTCAATAGATGAATACTCAGACAACAAGAAGTCTTCATCCCACTGTTTTTGATCTTCAGTAAAGTATTCCAATTTGAATTGAGCCATCATTTCTTGTTGCTCAATTCCTGGTATTGAACTAATTTGCAATAAGTCGCCATCATTGTCGCTATGGCTACGTCTTACAATTTCAGTAGAAATCAAAGCGCAATGCAGATTTCCCTGTACATCCAGATAATCATTGACAGTCATTCCATAATTCTCCTGAAGATAATCATTGAATTCATCAATTCCCCAAAGTTGGGAAATAATCATCTGTGAACGCCATAAAAACGGATTACGCAAAGTAAATGCATTTAATGGACGGAACTGGTCAAGCATTGCCTCTTCAGTTGTCTTATTATTAGGCTTGCCATAAATATACTCACGAATACTCTCAAGAATATTACGATCAAGAATTACGACTTTGCCTTCAGGAACATATTTATCATGAACCTGTTTAAGGTTGACACCTTTGAGACTTGGCTGAATAAGTGATTTAACATAAGTTTGACCACCTAATTCAGTACGATACAGCATTGATTTAATTGCATTCAAATAGCCATTCCATGCGGAAGGACGCTTATGATTACGTTCATTACGATGCGGCGCAATAGTAAAATACTGGCTAGGGCCAGCAATTGCTGCACGAATGATTTTAGACAATTCAATAAGCATAGTTGGATATACATATTGACCATCATTTTGCTTACCGCAGAATTTATTTAAAATCTCTGCAGATGGTACACGAATACTTGTACCAGAACGAACCTTACTTAAGTCGATATAGAAACCTTTATTGAATTCAGGATCCAACAATTTACTGCTAGTAGGAATAATAGCAGAACGACTCAAGATTAAGTCCTGTTCATTAAACATTGACTTCAATTCAATCAATGTATATGACGGATAATTATCAGCGTATTCAAATACATGACCTTCATCTGACAAGATTTTTGCCAATTCTTCAACAATTTGCTTATCAGATTTATCAATACAATTATCTAAAATATATTGTCCAAGAGATGAATCTGTTGTTTGACAAATATATTTCAAACAATTAAATGACATGCCTTGATTCTTAATCTTAGCAAAATGGCTACCCAATTCAGTGTAAGAATACTGAACCAGGCCGTATTTAACGTTTTCAATTACAATAATTTCATCATCATAACCATCAACACGTTTAATACGTTTTTCATAAGTTGCAGTAGGCAATGACGCAACAGCGGCATTGATTTCCTCTTCATTAAGACTGTCGAGGTAATCTTTATCATTGGTATAATAGCCATATTTAAATGCAAAAGCTGCTTGAGCAAGACGAATAGTATTCATTTTACCTTTAAGGCTATTAATACCAGCTACAATATCCACGTCGATGATTTTATCTTCTTTGCCATCTTCATGAATCTTGATTTTGCCACAACTGCGCATAGTTTTAGTAACACCTTTCAAGCCAGTTTGGCTTGTAATACGGGCATTACCAGCTTTATAGTAGGCAATATAATCAATGCGGGCGGACCCATTATATCCCGATTCTTCAATAGAAGTAACCTGAATATGGTCTACCATTTCGATATAAATTGCTTCACCGCCACGTGAACCAATTTTAATGTACCCACCTTTGCTGTAAATAGTCTGTCCAACTTTTACATCAATCTCATCAAATTCAGTTTCAATATGACGAGGAGTGAACACAATTTCTTTGCCTACTTTAGGCGATACTTCAATTTCGCCGCCTACTAAACGATACGATTCCAATTCAATATCGTTATAAACCATTACTGCATCAACTAAGGTATTATCCTTAGTGATTAATTCACCATCCTTTTCAATTGCATCCTGTAAAAAGATGAACTTAGAAGGATTGCTTACACCAAATGCATTACCATTAAGATGAGTCTTGAAACGGGCAGGCAAAGACTGTCCAACTTTGAACAAACTTGAATAACCTACAAAGCCACCGTTTTCATCTTTAAATACTTGGAATCCAGGAGCCTGAAACTCTTTACCGTTTTTAGAAATGATAATTTTATTAGATTCAGCAAGCATTGATTCACTTCCGGGCAATACATTAAAATATAATGCAGAAGTCTTAATAGCACGATCGGATGGATTAAACAACATGGGCAATGCGTCGCCCATAACTTTATCTTGATGCAAATATGTCAAAACTTTACTGTACTCATTATAAGGAGAAATAATAACAAGTTCAGAAGATTCTTTCAAAGCAGCATTGTATGCATTACTTGTTACATACAATACATGGTTCTTGACATAATTGATGTCTTTGCGAATCAATTCAGTAAAGAGTTGATCATACTTGAACAAAGATTCAAGGCGTTCATACAACATCATAAACATAAGTTCATGATGACTCATCAATTCAATGTCAGAACTGCTGTCAATATGTTTGGTTGCAAACAAAAATTCAGGCCAATTCAATTTGAGATCATAAAAAGATTTAGGAATCTCAATTGTAGTCGGTTCAGAAATCTCATTTACAATTTCCATTGCAATACGATCTTGCAACAGTTTCCAATTAAGTCTTGGATCCTGTGGCAACTGTTTAGAATAAATTTCATAAACCTCCGCAACTGTAGCATCAGCATCAATTACTGGAATGTCTTTTAAGCGAATGTACATCTTTGTGTCCTTTCTGAGAACATTGTTGTAAAAACAAGAAAGCCTAACACATAAGTGCTAGGCTACTAAAACTATCCATAAAGAAAATGTCTTCCACGTTTCCCTTTAAATTTTACTTTATTGGATGGACGTGATCCATTAGAATTAAAATAAAGACTTCCACTAGTAGAGTCTTGCCAATCACCTAAACGATATTTGGCATATTCAGATTCAACTTGTTCTGAAACCTTTTTATACAACTCTTGGTCTTTTCTTCCTCCGGCCATTTTAGCCGTAGAATATTGACCACTTTTTCTAAAATTAGCACAAACTCCATCAGGGAATTGATTGCTTTTCATTCTATTAAACATTACATCTGTAACAACTTTTATACCATGAGTGCCTTCGCCGCGAGCCTCATAGTAAGCCATTTCTGATAAACATTTAATTTCTTTGGCAAAACTAACAGATGGTAGTGCTAATAGTATAGCAAGTATTTTCTTCTTCAACTTTAATCCTCCATAATGATTAAAAAAGAATTTGTTCTTCCTATTAAAAATAGGCAACATATGATAATACCATATGAGGGCAGAACATCATACCCTTAGGAGTCCAGTTGGAGAGATGGCACTAACAAAACTTTTTCAGAAAACATACAATTAATATAATCAGCACATTTTCCACAACACATAGTTGCACCTGTGTCAATAATAAGATCATCAACACTTTTATTTAAATCAATATAATCTTTATTGATCGTGTTGGTGCTAACATTATTACAAACACATACAACCATTATTATTCCTCAATAAAGAATTTATATAAAATACCAATAAAATAGCATCTTGTATAAATTAATTAAATAAAGAATGCGCCGGCGTCACATAAAGTGCGCCGACGCTATTCAGTGGATCATTATTAGAGTGGTATTACTCCGGAATCGCCGGTCGTAAACTCACTCTTTCCGTCCATAATCCAAAGACGGAATAGTCAGACAAGTCTGAGATTGAGCTATAAGTGAGTCGGCGAAGTTGGTAGGGCCTATCACATCAATGAACACATACTAGGATGTAGCTCTTCATCCTAGAAGGGCCGATATAGTACCTCGGCAAGGTTTAACGATTCGATCGCATTTTATAGCGATCTAGGCATTTCTTTCTACTACGCAATAAGTATAGTAGTTTAACGACATAATATCGAATGCCTTAATGATATCATTGGTCGTATGGCTCAGGGCAGGAGACGGACCCATTATTACCATAAATGCTATTTTTGGTCAACCCATAGCTGGATTTCTAGGACTACCCAAGGTTTTACAACTGCATTCAGCTCATCCTAGCTTGCCTAGTACAGTTGATTTAATAGCACGTCTTAGGGTATACTACAGGTAAGACGTACTACATAAATTTGTTTTCATCAGGCCGTCTTTCCGTTGCTGATGAGCCAAATAGCAACTAATATAAATTGCTATGCTGTCAAGAAAGGACAATGGTATGCACCATCAATTTAAGGTTGAAACACCTTAGAGCTGCGGGGGGTTGAATCATAAAGGAGTAAACATGTCCTGAAACCTTAAATTCTGTAAGTAGTCACCACAAAATTCGATTCTTAAGGTATTTAAAACTCATGCAAAAAGTCGGTATATACCGATATATGGTTAAGTTATTTCCACAAAATATATGCTTGTTTAAATTTCACTAGTTGGTTACTAGGTATGCCCAAACATATTTACTCTTTTATAATTGCTGGTTACGATTCCAGCTCTACCCAATCGTAGACGATTACGAAACTCACTGTGCACTAGCCGCAGTGTTAGAATTCTCGGACAGTTTCTGTTACCAGGTACTGTCCAAACCCTGTACATTTATGCTCAACTACCTAAATTAGGCAGCGGCGCGTACCATGTAAACATCATCGTTTGCATTTATTTTAATTTTGCTTTTACGAAGCAACTCGTGCCGAGCAATATCCCTATTCACCGCCTGTCGAATTCCATTACAACCCCATCAGAAGACATCTCATAAGACATTTTAACTCAATCGCAATAATGTAATAGGGTTAAAAATAGGCTATATGGAATCGCTAACTCTTTTCAGAGTATCAACATCTTTGAAATGTCTTTTGGTGGAGTTGGCGGGAGTCGAACCCGCGTCCAAACGATCTTAATAAATATCACCTTTACGGCAATAAATGAGCAAAAGCTCATTAAGAAATGTACACAAAATATGCTTTGGCCCAGTTAAAAAAGTCGTTTGATATACCCGATGCATGACTACATGCTTATTGAGCTATTTAAATTGCATACACTTCTTAATAAACTTTTACATAAGAATATTTCTTTATATTTCAATATTCTACAAAGTTTTGTTTTTGTATGCACCACTTATACCGAATGTAAACCCGATATAAATAGATGCATACAAATTTTGATTGCTTTTTACGTCAATTTATGCAATTTAATGCATTAATTTTCGTAATGAACACGTTGGTTTTTATCCGGGTACCATGCACCACCTTTAGGGTACACAACCCAGAATTCACGCGCAAAATCGCGTACTGCGAAGCGCTTAGTTCCGATTTGAACAACCGAAACAATCTTACGTGTCAGAATTTCATCACCAACGCCTTTACCAGTGCATTTTTCATATACACCAGTCGGACCAAATTGATCCAAAACAGGTTTGATGTCAATAATCAAATCATCACCAACTTTCGGCACTTTAATGCCATCAAATTTAGGTTTAGATTTAGATTTGTGGTCAAAGGCACGTCGAACGTGTGCTTTGGCCTTTTTAGTTTGAGTCATTTTAAATAAATAAACTTTCAAAAAAAAGAAATGGAGGTGTACGTTTTTAAGGAAAACGCACAAACCTATCTATCGGAAATCTCAAATGGAAGCTAATCGTACCAACGATGTGGCGTTAGTCCATTTTGTTGTTTTTTCACTTACGATCTGTTTCAGTGTACGGTTTCGTTTTCAGGTTTATCAAGGCTAACAAGATTACCTTCTGAATCCACCATGTACGCTTTAACTTCAACACCATCGCCTAATTTGCTAAATAATTCAGACAAATGAGCCTGAATTTCTTGAGGCAAAGTGTCAATTGAATGATTTTTTTCAGCTTTAGATTCGGCACCATTAGCTTTGCTAATTGCACCAAATGCTTGTTTGAAAACGTCAGTTTCTTTTGGCTCTTTGGGAATCTTTGTAATAATTTCTTTAATACAGAGATCTTTAGTTGGCTTAATATCGCCAAGGCCGAGTGCTGAAACACGATCGGTAGATTCACCATACATATTCCATGCTACAGGCATCTTACCATGAGTTTTTGAATAAACAAAGCCAATTGCCATAGCGACTTGGCCATCTGAAAGAATAGATCCAATGAAACCTTTGTTCCCAGTATGAGTAACAATTTCCAAAGGCATATATTTATTCATGCCCACACTTAATTGAATTTTTTGTGCTTTCATTTTAAAGCCCTTTCTAAATTAAATTGAAGTTAGACTTAATAAAGTCTATGGCGCGACCACCATTTAAAGAATACAAAACTTTTCGAAGCTGTACGTCGTTTGGGCACAACTTATCAATTTTGAATTCAATATAGAATGCACTACCTAAAGTAAAGTATTCTAATTGATGTTTTTTAATTTTTTCCATAAAAGCATTAAATTCCTTATAGCTTATATTGCCGAGCATAGGATTATAGCTTTTGGGGAAAGACCATATTTTAAATGCCATTTTAGTCTCCAATTAAATAGCATTATTAAGCAACAGAAGAAATAATAAATTGCGGCGTATAGCCAATATATTTCTTACAATTTTCAATACTCATGGTAGTATCAAATTTATGTGCCCGTTGGCATGTTGTTAACACTTCAGTTTCAGGGTCTTCTACAGACAATGATTTCAAATAGGAATCTATTGACTCTTTGTGACACTTAATATAAGTATCACGATCTTTTGAAGATTCAAACAAAAGCCAATCAATGTCTTCATCTGTTACACCAGATTGAATTGGTGTAAAAACACGAACAGCATATACTGGAGCATTCTTTTCATACTCCGAAGTAGATTTAAAAACAAATTTCATGATAAAAATTCCAAAAAATTTAATCAAAAAATAATCGACACTAATATCGCGCCGATTATTTTTAACTTTTATTCAGAAGCCTTTTTATCAGGCAATTGTTCCAATGCTGTAATTGCACGATCATTTTTGCGATCTACAGCTTTAGACATCTCAATAGAGTGATTAATATGCTGATATTGCATATCTTCAAAATGAGATTTGTCAATTGGGCGGCACAAAGCTTTTGCCTCTTTGCCGGGAACCATATCATTTACACATTCTTGATAGACAGTTTTATCATGATCAACATATGATTCAATCCAATAATTTGAATTGATATACATACGATTATTTGTTTCGCCTTTAAAAGGGTTACAGGCAGTTAATACGAAAGATGCGGCAATTACGATAGCCAATTTTTTCATTTAAAGTCTCCGTTATTTACAGGGTTCATTAAGGTTAAGTACAACAAAATCTTTTGCAAATTGCTGTACAAAAAGAATTTGTTTACCATCAATGCAAACATTTGTTGAAGTGAATTTATAACCATCAATAGAAAAATGGTTCTTTACTCCAGTTAAAGGCTTTTCAACTTTTTCAAGTTTTACTGGATTGTCTTTTTTATCTTTCGGGCGCGGCGTAGCATTTAAAGCCCAATAGAAAAGCAAACCCAAAATAGCAATGGCAAAAACACCAGTAATAACAGCAGGAATCAATGATTCTACTGCAAACTTTTTAAAACTAGACATACCATACTCCAAATAAAATGATTTTAATCAAAAAATATTCGACACTAATGTGCCGAACATTTTTAAATCAGAACCAGGATTCTGGATAGCAATCAAATTTAAAAGATTTAAATCTTTGAATTTCATTATGAATGCGGCAAAGAATATCATAAAAGTGACGCATACGTCCTTTAGCATTCTTTGAAATGTTCTCACTAAGCATAAATGCTTTCAAGTCACATTTTGGAATAGGATTATCATCACTAATTCCAAAATATTCGATCATTTTCAGAGATTCAAAATACAAACCATTATTCAAAAAGTAAAGATCATTACTTAAAGAATAATTAAACCATAATTTAGGGTATAAAAAGTTTGCAGGACTAAAGTATACTTTATTCAAAGCTTTTTCTTGCTGAGCAAATATTTTATTGCTCAACTTGATAGTCGATAGAAATCTTTCATAGGACTTGATATTAGTCCGATAAAAGAAATTAAACTTTTCTGGTGACATTTTATTTTCCTTTCTTAAAATGTGGTCTCAAATACTTTTTCATAACAAGACGGGCTTCATTATCTTTTTTAACAGAAGTCCATATCCAATTCCAAATAACGCCTGATTTACGGATAATATATATAATACTATTAGCATTGACAGTGCCATAATGAGCATTTAAATTATTAGATTTGAGATCTTTTACATGAACAATTCTTAATGGATCGACATAATAAACTTTTCCATTATATTTGAATTTAACCATAATATGATCCCAATCGTGGCTATCGATACAGCGCATAACATTATCGTCTGTAATTTTTATTTTACGAATTTTATTATAACCGCAATCATGATTATCTCTATACCAAGTTACTGATATGCCAACATTTGATACACCTTTTATCTTTGAAAGAAGATTAAACAAAGTAAAAGATGATTTACCGCAGCCTCCATAATTTATTTCAGGAAACTTTTCAGCCATTTCTTTATTCATTTCTTTGATAGTTTCAATTAAATCCATGATAGACTCCAAAATATTTTAACCAAAAAAAAAGTTGACACTATTGTGTCAACTTTTATAATCAATTCATGGAGTAACGCTCTTGGCGTTTCTTGTGTTCAAGAAACCCAATTTCTTCCCAATCAGTTTTATGGTAATCGGTATATTCTTTCCAATGCTTAGGAACATCCCAATGCGCTGCATTGTATTTGCTGCTATCACTAAAACCAACAATAGTACCAGAATCAGGAGAATATCCATTAACATCCCAAATGTCAAATTTTTCTTTACCTTTCTGTATAGAGCTGCCTTCATACCGCCATTTATGATGACAATATCTGGCATCTACATAAACCTGTATTCCACGATCTGTAACAAAATATTTGCCATGAAAATCAACAATCATTTCAGGCTTAATAAATGTACCGTCCTTAGGTTTATCAAAATTTGATTCATCACGAGGATCAGATTTAACGCCAGCATCAGATACTTTTTCAGAATCAATGAGAGCACTGTCAGTAGTGGAATTTTTAAATTGGGACGTGCAACCATAGTTACTCCTTATGAACAATACGAATATTCGGAAGTTCGCTTCCGTCGGTATTATATACCCATTTACCAAAAGACAGCTTAAAATTTCCACTAGGATACACTTCTTCAACAGTAAGAGGCTTATCAATTAGACAGCCATCCCATTGTACCGGCATTTTAGATTTGCAAGCCTCTTTTAAAATTCTGATCGCATCAACAGTGTCCAATTCATGGGGGTCAAGAATTCCAATAATGTTTTAATCACTATTGACTTTAAATCTACCTGAAAGAGTCCAATGCTGAGGATATGACACTTTATCAAGGTTAAATACGATACCTAATAAAGGGGATTCATGTTCATTAGGAATACGAGGATCATTGCTTATATCGGCATATAAAATTGCATACATACCATTCTTAAGCTTGCATAAATGACGGCCACTCAAAGCTTTTTTATAATCAAATGGAAGCATAACAAAATCCTTTTCTATTAAAATAAAAATAATCAAAAAGAAATCGACACTAAGGTCGATTTCCAAAAACTTTAAGATCAAAATATAAATGATATATCATTAATGAGAAATTATCATTTAGAAATTTTTGACAAGCTGCCGTCCATAACAGCTTTAACAATACCAAAAGCAACATAGCCAAAAACAGCTAATACTGCTAATGTTACAAAAAATTCAAGTACGCCCGGGGCATACAAAATAACAAAAACAGAAATGCCAAGAATAGCACAAACTTTAGTAAGAGAGATATTACCATCTTTCTTATAAAGCAGACGAGCAAGTGCAATAGTTGATGCACCAATGAAATACTTTTTCATACTTTCACCTTAAAAGATGGAAATTAAAAACAAATACAAAAGATAAAATGTCATGATGAAACCTTATGCAAACTTACCAATATTTTTATTGGTATATTTAGACAGCCAATTGGAGATCTTGAACTTGGGTTCATATTCAACCCATTTATAGGTACCATCTTCCTGCTTTTCATAACAAGCATAACCATAAACCCGCGCAAGAATAAAAAGAGTAACACCAAAAATCAGACCAGTAGCTGCACCAATTACGAAACCGGACATAGTACCAGAAAAACCGCAAGCCATACCAATCAGCAATGAAAATGCTAAATCAACATAGGCTTCATATCCCAATACACGTTTTAATAATTTCGGCGATGCCTTAGCCAAAATAGAAATAATGGCAACACTAGTCACTAGTGATCCAAATACAATAAGCCCAATCATGACTTATCCTTTCTTTTGTAATAAAAAACCTTCCAGGACAGTAAATGCTAACCATCCTAAAAACATGATGACAAACAGTACAGACATGTATACTGTAATAGCTGTTTCAAGTCCCATAATTAACCCTTTCTTAGATTAATAAAATAAGGAAGACATAGAATTTCATGTATTGATTCAATGTCATATTTTCTATGAACTTAATCATAATAGACCCGCAGGATAAAATTTAATCAATAAAAAGTCGACACTATTGTGCCGACCTTATATATTGCCATTCAAATATATTCTTGTTATTTAAAATAAATATCATATAAACTTTTAATAATAATACAAGTCAAGATAATCATACAAAATATGCAAAAAAGAACAATAACAATTAAAAGAATTTGAACTAACTCAATAAATAGTGGCATAATTACTCCAAACTAATAAAAATAAATCAATAAAATATCGACACTAAAGTCGATATTTAAATAAAGCACTACAGTGATATATACATATACCCGCGCCACTTATTTCTCTATTGATCAATTGTACATAAAATAAAATATACAATAAAAATAGAACAAACATAAAACAATAAAGCAACAATTAAATCTACACTAATCATAATAAAAAACACCTATATAAGAATAAATAAATAAAAATACAATAAAGGCTATTAACAAATAGCCCTAATACAATAAAACAATACCATATACACATATATACATATATAAGAATACACTACAGCAATTTATATAATTATTTAATACTATGAAATGTAATCTATATTTTAAAATTCTAAATATACTTTTAATACTGAATACACTTAGTGTATTCCTTATATACTAAATACCAATTAAAGAAGTTTAAGATACATGTACCTGGTACAGCGATCAAAAAGATGATACAATACAAGCCACTCTGTGGCTTTAGATGTCAAAATAATTACATCTACAACTGATATCAGTACAATTTTAAAATTAAGGGATTGCATTCTTATACTATATATACTATACTTATATATATTGTTAGAGAGTAGTCCTACTGGAGAGACTATAAACTCCTTAAGTGCATGGAAAGGCATACATATATTAGAATTTATCCCTTTTCTTATTCTATATTTCCTGTATCGCATCAGTGCTTGTTGTATTCTTTTTAAAGGGTTCTTTGTCAATGTATATTTATTTATACACTACAGAGGTATTATACTTATTAGCGGCGTTTTATATCTAATAAGTGTACTATATAAGCAATGCTTGGTTCCTGAATTGGGCTGTGAAGCTGTAAGGTTACGTCCCCAGCGACATCGTGTGGTCACGGTGGGTATTAGCATATACAGTATGCTTGATATAATCCCTAGTAATATACTATTTCTTATTGTATTTATTGGTATATACACTTAGTGAACAACTTAATTTTTTAACGAATCCTTTAAATAGGAGCGCCCGCCGTATACTTATCTATAGTATTCGGTAATTTTGTCGTATCTGTACTATTCATAACTGTACTTATTACAACACATGCCGCGCCGGACATGTGCTATTTATCTATCTATTGTATTACTGTTATATATACCTGTATTGTACCTTATATATAAACATACTATTTATTCTTCTATTGCTTTTAATTCACTTATATATATGTATACAACGATATATAAAATCGCAGCCAGTATCTTTTATGCTCAAAAAATAATAGACACTGTATTGTTGTAATCTTTATTGGTAAAGTGGCTCGCTTACGCTCGCCCCGTATTGTATTGCTTTCTATATCAGGACAGAAATTAGCTTACCTGTTAATACAGTTGCTATATGTCCTAATACAATAGAGATTAGTATTAGTATTGTGATAAAGATTTGACTATTTTGTCGTTTCTTAAACCACTTAATCTTATCAACGGCGGCGGATAGATTAACTACTATAAGCGCTGTATATACTACCAACCCAATTATGTATAACAATCCGATAGGATTATTTACAATTGAATTATATAGCAAGTAATCCCAAACACTTCCAAATACAAACATATCAACACCTCTACACAAAAAAGAAACTTAAATAATAAAGTTATTACCGCCTCTAATATATACAATATTCCTATTGTTGATAGTATAACAATAATAGCCATAAGAAATGATATAAAATCATACTCTTTTATGATTGTTAACTCAAATTAGTTACGCCAACTAATTTCTCTAAACGCTCTACTCGCTTTTTAAGCTCTTCAAGTTCGTTATCCGAATTTTTATTGCCGACCTTTAATTTTAACGTTTGAATAAGAATATCTGAGGTAACATCATATCCTGGATATACACCATTTGAACCAACCCAAAGTACTTTACCGAGCCTGTCAAATTTAAAAACAGGATCTGTACGACTTTCTGTTACAAACTTGGTGCATTTCAATTTTGCAATACACTGGGATATATCAGTGTCGATAACTTCGTATTCATTCCCGAATTTATCTACAACGATTTGGCCAACATTGATATCTTTAATATCCATTTTTATTACCTCCAACAAGAATTTAATCATAAAAAGATCCCACTCCTAAAAGTGGGACCTTTTCTTTTACTACATTAAGCAGCAGGTTCTTCTTGTTCACCTTGATCTACAGTACCATCAGCGCCGGAGAGCAATTCATCAACTGTTTGGGTTGATTCTTTTTCTTCAGCAGCCTGTTTAGTACCACGAGCCAAACGACGTGCACGTGCTGCTTGTACACCTGTTTGCTCTTTCGGAGCTTCAGAGCTTACTGTTTCGATCTTGTTGATATCGATTTCTTCAACTTCTTCAACAGTCGCTACAGGAGCAGCAAACATATCGAAGTCTTCTGATACGACAGGAGCGGCAACACCACTACCAGCGCGGTCGAAGATGTATTCGGAAATCACGATATTCGGTACAGTAACCCAGGGCTGTCCTTGACCTTGAATACGGCTTTCCATAGTTACACGGTTACCGGCTTGGTAAATAATAGCAGGATTGCTAGTGATACCACGTTCAAAGGCTTCAGGACGGCTATTGCTATTGCCACGATTGTTATCATACAAAGTAGTACGGATTGCAATCTTATTACCTTGAGGATTAGTTACTTCAACAATGCGGCGAGTATATTGTGTCTCGCTGTTTTGGGTAACTTGAATACCGCAGGTGAAGTCAGAATGCAAAGGATCAACATCAGCCATATTGACTGTTGCTTTACCTACCATAAATAAACCAGCAATTACGCGGCTTGCAGGGAACAAAGTGTTTTCCCACAAGTCTTTTGCTGTGCTACCAACACGACCGTAACCAGCACCAAGTTCTGGCAATGCGATCGGTAAAAGGGTGTCGCGGTTAGCATAAATCGCTACACCTTTAAACAGTTTTTCTTCTTTGACCAGTTTAGCAACTTGAACCAAATATTCTTTGTACAGTTCTTCCATACGCTGATTGATGGCATTAACATTCATTGCCTTTTCAATAGTACGGATTTCACCGGTATTGTGAACATATTGGCTGTTCATTGTAGACAGGTTTTCTTTTTGAGACTGCAAACCCAAAATGGCCAAAGCATTACGGTTGATAACGTCATACTCTGACTGTTTTACTGCATCGGACGGACATACAAAAGTATAAGTCCATTGACCTTGTACTGACATTGCATTGAAAACATCGCTTTTCAGAGCTGTTTCCATTGCCCAGTGGTTATGGTCACCAACAGGAGTGTTAACAAAGTCAACAGCACCTTTTTGTGCTACAGACCAATGGTCATCGGCATTTGCCATAACCCAACCGGTAGCACGGGCATTACGGGTATTGCTGTAAGGCGCAGGCACCATTACATTCTGAGTACGGTAAACACTGAATACCGGACCGTTATCAGTATCGCGGCGGTTGATGCTGTAAATCACACGACGATTTTCAGGACGTGGCATGTATACAGTACCGGATACTTCATGGAAGTCTTCAGGGTTGTTGCGTACAACAGAGATGATGCGAGCTGGGTTGATTTCAAAGTTTGCTTGTTGGTTCATTTTAAGATCCTTTTTTAAAATAGAATAAAAGTGGGCGAATACCCGTTAATGAGGACAACATTATCCTCAATAAAAAATCGACACTCACTATGATGGAGTGTCGATCTTTATTTCTATTTACAGCTTTTGATGTACAGGTCTGCCAAGTTATTGCTACGAGGAACAAACACAACCTGTGGGTTATTAATACCAGTAACATTGTTTAAACTGTCACTAGCAACAACTTCCCCATCGCTATTCTGTAAAGCAAATTCAATTGCGGCTCTTTCTGCAACATTATTGTCTTTTGCTTTAATGCGCTTATAAGCCCTTTTGCTATTGTTAGCAGAGATGTATCCAATTAAGAATACACCTTTGCCAACTTCAGAAGCGTCTGCATATATCATGCTGCAACAGCTTCTTCTTCGACATTAGTCATGGCAACCATACCTTTACGGATGATGCCTTTGGCACCACTAGCACCAAAGTCTTTGGTAGTAGCGGCGTCCAGCAGATCGATGATACAAGACAATGCCAGCGCAGATACTTTGATAATGGAACCAATTACTTTCTTAGCGCCATTATAAACATAGCATACAACACCTTTGGCAAAGTCCCACAACAGACCGCCAACCTTGGTGAGGCCGACCATAATAGAACCTGTCCAGCCTTTCTTAACGGCTTCAGGAGTTTGCTTAATAGAATCTTTAACGGATTCTACAATAGCTTCAGCTTCTTCATGAGTGCTGACATTCATCTTCAATTCTGACAAAATATCAGAAGCAACCTCATTCACAGCTTCCATATTGCTTTGAGCAATAGTGATACCGGTAATATCATTAGTACCAAAGTGAGCAACAGCACGGATGTATTTGCGAACTTCAACATACAGACGTACCTTGTTTTCTTCGCTTTGGTTGGCCATATATTCCTTGTTGGCTTTCACAACAGCAGAGTGCAGCAACAGTACACCGGATTCGTCCAGTTTGCTGATTTCTTTCATTTCAGCGTCCAGAACTTGTTGAGATTTGAAGTTTTTAGCGTTTACGGTTTTCATGATGGCTTCCTTGTAATTGGTGAAAATTGAATCGGCAACATTGCCAAGTTTGGTTTCGGGTTTAGTTTCATCCATAACATCGTATGGATCCGTATCGAGTACACCATTTTTAATGTATTCGTGTGCTACTGTTTTGTACTCAATAAAGCCGGCGATAACCTTTTCTTCATTGAGTTTTTTAACTGACTGATCAATAGCAGCAGCATAACCTTTCGCGGCATTCTTAATACCGTTTGCAATATTATGCAACTGCTTTCTCGCAGCTTTTGCTTTGTCGGCCATATCATTTCCTTTCTATTAGATGGCTTTCAATAAAAAATCGACACTAAACGTTAATTTGTCTAGTGCCGATGATTCAAATTAGTAATCTTTTTTGTTCAACTGTTTCATGTGTTCACCAAGCTCTTTTTGCTTAAAGAATGCGATATTGGCCAATGGTAAACAGGATACCATGACATTGAAACCAACATCAATCCAAGCATAAACAGTTTCACCAAATTTATCAATGAAACCAGTAACCCATTTTTCATCTACTTCAACAATAGATGCACCAGATTCTTCATTTGATACTGTAACAATATCCTTATTCAAGAATTCTTTGGCTTTAGTCTTAGCCAGTTTCGGATCTTTACCGGTTACAATGCAAACCTTTTCAGCGGTCTTTTCAATCAGACTAAAGAATTTAGATTTGAATTCTTTTGCGGCGGATACTTCTTTAGGTGAGAAAATGATTTTCATGGTGCTGTCCTTTCTAAGACATGGTTAATAATCAAAAAGAAGTCGACACTGCCCTAGGGAGGTGTGGCGACTTTCACTACGAAGAGCAGGCGGAGAAAAGGGACCCCGTCGACACTAATCCTATGAAAAACAACTTTCTTCAAAAAAGAATCGACACTAAAAGCGCCGACTCTTCTGTATTAGTAAGTGATACCGCAAATCTTACGAATATCAGCTACCACATCCATCCCCGTATGATTAACTTGATACAATACATCGCCATCTGTATTGATGACTTGTACGTATCCAAAGCCGCAGATAACAGAATTACCATTATCTGCATGCATAATATCTTGTAATTCAGGATTATTAATACACTCCTGAATTTTGTTTTTAAGTTGGACATCAAAGTCCTTTTTGTCTACAACAAACATTTTGGATTCCTTTCTCCGTATAAAAGGTTTTACTCAAAAAAGAATCGACACTTTATGTGCCGACTCTTATAGATTGTTATTTACCTAATCTGTCTAACTGTTCGATGATGTCATTATGGATATCGATGTTAATGATATGCTCAAAACATGAAACCATATGGCGGAAACTTTGTTCCGGGCTGATATCTGGATGGTTAGATAAATCATCCTCTCTGTCCCGTTCTTCACGGTATTCGAGTACATCATGGAACAGATCTGCACTGCTATATCCGCGCAGGTAGTCTTTGTACTCTTCAACAGATTTATAGCCCTCTTCTTTGAGTTCAGCAATGAAGTTTTCTTTAGCTTCATCATGTGCTGCGTCCTCAAATTTTTTGCGTTCTTCAGGGTTATTCCAAATTTGGAACATGTTTTTAGTAGGGATGTATTTCATTTGGGGCCTCCTATAGCCATAAAAGTTAAAAAAATAATCAAAAAGAAATCGACACCTACAATAGATGCCGATTCCAATATTAGCAGCAATAAGATGCATTACTGCTATCGAATGTTAAGAATCCATTAAGACCTTTAACCCAAAAAGCACGTTCACCGGTTTCGGTATCAACTGCTTTAACGTACCCTTGGTATTCTTTAATCTCTACAAAGGGATCATTTTCTTCAAAGTATGCTGTTAAGACTTCAGTGTTGGCAAAGTTGACATGAGGAACAAACATAGCAATCTCCATTAAAAAAGTTAATATCAAAAAAGAGTCGACACCGAAAGCCGTAAAGCTTAAGGTGCCGATAAAGTTACTTACACTCACACAAGGTATAAAACCTCAAAAAGAAATCGACACACACATATTAATGCGCCGATCTCTAGTGCTTTACCTACCAGTAAAAGTATCTTCAGTAATAGGATTCCACGGAGTATCATATGTACCCCCTTTCCTACGCCATTCAGCACCATTAGTACTGATTCTAGTATCATACAACTTGGTACCAAATGCCCTTTGGAAACGGAACAACAAATCCCGTTTCTGAACGAACGTCAAAACCTCTTCACGAGCATTGGATTCAATCAAAGGTCGTTGTTCCATAACACCGGTATTACGTTGTAAAGCCAAGGTCAGTTCCTCAACCTTGTTAGTCAGAGCCTGTACCTCAGACTCTTTCTTCACCAGTAACGCGATAAGGTCTTTCTTCAATAATTTGTTGTAGTTCATAATACTCTCCAAGGGTTAACAAAATAATCATTAAAGTGTCGACACTCACCCTTAAGAGTGCCGGCACTTTTAAATAAACAGTGTACATACTAATGATCTCACTAGAAACCTTAGTAAGTTCTCACAAAAGAATCGACACTACTTTTCCGCTACAGTAATTTGTAACGGAGCGGTAGTGTCTTTGTTCTTTTGTTGGTACGGAGTCTTAGAAGCCCATGTCATTCAAGGCTGAAGCTTGTTCCTCAACAGTTGAAGAGGCCTCACGCTCAGCAAACACATTGATTGCTTGGATAGCTTTCAATGATTTGGCAGCTTTCTCGGCAGCTTCAAAGAACATACCTATTGCTCCGTAGATGCTGGCTTTGGGAGCAGTAGAGTGCTTAGTACCACGAGACTCAACCACTTTGAAGAAGTCATCAAATGTACGACCAATAGACATTGTAGCATCTACATAATCTTTGATTTCCTCTTCGGTTCCATCAATAGAGGAATAGATCACACCATTAAGGTTTTGCATGTATGAGCCAAACCCCATACGAGACAAAGCCAGACCTGTAGCTCTTGTACCGAAGTGGTTGTAGTAATCGTACTCACCCTCACTGTATACTTTGCCAAGTTTGACCATGTTGCTGTGCTCGATGATACGTGGAGCCTTCTCAGCAATAATTGTGGAGATGCGACGTGCCATTTCCTTGTTGCCGACTGTAGACTCAATTGCCTCTTCCCAAGCATCAGCCAAAGAGATAGAGTCGTCGTGTGCATTACGCTCAGAAGCTGAGAACAGGTACATCATATCGATAAGTGAATAACCCCTATTCTCATGCTTCATTTGTGAAATTGCACCGTTCTGTACGGCAACACCCATAGAGGCAATAGCAATACGTGCCTCTTCTTTAGATAAACCGTCTTTCAAAGCAGTCATGGCTTCGAACAGTGGAATTGATTGAACCAAGGCATTGGTATATTTCCCGGTATCCTGCTTAGCTTTAACCAGTTTTTCTACACCACTTTGGAACTCCTCAACAGGATAGCACTTAATAGTGCTATCATTGATAACATCCAAACCTTTTAACAAAGACTCTTCTTCATCTGCAACATATGCAGCCTGATACGCACCAATCAGATTATCTTTCCCAAGAGTATGTTCAGTTGTCCAGGTATCGTAACCATCAAGACCTTTAGCAAAGAAAACGGTGGCTCTATCACCGTCGAAATCGTCTTGGTTGGACAAAGCAAGCATTGGAGGAATGCGAAGAACAGACTCCTCCAGGATATCAAAAATAGAATATTCTTCAGAAGATGTCCAGAACGGTGTATCAGACTTGGCGCTAACCAACTTGAATGATTGCAGCATCAATTCTGGGTATTTGATATAGCCAAGCTGACCATCTTCTTGGATACCTTTGCGGACAGTCTTGTTTGTAGTGTATACATTTACCAGATCTTTTGTTTGTGGAACCAGTATCATGTTCGCATTATTAGACATACGCATCTTGGTAATGCGGCTACCCAAGAACAGTTGCTCTAAGGTCAACATATGTTTGGCATAGGTCAATACAGCACCTTTATTGTTTTGGAACTTGATCATTTGGTAGATAGACATCAAAGTGCCCACCAGCTTGCCACCAATAAGGCCCTCACTCAAATCATCCTCATTAGGAAGAATGATCTGGCCTTTAAGTTTGCCCCATGCTGGGAACACAAAATCGTATCCAGCAAACTCAATAGTAAACCCCGTATTGGTCAGACCAACCCAACCAATTGAAGAATCACCATTAAGCAAACGATCGATCGTGTTGGAGATCATTTGTTTGTCCTTGCCATAAGACTTAAAGTTCCCTGCCTTCAGAGTTCCGTTACCCGCATAAGCAATGCTATCATCAAACAGTTCTTTCAAGATGAACTTGATTTCACCCTCTTCATAAATACGAGGAGAGAGGTCTTTGGTCATAATAGATGACTCAACCAGGTATGAGTTATCAATGTTTGCCTCCAAGAAGGACTTCAGGGCTTCTTCGCCAAATTGATCTTTAATAGAATCAAGGGTCAACAGAGAGATACGGCCCACTTTCTTGCTCTTAGTGATCAGGCCTTCGCGTTTCATATTAAGCAATTCTTCCCCTACTTTGAAATCAGGGTTGGTTTTGATGCTTTCAATAAACAATTTCATAACGCTGCTAGCATTCAGAGTCTCGATTTCCTCTTCGGATAAAGAATCCTCGTCGATTTGTTCAACACCCAATAATTCAAACTCAGCCTCATCAATAGAGGCATGAGATTTGATATCCTCTTGCTTGTTCAGGAACTTCTCAGTATATTCCCATCCCTCCAGGGAATAGAAAGAAGTTACATGCAGCTCTTCGTTGATAATGATAACTTTATAAACAAGCCCGCCAATCTTAACCTCTTTAACAAAAGAAGCCAGAGTGTTGTTTACCTCAGCCCGGAATTCAGCATCGTTGTACAGGTCAATGATAAACTCCTTCAGGCTTTTACCATTGCTAACAAGATTATATCCTAAGCCTACAGACTTGGATTTTAATTTGCCTGTGATGTATTGAACGCCAAGTTCTTTAGCAGCAGCCTCAAACTCATCACCAATAAAGGCAGCCACGCCTTTTGCATGGTTCTCAGAGATGACGCGGACAGCACCATATTTCAGGTACTCATTTTTGTTGGCATGTATAGCACCGCCAACAATAGAAGTATAGATGCTATCGTTGAGACGATTGTAACCTTCTGGCATATCGACACCTACAATGACTGCAACTTTTTTAACGCCTATAGATACTGATTTATGTTCAGATGGATTCAATCCAAAACGGGCGATTGACTTAGTGCTATCATTGATGCTGTATGTCATATCATTGTCGAACACTGCAGCCATAGAATCAACTGCGCCTTGGCTAAATGCACCAATAGACGCCAACTTGCTATTGATGTCTGGAGATAAATTCATGCTATCCAGTTCACCAGTTTCAATCTCCCAACCAGGAATGCGGTATTGGGCAAGTTGAGCACGCGGCATGATATGTGATACGGGCGCATATCTGAGACCTGGACGTTGACGCATAGCATCCAGAATATCTTCGATCTTGTTTTTAGAATCGGAAGACAATTTTACAACAAAACCGAAGAATGCCTCCGCAGAAGTGATGATTTCCTTACGGAAAGTAACTTCTTTTTTCTTCTCAACAATTGTGGTTTCTTTATTTAACATAAAGAATTTGTTAACGAAAGACTCGTAACCACTGCAAAGAACCCTATTGACTGCATAGTTGCGACCCTCTACAAGTTTAAGGGCGCCCATTAATTGAAGAGCTGCTCCGTTATTGCGACCCTTAACAAAGGTCACAAACGCTTTGCCTTTACGCGATACAGATTTAATGCGCATCGCAATCTCTACGCCGTGTACAGAGATTTTAACATCTCTATGTTCATTTGTAGCAACCGTTCCAATTGCCGATACCAGTTGATTCGCCACCTCTTTGATAGCAGTTTGACGATCTTCAGGAAGAGAAGCAAAGAAGTTGATTGTGTTGATAGTGTTAGCCATAATAATGTCCTTTCTATAGACAAGTTAAAATAAAGGTTTATAGTAAGGCTGTACTATAAACCCATGAAGAAAGCTGTTTCGTACTTTTGTACTCAACAGTATGGATACACATCCATATACAGGAGCAGTTTATAGTCATACTCAGGACTAATATTATTAAAAAAGATAATTTTTTAATTCATTTCCATCTTTGTGTCTCCCGACTCTATTAGGTATTGTAATATTAGAAATAGGAACATTTAGTTTATTTGCCATGTTTCTGATACTAAACTCATCTTCTTCATCTTTAAAATACTCGACCCATATGCCAAGTATATTCCTGCATGAAGAATATGTCTCTATATATTGACGTTTGCCAATAATAGCCTTAGACATTGCATAAAACACATCCTCTCTTATAGACATACTTCTGTCAACAGAATCCCTTTCTTTCTTGTGTGACATTACATCAACAAAAAAGGCGCGGTGAATTATGCCATCGAATACAATACCAACACGACCTATCGGAACGTCGGACCCGCATATTACTACATCTTTAGTGATAATAGGAGTTATTTTATCATCTAAAGAACCTAGATCCGTATACGCTTCAAGACCATGATAATGGACTGATGTATAAGTTCCATCGCTTGGAGGCATCTCTGTATTTCTTTTGTCATAGAAATCCCAGAGGTAGTAATCGTCTTCGTACTCATACTCTTTATACCTTTGAGTGCCCCTTTCTTTTTGAAGAAAGTGCATTTTATTTTCTATGATGTCTGAAAGCCACATAAATCCGGGATTGCTTACGTATTTTACGTAAGATTCTGGATCTGTCCCATCCATAGAAACGATTACCTCTTTTTCAATGAAGTATTCTCTTTCGATGTCGAGTTTTTGTAAATTTAATTTCATTTTGATATCCTTTTGAAGAAAGTTATAAAAGACCAATCTCATCAGTAGTGGTAGGTCAATTCCACTAGACACCCCATATGCTACAGGGGTGTTTCGAATAAGCCCTATATTTCTATAAGGCTATATTATTTTTAGAAGGGGATTTCATCATCCTCTTCTATTGGTTTACGAGGCACTAGATAAGATGTCTTACCTATAAGTGCATCATTGATAACGTCATTCAGCTCATCTAATGATTTATTATTATCAATAAACCATTTAATGCACTCACGCAATCGGGCATTATAAAGCAATGGTTCAAGCCAATGATCACAGTAATAATCCAATTGTATCACAAGATGACTTGGATCATCAAAGCATTCCATTTTTAAATAGAATTGATCCTCAACATCTTTGAAAATGCCAAGCCAAAGCTCAGCAGAATTCAGTGTATCAATTACTTGGTTTTTGTTTTCAAATTTAACCATTTTAATCTCCTTAAATTACTTATTTAGTTGATAACCAGTTAAAGATTGACATTGCTCAGATGTCATTTTAGACGTAACAAGACAATGGTTATAGTCTGAACGTTTAAGACTATTATTAACAGTATTAAACATAAATACTGCAAACAGGATAACCAAGATCCAACGGAATTTGATTGGGCTTTTCATAATATAAACCTTTCTTAAAAAATAAAAAATAGAATTGAAAAACAAATAAATTAATAAAAATAAGATAATTACTTACAATTGCCTTCAACCTTGCATTCGATTACTGCATTACGACTACTTAATGCATCAGCTGCTTTGGATGAGCTCATTAAAGATTCAATTCCGCAAAACAGGACTGAGAAGAATACTACTAAAGCGATGATGAATTTAACCATTTTGGTTACTCCTTATAAAAATAAAATTAATCTAATGAATGTGGATGATGTAATAACATGGATACAGTCCAGGGGGCAAATCCCGGACTATACCCCACTCCACAAGAAACCATAAAATACACACCAGGTGCTCAGACTAACAATAGATGTACTTATTTTATATATTGTGCTCAGTCGAAGTGCAGATGTATTTTGTGTTTACATTAGGTTTCAATAATTATATTTTTATAGTGCTTATCCATTATCACTCTCGGTCTTCTTCTCTCCCTCACATCACCCCGGGGGCAAAATAAATCACTTCTCCCTTAAATCAATATTAAATTCTCCCAAAAATTATATATATCAAAAATATTTCCCCAATGGCACTTTCGGTCTACCCAAAAACAAATATGTATAGTATTATATTGGAAACACTATAAAAGTGTTTCTAGATCTAGAAAAATTTTTAATTCAATCTTACAAGGAGCGTACTTTATGGCTATCGCCAATAAACGTTTCAGTATGTATGCTAGAGTACAAAACTTCCTTGGTAAATCCGAAATTGCTCCACAATGGACAGGTGGGGTCGGTGTTGGTGCCGCTGCTGGCGCAGCCTATGGCTTAGGAAATGGCATCTTGTCCGACAACACTACAGCATTTGGAGGTACAGTTGGTGGTGGCACCTTTGGTGCGATTGCCGGCGCGGGCATTGCTTACGCTGCTCACAAATCAACTGGATTCCGTAACCTTGCTAGTGATTTAGCTGCCAGTGCAACTGGCGCTAAGAAAGCTGTTTCAGAGGCTATGGCCGGATTTGATGCTGGTTCAGGGATGAATGGAGGAAGTAAACACATGGACAAAGCTTTTGCTAGTGCATTTGATGGGGCTGGACCTGGAGATGCTAAAGCATTTGAAGGTTTGTTCAGAAAAGATTTCCAAACAAGAAATGCTGCAAATAGCTGGAGTCCAAGTCCTAAAGAGGACTTTGACAGAGGTCCGGAATTTGAGAGCTTCTTAAAACGTAACGGAGTCATTTGATTATGGGTCTGTTCAATAAACTTACTGGTGCATTTGCTAAAAAAGGTGGCGCACCAACAGCTGATGAAACCATGAGTGTTATTGCGAACAAGGTTCTAAATACCCCTGCTTCGCAAACAGAAAAACTATTTAAGAACTCTGGTTTTATCACACAAGCAGAATCTCGTTCAAGATTCTTAGGGTCTATCACTACAGGGGCTGCTACAATTGGTGGCATGAATGCTGCTATTGCTATGGCTACTGGTGGTGATGTTACTGATAAGACTCTTGATGGTTTGAAATCAGGTGCTGCACTTGGTGCTGCATTTGGTGCATTCAGAGGATTTAGGAGAGGTGCTGCTGGAAGAATCATTTCTGATATGGATTCGTTTCAACGTGCACATATCATGAGTCGTAGCTCTGGGCAAGATATTGTTTCCAAGCTACCAAGAATGTCCTTCTCACAATCTTTGATTCAGAATTCCGAAAAGGCACGTGCTGCTTCGCAATCAGCACTTGATTCATTCTCTATGTATCGGAAGACTGCACCTGAGAGTGTAGGAGGGTATGGTTGGAAAAGAGCCAATATGAACATGAAAGTGTGATTGTATTGATGCGACCCCAAACGCACTCTTTTTCAAAATGAAATCCCTTGCATGATTTTTGAACACAATGCTAAGATAGGGGATTTAAATGTCTGAAGCAAAAGAAAGCAACAACAACGGCTATGTTGTTTTTGGAGTGACAATTCCTAAAACAATTGGTATTGCTACCTTTTGGTCGATGATGTGCTTTGTCGTATATAGTACATGGAGTTTAGCTTCCATCAACAACAATATACAAAACTCTGCAAATCAGGTTGCACAGTTATCACAAGATATACAAAAACTTCGAAATGATATGTACACCAGATCCGAAGCTGCTGTACAAAATGAGTCCTATAAAAGAGAAATGGACGAAATGAGAAAAATTCTTGACAGACATGAATCTGATATCAAATACTTAATGAAGGAAAGATAAAATGTCGATCAAAGAATATGCTCTAAACTTTCTATCAAGAAAGTTCGTCTTTTCGTTGAGTGTCATAGCACTAGTCAGTAGCATCCTATTGATTAATAGAATTGATAGCACTGTCTACAAAGATATTGTTATCACAATTTCTATGGCATATCTGGGCTCTAATGTTGCAACTAGATTTGTGAATGAAAAGTATAAAGCTGCTGTCGATGAGACATCACAAGAAACAGCTGAGGAAGATGCTCCTGTTATTGAAAGGGAAACTTCACAAGACGAACCAATATATTTTCCACATAAGAGTTAATTCATAACTCAGAACTTAGGGAGTTTAAATGGATTGCAGAAAAATATGGTGTAACCACATATTTTTGACGCTATCTTCTCTTGTAATTTTAATTGCAAACATATCCGCTAATTATTATGTTGATACAAAGTATAACGCTCTTAACGAAAACATTTCTAAATTGGAGTTAAGAATTGTAGAAACAGAAGACATGATTAAAGATATGATATCTATGTCATCTAGCAATAGGATGGATATAGAAACTATAAGAAGGTATAGCGAAAGAGATATAAAGAGTAAATTTAGTGCCATTCGTAGTGATTTAGATTCTATCAAATTACAATTAAGAGAGATGAAAAATCTTGACAAGTTTGATAAAAGGCTTGAATCTATGAAGAAGTCCGTAGAAAAGATCGAAGATACTATGGATGACAAAAAATGATATTAGAAAGATTGAAACAAAACCATGCAATCGCGCGAGAGTATGGCGTACATGGACGCATTAAGCTGAATCTTTCTGGTAAGGATGTCTACATCTATACACTTGAGTCTCCTTGGGACTACAATAATGATTCACCGAATGGTATTACGGGTTTATCATGTATAAAAGATGGTTCATATACCATCTCCATTGAAAAATCCCCTGTTAACGGAAAGAGATATCCATTCATATTTAATGAATCACTAGGCGTATGCTTAAGGGCTAAAGTTAAGTCTACAGATAGAACTGGACATTGTTTTTTACCAGTTGCCGCAGACGGAATAGATAAGATTTATGGTAGATTTATCCTTATAGGCGCGAGTACCAAGTTTGATTCCAGAGGATTCTATGAACCTATTGATGGGTTCGAGGCCTTAGGGTATCTTTTGAAGTATATAGAAGAGTCTGGTGATAATACATTGAAAATAACATGGATTAAGCCATAAAAAAGCCCTAGCACAGAAGCTAGGGCTTTCTACTTTTATAGAGGATTTGAAACGAATGATCCGCGATATACATCAATCAATTCTCTGTACACTGCCGGTAAATTATTTTCGGCTTTTACTTCGGTTGAGTCATCGATTATTTTGATCTTGAATTTATCTCTATTGAATTTATTTGAGAAGCTTCCAAAATCAGAACCAAGAACATTCGCAAGAAGTTTTATCAGTAACGCTTCACTATCGAAGTCTGTTTGTTCACTGTCTTGCTCCATTTTGATCTCATCCATAACAGATTGTGGTATACACAGTTCAATAATCATATCTTGATGAGGAATAAACTTAATCGCTCTATTGTAGTTGATCGCTGATACTGTCATCCTTGCTATCAGTTCTCGTAGCGGTAATACAACACCATCTAGTGATTGCTCTAGAATTACGTTGTAATTCATTTTTACCTTAACATGATTATAATCTGTTTTAGCTACCGATACATTGTATTGAGGATGTTTTCCAGATCTATAAACCATCAATGCAGAATTAAGAATATATTTGTTTTCAAGTTCTTCAATACCTGCCATTGATTTTCTTTCCTCTTCTGAAACCATGTACACTACAGGGTATATTTCTAGTTTATATACTTTTTCGTTATAGTCTTTCTTTTGCATGTTTACAAAAGCATTTGACAGGTATCCTGTACAGTAATCGTTTGAGCCCCAGATGTCAACAATGTTACCATATTTTTTATGGGTTGTTACCATAGTGCGGCCGGTACGGCACAGTGCACAAGTATTTTGTAGGTTGTAAAATGTCAGTCTTTCTGGTTGGTGAAAGAAAATTCTGTCTTCGTAAGTATTGCCAAAACGCATAATTTAAATCCTTAAATAAAAAATAATAATCTTCTTTGTGGTGACTAAGATTTGAATTATACCTATGTTTTTATAAAAAGTCAAAACTTTTTTATATTTAAAAACAACCACTTATTTTTAGTATATGTAAAAATATTTTTACATTATTTTTTACACTTCCTTAACACACAACTGTATAAAATGAGAGTATAATTCGCTCTGTTAACTCGTTGAGGTTAGTATCTAGTCGGGATAAACTACGGCATCGGAACTAAAAGAGAGTTGACCTTATACCAAGTAACTCATAGAATAATCGGTAGAGGCCGGTAGCGAAAGTATAATGATCTCCCAAGATGTGGGCAAGCCTAGCTAGGGAGGTATCGAAAAACTGTTTGTTGAAGTAGCGTAATTCTCCCTGTGTAAGCTCCCTTACAAAAAGTAATACATAAAGAGTTATGAAAGTTGGGCAGTATAAAAATAATGACCTGTTGCAAATAACGGATTATCCTCGAAATCGAGCCGTATGGTCAGACAGACAACTTTAGGGTTATATAGATAGTGCAATGAGATATAACCTAGCAACTTATAAAAGTTGCTCGACTATAAATATAATGAACCAGAACTTAACAGAGTGTTGCGAAATAACGACACTTGGAGTAATCAATATCCTGTTAGTTAAGACACGACAAAGTGTAAAAGCTTACTTCTGATGATCATTTGGATCACTGCTTGATAATCGCAAAGGAAGTTACGAAAGTGGAACTGGGAATAACATGGCAGATACAGCTATATCTTTTTAGATGAAAGCCTTGCTTTGCTAGGCCTAATTGTATCTATTAAAAATGTATACATCTATTTTAAACAATTCTTCAACAGATGTCTAAACATTTTTAAATTTTTAAACACAGCGTTCCACAAGAACGCAGTGTTATAATACACTACAAGAAAATATGGGATCATATTAAAAAATATAAATAAATATATTGTTTAAAAAATATAAATATTGTATACTATATTAAAAAGATTATAAGCTTAAATGGAATGTCTTATTAAATAACGAGACTTACTTATATCATTTACAGCTTTTTATTTATTATTAGTTATTTTAATAACATTTCTAAAAGATTATAAGATATTTAACAATAGGAAAAAATATGAATAATGAATTCAATTATGGTAAAGGAATTCCTAAATCGGAACTAGATACTGTATTCAATTTGTCAGAACAACTGACAAATTCTAATAAAAGTAAAACAGTTGTAGAATCTGTTTTAGAAGATAAAATGAAATCCATATCCTCTGGTAGTGATACTAGTAAAACAATTCCAATTTTGTTATCATCACAAGCAATAGCTGTTAGTGGTGATAAACTAACCAAAACAAATTACTTAAGAGCATTTGATATTGATGAAGATCAATATAAACATATTGCATTAACAGAAGATGAAGCAAAGAATCTTAATAAAAGTATTGCTAAAATGACTTCTGGAGGTGTAACAGCAGCAGCACCAATGATATGTAGAGGTTCTAAATGTCCATTTGCTGAAACATGTGTAACTGGTGATACACTAGTATCTATGAGATATGGAATAGCTAAAAAGATAACCGATATAGTAGACAAAGATAAAATATATAGCTTTGATACTAAAACACAAGAAATCCGTAGTGATATAGTTATAGGATCAGTTATACCAACAGGTAGACAAGAAGTCTACACTGTTGTTACTGAACACGGTCATTCTTTAAAAGTTACAACAAATCATTTATTCTATGCTTTTAACGGAGATGTATATTCATATATCTCTATTGATGATGGTTTAGAAGTAGGACATAAGGTTTTAGTAACTGATTTATTTTACAATGAGGAATTAGAAACAAATATTGAAAATGTAAATCAATATGGAGATCTTCTAGAATCTGAAATAGTGAGTATCGAATATTCAGGAATAGAAGATGTATACGACATAACTGTGAATCTGAATTCTAATTTCTTTGCAAATGGTATCTTAGTTCACAACTGTGAACTTAATAAGATTAATAAAGCCCCAATAGGATCACAATGTATATATGAACAAACATATCTAAGACAATCAATAGAAGGATATCTAGACGAATTCAATGCTGATCCTAGTAGAATAACTGAAATGCATCTGATATCTGAATTGTCTGAACTTGATCTGTATGAAAGGAGAGCAACACTTATGTTAGCTCTTCAAGATCAAAATATGTCTCAAGAAGATTTCTATGGTTTTGATGCAAATGGTGGACAAATAATAAAAGAAGACGTATCTAAGTATTTTAATATAAAAGAACGCATTAAAAAGAATCGCCTTAAAATATTAGAAACGCTGATGGCAACTAGAAAAGATGCAGCAAAAGTAGCAGTTGACACTATTCAAAGTGGTATGACATCAGAAATGGCTTCACTGTCATCTAAGATTGAAATGATATTAAAAAGTGTCGGAGCATCAAGCGGCAATGGATATGTAGATCCAGCAATTCAGGAGCTCTTAAATGCCAAGAAAAAAGAGCAAGAAAAATAACGGAATATATTTCAATAAAAATGATATGTACAAAAGCGGTATGTATAAATCTGTAAAGAACAGATCTTATATGAAATACCGCTCAGCATATGAATATGCCTTCTTTGAACAGCTAGAATCCGATCCTAATGTAATTAAATATCTCTCAGAACCAATAGAGATACGATATGTAGATGTAGACCTAAAGAAGCGTACATACATTCCAGATGTACTTGTATTGTACAAAGACGGAAGAATGGAACTTTGTGAGGTTAAACCAACTATAATGCTCAAGGATCCAAATGTGCAATTAAAAGCAAGGGCCGCGGTAAGAAAAATAAAATCTACAGGCAAAAATATGTCCTTCAGATTCGTAACAGAAAATGATTTATTCAAAAATAATAAAGAATATTTAGCTATACTGGATAAAATAAAATGAACAATGATCTATGGCGATATATAACATCTTTCGATATAGAGACTACATCTCTTACCCCAAACGGAAGTATCACGTCAGAATATAATGGCGTAACAAGAACTGTTGGTAAAGGAAGAGTCTGGTCCATTGGTGCATACGGCACTAATAATGGCAATAGCATCGCCAAAGAATTCTTTTATGATCCTGACAATTCAATAGATAAAAAAGCTGAATGGAATGCTTTAAAAGATAAAGATTTCTACAATACAAATGAAACAGTAAGAAAATACTTTGAATCTGATAATAGACATTCCAGACAATTTGACATACATAAACATATCAACGAGGATATATTTGGCAATGGCGGCAACAAGAGAGGTATGATACTTATTCAGAACTCTCAATTCGAAAGAAGATGGCTATCATCAATACCAGAATCTGATAAGTTATCAATACATGCTAATATGATAGAATCACAAATGTATAACGGTGAAAGAGTTAACCAATTATACAGGCCTGCCGAGGTAAGTAGACATTTACAAGAAGCCAAAAATGCTACGACACTAGGGGCTAGTGATAAGGCTTACGATAGGGTTATTGAAGCATATAAGAAGATAGATAGAAGGATATCTTCTATGCCTGCCGGACAAAACAGATTCTATGTCGCAGACCTTATGGACTTTACAGCAGCTACTTTGACAAAAGCTGCTGCACAGGGTAAAGTTCCGACGTCTTATGCAAAAATTGGTCATAATGTAGACTTCCTTTCAAAATTAATGCTTGGTGAGGAAGAGGTACACGGAGCAATGTCTGATGCAAGACAGCAGTATGCCATCTTTAAGCGCATGAATGTTATAAGAGAAGAACTTATTTCTGGGAATATCTCTAGTGAAACAAAAGATATATTTACAAGAATGAGAGAAGCTGAGCCATACCTTAGAGAAGTTATGGGGATGAAAGTCCTAAAATCAAACATTCAGAAGTATAAAGAGACAGGTAGATTTGATGCAAGACGTAGAGCTGGTGATACAGTTATAACCATAGTCGATAATATAACAAATGAAGAATCTAATATATCCGTACCCAAATATATACATGCTGACTCAAAAGAGGAGTCCATAAAACGAGTTATGGAGGAGGTTGACAAGTATGGCAACACTACAGCAAAGAGACATCTTGATGATGCATGGAAAAGGTCAAACGGCAATATAGATGATTTTATAGATATAATCAAAAATGCAGACATGGCATCAATAGATAATATATCCAATATTGCCGATGACGCAGTTGAATCTATCCTGCTTGGTAAAACTATCATATCTGATATAAGAGCTTTTATAGAAGAATCCAATAAGAAAGATCCTAAAAAAGAATTTATAAAAGGTGCAGAAAAGGTATACGACACTAAGATAAAAAATGTCCCAGTTTTAGGAGAACTTCTTCCAGACAACTTTAAAAAGGGTTATGGAGTATTAGGACTAGGTGTTGCTGCACTAGGACTGTATGCATCTATGGATTCATATGATGACGACCTAAAGGTTAAGGCAATAAGAGAAGATCAGCAAAGATTGAGACAGAGACAGTATGCAGACCCAACAATAAGACAATTCCATTCATTGGATTATGCATCTATGCCTGCTGGCGTAGGCAAAGCAAACTGGGAGGAACGTAATAAGCACTATGAATACTAATAATGAAACACTGAAACAGAGAAAATCTAAATCCTTCCAGACGAAAGCCGAACAAATAGATCTGCAATGGGATCAAACTGGTAGAGGCGCATCATATAAAAAGAATCTTGATTACGCCAAGACTATATTTAAAGTTGACAATAACGGCTCATTAAATACTGGACTTAGATTTGATGCAAGAAAGATAACAGGCGGATTCGATGACTTGAGGTCAGAATATGACAAAATCAAAAAGTCAGGCATATCTAATATAGAAGATGTGATGAAAATAAGGTCTAGATCTGCCGCCAGGGAACAAACGTTTACTCAAAGATGGCTAGGTCATGGGAATAAAGACTTTGATATACTTACATCTCCTAAGTCTGGGGGTGGTATAGCTAACATGTATATGATGCCATCTTACGAAGCATTTGCAACTTCAGGTGTGGGAACACACCTTAATAGAGCAGCAGCATTTGCATCTGGTGCAGGACTAAAAGATGACCTGATGAACTCAATAGGTTTAGCAACCGCACACCAAAAGAAAATTATGGCATCAAAAAGTGTGAGAGTTCTGGATAAAGCATTTGCAGGATTTGCACCTCTTGTTGGAGCAGTATTTGCTGGTTCAGAGGCATTACCATATTTAACTGGGGATAAAGAATCAACACTTACAGATAATGCTGTTACTAGTGTTGCTGGAATGGCACTATCATTAGCAGCCGGCACTTATGGATTTAGGGTTGGTAAAGAGCTAACACATGCTGCAACATCATTAGTTCCTAAGTTCTCAAAACAGGGTCAGACATTAGGAATGCTCAGCAAGGCCCGTGGAGGCCTCAAGATGGCCGTAGGAACTGTTGGCGGACTAGCAGCAGGGTTAGGAGCTACAATGGCTGTAGACGCCGCTGTAGACCTGTTTAAAACGGCTGCAGACCAGAATAACTCAATCAATAGAGTAAAGAATGCTTTGTATAGAAATGATATGACTGGCGATATATCCGTAAATACAAATCATCTTCTAACAAGCAGACAAAAAGCTATGGCCGCATTAAGTAAATCCTCCCTAAATGACAAAGCATATATAATGGGTAATGAGGCTTCTATATTAAAAGGAATATACTAATGGGTGTAATACCAATAGTTGATGAAAGTAAAATTAATAGTCCTGAAATAGATGTTCCAGACGATAAGGTTGCTAGCAGTATATTAGGTCTTTACGAAACATACTGGAAAGATTATCTGAAGAAAAAGAATTATAATACTGATCCAAAAGAGATGTGTAGAATCTGTCAGATGAACCAAATCAAAAAGTATGGGGCTATAACAATAGAATGTAGCGGTCCTAAAACTATAATAGGTAAAATGCCTGATGAATTAAAAGCTAACTTCTCAGACGAAGAGCTTGGTAAAATAGAGCAAACAAAGAATCCGTATGCTTGGGCAGACGCCAATATAGATATAGATCAGGAAGACCCAGATAAAAGACTGTTTGCAAGAAGATGGCATCAGGAAATGATGGTTGTATGTTCCGCTAAGAAGAAAACTATTCGATGCGGACGACGCGCCGGTAAAACATTTGGACTAGCAATAGATATTGTTGATAGATTAGTTAAGAATGAAAACTACCAAATCCTTGTAGTGACCCCATTTGAATCACAAGCAAAAGAGATAACAGACACAGTTAGAAAACTATTAAGAAAAATAAATCCAGAAATTGGATCATGGAGTTCTTTAGTATCTCAATCTGTTGCATCACCATATCAAAAGATAACGTTAAAAAACGGTTCTACACTAAAAGCATTTACTGCTGGTAATGATGGTGGCTCAATTCGTGGTCAAGGTGCTAACTGGCTAATAATAGACGAAGCAGACTTCTTAACTAAGGCTGCATTCGACTCTGTAATCGCAATTCTTATGGATAAAAAGGATACAGAGTTTACATGTACATCTACACCAATGGGTGAGAACATTCTATTTAAGTTATCAAATTCTAAAGAGTACAAAGAGTTCCATTTCCCATCATTCGTTATTCCTCACTACAGCGATGAAATGGATAAAGACCTAAGGTCTTCAACCTCTGTAATGGGTTACATCCAAGAGATTCAGGCGGAGTATGGTGTTGCTGACAATGCAGTATTCCAAACTGAATTCATAACAAGGGCGGAAGAAATAAAACTTGATGCACCTATAGCAGATGTACTTATGAATAGGCAAGACTATATCCTTATACTTGGATGTGACTGGAACGCCGATAAAGTTGGTACGCGCATATGTATAGTTGCATACTCTAAAAAGGAAGATAAGGTTTTTGTATGCTCAATGGACAATGTTAGGAAAGAGGGATGGACTCAGGTAGCAGCAGTAGAAAAAATAAAAGAGTTAAATAGGCAATACATCCCAGACTTCATATTCGTAGATGAAGGATTTGGTGAGGCAAACGTACAACAACTTAAACTGGTTGCATTAGATGCATATGGTAAATTGCCAAAAGATCATCCAGACCTAAGATTGGCAAATGTACAGCCAGTAAACTTCTCTTCTACATTGGATCTTGTAGACGTAGTTACAGGAGAAATACGTAAAAAATACTATAAAAACTTTATGGTAGAAACAGTAAAAAGGATGCTTGAAAAAGGTCTCATCTCACTAAACAATAAACTAGCTGAGCCTATTGTTGAGCAAATGAAGGGTTATGTTGTAAAAACAAGAAACGCTTCTGGCAGAGAGATATATGAAGCCAAAAATCCTGAGGTTGGCGATCATGACCTAGACGCATTTATGATAGCTGTATGTGGACTGCACATGAAATACGAGTCAATCCTTGACACTAGACGATATTCAGAGTACACAATTTTGCCTTTTGAAAAACAAACGTATAAGGGTTATAATAGTCAAACTACTATAGAGAAAAGAAAAACAACTGATGAATTATCCAGAGATGCTAAAAGACTTTATGGAAGGTCTGGATTAGTTAAACCAAGCTCTGGTAGAGCTGGAAAACTTATTACAAGAAGTAGTGCATATGGTAAATTCAAGGATTATAGATCGAATATGAGTAAAACATATAGATAGGAATAAAATTAAGTATGGATGCTAACAATATAACAGTTACAAGCGAGACAGTACAATCGGATGTTGGCATATGCTATTTTGATCCAATTGATGAGACTATAAAAGAGATTGGTTCTAGCTATATTCTAAGTAGCAATTCATATGGCCCAATAGTACACAAACTGATGATTGCAGTTTCATCTAAATCGCTATCAAAAGTTAGCATTAAGCCTATAGAATCTGAAACTTTAAGTAGTAGATTTGATATCAAATTGCTTCCTGGTGCAGTAACACCATCGCACTATGAGTTTGATGATGTTCCGAATTATAATAGTATAAATATAAATGGACCATTACAACCATACTCATTAATACCGTTCTTTGTACATGTAAAAGCAAAATCAGATATAGGTTCTATAAACAACCTTCCTCTTGAGGTTTCATATGAGCTCTAATCAAGTAGAACTATCAGATGTAATGAAAATAATAGAGGACTTAGTTAACGCTAAGTCCTCGTTATTCGAGAAATTAAAAGATTTAAGAGTTGCTGTATCACAAGAAAAGAATCCTGAAATAATAACAGCAATAGTGTCATTATTCGGTAGTGATAAGGTAGTAGATGGTAAGGCATATATAACCTTCGAAATGGTAACACAATGCATGAGGGTTGTTTATAAGGCTGGGGCAGCTAAAGCCTCTGAACTAATAAAATGACAGATGCTACATTATTTACAGATTTAACTCAGAACAGTATAACTGCTCAACATAGAGCAGAGTTGTATATGAGAATATATCCATTTATGGCAGAAGATTTTGTAAATCATCAAGACTTTACAACTTTCATGGAAAACCTGACAAAATGGATGTCATCAATAGAGGAAAAGCTTACTAAGCAGGGCGCAGCATTAGCCAAACATACTCATGGTATTACACCTCATACACATACAATACCACAGCATGTGCATACTATTCCTCCACACTTTCATCCTCATGCATATGGACCAACCGGGCCTGTTCCTCTAACTACCCTAGTGGAAGCACAACGGTCTACTATGCCAAATGATATGCTTCAGACTCAAGTTCCAGAAGAACCATCTGGTGTTAATTGGCAAACTGGGACAATTCCAAATCAATACTCAAATACATCTGGAGCAACAACGAATTTAGTTAATACAATAGTTGTAGGATCAGGAACTATAGGTGATGCTACGCCAAGAGCAAGAAGATCTATAATTAATCCTCAGGCGGCAACACCTACAATACCGCCATACCTAACACCTAATGTAGTATAAGGAATTTTATGGAATTAGAAAGAAAAGTGTCCTCTACGGACAACACAGCATACGCTACTGCATATGCACAACAAATTGTTGACCACTTTGCAAAAGCTTTGCAAGAAAATGGATGCTTAATTCAGGTTCCAGCATCTTTATATATAGAGTTAGACAATTTACATAATCAGATAACAGATTATATAGATAGTGCAGTGAATTCAGCATCTTTAATAGATGATGATTCCAAAAATAGTAGACAAGATGAAAACCAAAATGATCAAAATGACAGTGGTAACACAACTGAAAATGGCATAACAAATGCTGCAGTTGCATCTGCTATAAGAAAAGTTAGTAACGATTGTTTTAACTGTTCTATTCCTAAACCTAAGTTTGACTTTTCTGGTATATTTGACAGACTTATAGCTGATATACAGTCAGCACTTAGTCAATTTGAACATATGTTTAAATATAAAAAATCTAACATATGCCAATACTCATATTTCTTTTCATACCTATGCATACCTGATCTTTTAAAGCTTTTATCTTTAATACTAGCGGCAATAGTTAAATTAATGTCTAACATTAATCTACCAAGAATAACTATAGCAGCTTTCATAAATGGTATATTGTCTGCTATAATAGAGGCTTTAGTAAAAAATATAGCTATACTAGCAAGATTCGCGCTAACTCCTGTATTGTGCATACTGGATGCAATAGATTCCATAATAAATCAGTTGCCAACACCAGAAAATATAAGACAGTCTTCATCTGAAGATCTTAAAAAACTTGGTGTAAGTGAAGAGTTTCTTAATGGCGCATATGATACGAATCTTAAGAAACAAACTGCTACAATTAGAGACGCTTATTCTTCAAGGGTGAATAATCTTTCTAATACTGCTACATCCTCTATTCAATCGTATGCAGAAGAAACATTTGCTCCACTCAAGAATACAATTAATAAGAGTGTTGAGTCATTGAATAACAGCATAGCTGAATTGGCAGCATTGCTAAATCATTATTCATGTGAACCATCTAGGTCTGGTATATCAATATCTAATTATTTGTCCAATATATCAGAATTGATGGCATTAGCTAATCTGCTAAGATATATAATAAGATTTAAGGCTGGTAAGAGTGCATATGAAAAACTATGTAACACTCCTGTAGATGGAAGCAATGCTTTAAACGACAATGACGTAAGCGATATAGCCGGAAATCTTTCTGTTGAGAACATAGGATCTATAATTGCAGAAACAATAGAAAGTGATGTTGAAATCCTGACAGATGACAAAGGTAACCCTACTGCATTTATAGTTGACAAAGACAATAAGAATAAAGATTCTAATCCGAACAACTTATCATTTTACTCATGTAATCTTGAGGACTTTACAAATTCTGTAAAAATCCCTAATATAATAAAAGAGATAGTTGACCACGGCATACCTACTGACAATATACCTGGGTTAGATAATGGCGGATGGACAATAACAATAACTCCTGAAGATAAGTTCACTACGCCGCCAGATGACAAAATGATAGTGCCTATACGTGATGATGATGGATGGGATTTGCCAGATCATATCAAAAACATCATATCATTAATAAACAAATATGACGGCACAGTTAAAAATCCTAAAACAGAAGCTGATATAATCTTTGTAAATGATGACTATATTAACAAGCTTATAAATAAGAAGACTCCAAGTCTTCCTACTTCAAATACCGTTACAAATCCTGATGGTACAACAACTGCTATAACTACAAACGGCACAGAAGATATAACTCCTAGACAAGAAAGTGAATCTGTTCGTAATATCGTTGCAACATTGTCCCCAGGTAAAAACCTCGGCATCAATATGTTAGATTGTGCTAGTGATGAAGAGTTAAGCAATATATTAAACAACCTTGGCGGAGATATTTAATGGACGCATTAGACGCTCACATCATAATGGAGACTAATTATCTACCTATTGGTGATAGAAAAATATTTTCCAATGCTGTAAAGACTGCTAATAAGATTCCTAAAAGAAGACTAGATACTCCAGGATATTCATATTTTGGGTCTAGAAGATATTATAGGAATGATGAATCTGGATACAGAGGTCATGAATATGACCTCTTTGAATATTCTAGAATAATAGATACAGAAGCAATTGTTGCTAGGGCATTTGAAAGAAAACGTGCTCTTATATTTAAAAACGGATATTTCTTTAAATCAAATAACGATGCAAACATAGAATATATCAAGCAAAGATTGCGCGAGATAGAATATGTATCAGGTGTTACATTTAAGTCATTTGTTGAGGAATTGACAAATAACCTTATTATGTTTCATAATGCATACGTCGTCCTTGTTAGAGATAAAGACAAATCCAATGGTAAAACTGTATCTATAGATGGTAACGAAATTGAACCTATAGCTGGATGGTTCAATCTTCCAACTGAGTCAATGCAGCGGAAGATAAAGCCAAATGGTGAAATATCTGTATATAGGCAATATATAGATTCTAACAACTTTAGGATCTTTAAACCTGAAAAGATTGCTCACCTAACCTATAATAAACGTACAGGGTTTACTATGGGTACGCCGCCATTAGAGTCTGTAAAAGACGACATAATGGCATTGAGAAGAATCGAAGAATCAGTAGAAACATTAATATATAAGTCCCTGTTCCCACTTATCCACGTCAAAGTTGGTACAGAGTCTAAACCTGCAACTATATTAAGTAACGGCGAAGATGAAGTGGCTTCTATGACTAGTGTTATGTCTGATTTGGACGATTACGGTGGTGTAACTACAAACGAAAGAGTTGAGATAAAGGCTATAGGTGCAGAATCATTAGCTCTTCGTGTTGAGACATACCTAGAATATTTCAAAGATAGAGTAATGCTTGGACTTGGTGTTTCAGACCTAGATATGGGTATAGGTGATTCATCTGGCAAAGCAACAGGACAGATAGTATCACAGACATTAAAAGAAGCAGTAATAAATATGCAACATGTAATTGCAGACTTTATTACACAAAGATTCTTTAAGCCGCTTCTTGTAGAATCTGGAATGTACGCTGCCGAATATGAAATATCTGACGAAGACCTTGTATCATTTGAATTCAATAATGTTGATCAAGATTCACAAATAAAATCAGAATCACACATATTAAATATGTTTAATAGTGGACTATTGACATTCAATGAAGCAAGAAAAGAGAATGGATATAGAGAGCTATCTGAAGAGCAAATAAAAAATATTGGTAAAGAAAAAGAATATATACTGCCTCCTACAGAGGTTGACTTAAATAAGGCTTCAGCAGAGTCTACTAGAATATCTGCTAAAACAGCAGCAGCTTCTGCAAAGGAAACGAATAGTTCCGGAAACTCTACAAAGAGTGATGGAAGTAAATCCGCTACTAAGTCAAAAGTATCTCCATCTAACCAATATACTGATTCTTTAGAATTATGCTCCCCAATAGAATTGTTAGATAGTATTGTTAAATCCAGAAACGATATTAACATAACTTCTCAAACAATATCAAATTATTTAAAATGCAGCATTGACAAGACGAATATATTTTCAGATAATATAATAGATGATATAAGTTCTCTTGCAGCATTAGAAATATCAGAGTTAAGAGATAGCGAAAATACAATAAAGGATATTGACAATATCCTATTTGACACGTATATTACATTAGGGGACTTAGTTTGAATCAGTTTTCAGAAAAGTTAGGTATCCCAACTATAGTAGATATAGATAGAGATCTAGAAGTAAAAATTCAAGACTCTCTAAAATCCGGGAAGTTGAAAAGTGTCACCGTTAAAATGGAGGCAACACATTCCGGTAAAGTAAATGGGAACTACTGGTATTATTCTCCATATGGAATGAGCAGCGGCGCTAAGAGTTTTATACGTCCATATGCTAAAAGAGTTACAAGAGATCATTTAGATGATTCGGAAACTCTTGGCCGTGTAATTGAAGCTAATTATATATCCTATAGTGATGCTCCGGAAAAACTTCTTAATCCTGTTAGCAAGAATTCCATCAAAGAAATAAAAGATTTTATAAAAAGCCCTAATTACAGAAAGAGTGATTATAAGGGGTTGGGTCATGTTGAGCTTATAGCAAAGATTACAGATCCAGACGCTATTAATAAGATATTAGACAACAAATATGTTTCTGTATCTGTTGGCGGTAATGCTAAATCTGCTATATGTTCTATTTGTGGTGAAAGTGTTAAAAATGGCCACAGGCATATGAGGGGAGCCAAGTACAATGGCGAGCCATGCTTCTACATCGGTGGAGATATGGTTTTTGAACATGTATCATATGTAGATGTCCCTGCAGATAAAAAAGCAGTATCAACATTAATACGAGACGCCGAAGAGCATAGATCGTATTTATCAATATTAGATTTTGAAACATTAACACAAGGCAATACAACAATGGTAAAACTGGACGAACTTGATAAATCAAATGACATCCTTGTAGACCACGCTAAGGAATTAGGGATCAAAGACTTTGTATGTCCTACAGATATCAAAGATAAATCAAATTATATCTTTATCGAAGAACAGTCATTCCCGATTTCTGATGCTTTAAGCGCATCATTGGCTAAAGATTTCTTCATTACAAAAATTGAAGATTCAGAAGATAAACAAAGTATCTTGCAGCTTATAGATGAAAAACTGTCTGAGCTTGGTGTAACAGATTACGTCTCTGTAATTGAGGGAGCTAAAGTAACTGAAGAGCCAAAAGTAGTTGTTAAAGACAGTATCGACACTAGCGCATTAGCTGACCTAGTGGTTGCTAAAATTCAAGACTCTCTTGGTATCAAAGCTAGCTCATATCAAAGTGCAAGAACAAAAGCATTGGCAAAAGAAAATCAAATTCTTTCAAGCAAAGTAATTGAACTTGAAACACAACTTCGTGATTCATTAATTTCTCAAATTTCAGCTCTTGATAAAATTGAAGACTCTGATAAAATAGAGAGATTGAAAGAAAGATCAATTGATTCTCTGATGGATAAATTACAAGACATCAAAGATTCTCAACAAAAAGAAATAAAAGAGAATACAGATGTTAAAGATGCAGAGGGTACTAAAGTAGAAGACTCTCAAGAGAAAAATACTCTTCCTAAAGATGGGCTGACAATTACAGACTCCGTTGATGGCGAAGGGCAAACAGATACTGGTAAAGAAAAAGGCGAAGCTGAACACCAAATTAAAGACGAACAGAATTTAGTCTTTAAGGATAAAAAAGAACTTGAAGCAGAATACAAACGAGTTCTTAAAGAGCAGGGCCTAACAAAAGCTTTACAATTTAAACGCAATGCAAAAATTAATGCATAATAGCTACTAATAGCGGAGTTTTAAAATATGTTTTCACCATATTCTATTAATAAAAAACAAAACACAAAACACTACAATAAAGGTGACTGGCAGACCCCAGCGGTGATGTTCTCTGAGGGTATGCACCCTGCAGGTCAGTTTATGCCTGCCCCTTACCTGCCATTTGTTCGTGGCAAGGGCGAAGAAGTATACACCCATGTAGTTGTATCAACTGGTAAAGTTGTTGCATTTGATAGCAATGGTTACTTGGTTCCAGCTGGTATCCTAGATTCTGAAGCTACTTATACTGTAGTTGATGTACAAGAAGGCGTTATTGGTCCAGATGGCAAAGCTGTTGTAGCTGGCGAAAAAGTTGCTGATAAAATGAAAGCTGCTGGCATTACTGTCTCTGCACCAGTTGGTGTTGCATTCTTCGACTATCTGCGCAACCCAGGCGGTGATGGTATTAATCCATTGGATCTGAACTTCCAAAACTTGAATTATCAAAACCGTGTAACATTCACTACTGACTATGTAATTGAATTGCCTATTGTTGAAAGCGATGATGTTTACGCCAAAGCCCCTATGGCTGGTATTGCTGCATTCATTGCTGCCAAAGGCCCTATGGCTGGCACTGGTACAATCGCTGACTTCACAACAGTTAAACCTGGTGATTTCGTTACATTCGACAAAAACTCTAACTTGATCGTTACTACAGAGAAAACAGGCGACAAAGTCCTTGGTCAAGTATTACAAGTTGTTAAACCTCGTGCAAATAGCATGTTGAAATATGTTCGCACATCAGCTAATGGTGGTGGCGAATTGAATAAGATGCCTGGTAGTGCGACTGATGGTGTTGGTCACAAATTATCATATTCTGGTGGCTATGGCTTAGTTCGTATTAACCTTATAAATAGATAAGATAGTAAAAAGTAAATTAGGAAAATACATAATATGTCTACAACAGAAGATAAACTGAATATCAGAGACGAACTACAGACCTTGCACTCTCTGTTTAAAAACAACGGTCGTGATATCACTGGCGAAGTGATGTCAATTAAAGATACTTTGGCAACTCCTAACATCGCTACAATCATGAAGCGTGTTATTGAGGAAGTCGTTTTGGAAGGCATTGAGCCTAACCTGATCGGTCAATCATTGCTACAACGTATCGAATTTAATGGCCCATATGTTACCGAAGTTAAATTCCGTACACTAGGCGCAATCGATGTTGGTGATATCTCTATGGCGGAAGGCCAAGAATATCCAGAATTCAGCACCACTAACGGTGGTGGACAAGTAAGTGCCATTATCGGTAAATACGGTTTGGCTGTCCGCATTACTGAAGAAATGCTGAATAACAACCAATGGGATGTTGTTGGTTACACTCTGCGCGAATTGGGTAAAGCTATGGCTCGTGCCCGTGAAGAAAACATCTTCAACGTAATTAATAACGCCGGTGTTGTTGTATTCGACAACCTGAACCCTGATCAATCTCTGATCGGTCGTACAACTGGTCGTGACCTGTCTGGTGCTGGTAATGGTTCATTCACCGCTGATGACATGTATGATATGTATGCCTCAACTCTGGAACGTGGATTTACTCCTGACGTAATTCTGTGCCACCCATTGGCTTGGGCTACATTTGCTAAAGATCCAGTTCTGCGCGAATATGCATTGCAAGGTGGTGGTCTGAACGAATGGTTCAGCACAATGCCTAATTCTAACATTGGTCAAGGTAAATTTATCCCTGAAGCTTGGCGTAATGCTACACGTATGTCTGGCGACACTGCTTTCAATCCTACCGCTAACGAGCGTGTTGGTACTCAAGAAAGCACATTCAAACTCCCATCATACTTCCCTGGAACTGCCGGTCTGCGTATTATCGCATCTCCACATGTACGCTTCGACCCAGTAGCTAAAACTACTGACATTATCATGATCGATACTAAAGAACTTGGTGCTCTGTGCGTTATCGAGAATCCTACTATGGACGAATGGGATGACCCAGCAAGAGACATCAAAAAGGTTAAAATCCGCGAACGCTATGGTATTGCAATCTTCAACGAAGGTCAAGCTATTTCTGTTGCTCGCAACGTAAGCATCGAGCCTAACGAAATTGTTCTGCCTCCACAAGCAATTGTTAGCAATATCCCACGTATTCAACGTAAAGGCTAATATAAACCCATAAGTGTTTATTGACTAATTGGGAGGTAGGGTCTACTCCCTACCTCCCTTTTTATTGGATTAAAAATATATGCAAATAAAAATTAAACTAGTTGGTTCATCATTCTTATTTGGTGAAAAATTCTCTATGATAAGAGGACAAGAAAAAGTTCTCGATTCTGATAAATTGAATATTGCTGACCTTGAGATTATCTCTCACTACATTCGTTCTGGCACTTTAGAGTCTACTGCAAATGCAGATGATATCATGAATATTGCTCTGGAACTTCGTGCTCAAGTTTCTGATGGCGAAACTGACAAAGTATTCCATCTTCAAAATGAAACATCTGTAGAGGTTGTTGATGCCGAGGTTGTTGATGAAAATGGTAATGTAACAACCACTGCTGAAATTCTGGAAAGAAAACAATTGAAATCTGATATGGAAACATTTGTTGCTGATAAAGTTATCAATGCTTCCGGCGCACAAGCACTTGTTTCTCTGAAAAACTCTCCATATCAAACTAAAGAGGCTTTAGAGTATGCTCTAAATGCAGAAGTTGAATCTAAAAACCGTAAAACAGTTGTTGCTCTAATCGAAGAACAATTAGCTGCTCTTGATGCTCATGTAGAAGAACAAGCTCAAGAAGAAAAACAAGAAGAAGTAGTATCAGAAGAGTAATATAATTATGTCAGATAATATATTAAAAGTATTAAATTCCGAAGAAGAATTAAAATTTATGCCATTAAAGGGCGCGATAAAACTTAAATTATCTGGCAGTTACTTTCCATATGCGCTTAATGAACATATAACTCTGAAAAGAATTCATAATAAAGATGGGCTAAATCACTATGCAAGATCATATAGTGATATGTTTAGAATTGATGAATTCAGAACAGAGGAAATAGATATAGAATATAAAGATGGCGTAATAACAATTATCCCTAAAGAGGCATTACAGGATAATTCAAAATACGCCCTTTATATTGACTCTGGATTAATGAGTATATCTAATGTTCATCAAATAAATGGCAATGATGCCAATCTTATATCAAGTTCTGTCAACGACAAGGATGTTTTAATAAAGGCTTCATCAGGATTCCTTAACGACGCAAATAAGATATTCGTAGCCAGTGTATCTATAGACGGACAATTAGTAGAAAACTCAAAACTAATAACAGTCCCTAGTGATATAAATATAAGAGGTGTAGATATATCATTTAAAGATGGATTTGTTCCTCATATAGGGGATGAAATATCCATAACTGTTACAGCATCTCAAATACTTGATAAAGATTTTAAACTTGAATTTGGTACTGGTACCGCAAGTCCGTTAGAAGATAAAACTCCTAAATCTACATCTGGTAGAATAGGAGAATCTGATCTAAAAGAATTCTATAATGGCTTAAATGGTTCAGGCGCAGCTACAACTACAACAGCAGATGGAACAACTAAAAGCTCTGCTTTATACAGACTTGAAGTTCGACAACCATCTAAAGCATTAATAGTGTTCGACAAAGAGATAGATAAGAACACTACAGATATAAACTCATTTGATGTTGAGTTTATGGAAGCATTTGACAATTATCATCTATCAATGATGGGATTGTACGAATTGCCCAAATATATACTAGAATTCTCTATAATAAGGGCCGGCAAAGTATTACAAATAGAATTAATACAAAACGTTGACCCTAGTGCACCAGATGTAATACGTAGGTGGAAAGAATGACAGAGTTAGTAGATTATAAGAAACTTGCAGGAGATAATTATCTTGTGAGAGATCCAGAGTTTAAAACTGGTGCTACACTTGTATACAATACTCTTGGAACATTTGCTATACCATCTGTGCATTCTACATTTGAAGGATTCGAAGGTCCTCCAAGAGCCATTAAAAAAGAGCTTATACGAGAACAAGTAAAAAAGGATAATGGCAAAACAAAATATGAGACTGTAGAGAGAACAACATTCTTGTATAGAGAACCATTTCATACCTTTAAATACTTTGAAGCTCTAGGTTCTACATATGGCATGCATGAGATAATAAACGATAGAGAATTATTTGATGGGTCATTTGCATCTATTATAGATAGATGGAAAACAGAACCAGCATACATTGAAAAGATGTATGCATTAAGGTCGTCAAATGGATACTCATATAATTCATCTACAATAAATGGTTGTGCTATAACTATCCATGCCAATATACAATCAGATGGTGAAGTTTCATACTCATTCAAAGATCAAATAAAAAAAGATAAGTACGAAAATGATTATATAGATATACATATTGGTGAATTCCATTTAATGCCGAATACGCCAAGAAATATATTTAGATGTAACTTAGCATATGATATACAATTCATAGAAAAAGGTTCTGATAATTTCAATTCTGATATGAGTAAAACCGCTCCAATGTTAACTGGAATACCTAAGCCAAAGGCTACAGAAGATTCTCCAGTAGAATTTTACTTTGGGACAACAAGACTTGTTGATGAATCAAGTAGACCAAAAGAATTCTATGAAAAAGATCTTAACATAAGACATCCTCAATATCTTGAAGCAGGTGCTCAAATAAGATGGAAGTCTATGAGCGAACAATGTCAATCGTGGACTAGAATTTACGATGGACTTGATCTCAAAAGAATAATGTCTAAAAAAGTATATAAGCCAGGGGCTTATGTATGCAATTCAAAAGTAAGAGTAAATCTTACAAAGCTGACAAAGCTTATCAAACAAAATAATCCTATACCATTATCAACATTTAAACTTATAATATATCCACCATCATATAATATACTAGCATATGATGTAATAGATAAAGTTTCACATCCTCACTTCTCAATGTTTATATATGAGATGGACTATATAGATTTTGATGTCCAAAGAAACTTTAAATCTAGTGGAGGATTTCAATATTCAATAGAAATATATCATAACGATAAAGAAACTCTTTTATTTAGAGACTCCACATCCGATGATGTAGAAAGATATATAGCTCCTCAGTATGCTAATATATTAAAATACGGATTATGGTATCATCACACTAATTGTAATGATTTAAAAACAATAGGTCGAGAATTCCCAGAATTCTCACATACATTCCTAGAATACAAAGGTGTAAAAACAGAGGATTATGGAAAAATACGTTACTACCCAAATGAGTCATTAATAAAATTCATTGAAAGTAATGGCGGCGCATATATTTCTATAACCACATACGACGGAACTAAGAGAGAATAAATGGCAAATATCGAACTAAGACTTTCTACCGGTAGTGCTACCAATAAAGCAGTTGCGAATATCAAAGACTCTATTGGTGGTAAAATGGCCGAATCTGGATCAATATCTCATGTAATAACAGAAAATTCATTTAAACTAAATGACATATGGGATGATGTAAGTCAGGCTGACAATGCATCTAATGCTTCAGATTACCGATGTTTATATATTTACAATAACCCAACTGGACCAAATAAAGGCCCATTCTTGGGAACGAAAATATATATCGGTGGTGTAACATATGCTAAATTCACATTAGCAAAAGTTGATACTAAAAACACAGACGCAAATATTGCGGCTTCAGAGACAACTCCTCCAGATGGAATATCATTTGAAAAATACACCAAAGAGAATCCTCTAAGACTAGATACACTTGATGCAGGCGATAGATACGCTATCTGGGTTAAACGTACAGCAGAAAATGTATCAGGTGCTGGTGAAATTAGAGAGGCGTTTGAGTTAAATATTATAGGTTCAGATTAATATAAAAGGGTAAAAGATGGCAGAAATAGAGTACGGAAGTTCTGGAAGCACTAGAGAATCAGTGATGGATTATTTTGATGTTTTTCTGCCATCTAGTCTTCTAGACCAATTTGAAAATAGAGTCGAAAATTCATGGGCAACTGCAAATGGATTAGCACAGTGGGAATCATCAACCGGTAGGGATGAGTTAGGTAAAGTTATATCAAGTATGATATCTGGGCTATTTGATAACTTTAATTCCCCTAGATATCCTGATGAGTGTGGATTTAAAAAATTTAAATTTAGCAGAACGTATAAGAGTTATGACTCTGAAGAATCTATATCTGATGGCATAGATATAGATATATCCGGACAATCATACTTTGCAAACGAAGTAACTAATAGACTTTTTAGATATAAGTTTATGTCTCCGGCAATAAAGGCGTCTAATCCTCAAGAACTTGAATATTATAATTCCGAAACAAATGTTGGAATTACTTCTACAGTGTTAACATTATTATTGCGAAAATTTGCAATGACTACTTATAGTAGCGAAATTGGCGCTGGCGGAATGGTTAGTAAAGAGAAAAGGAACAAAAAGGTACTTGATGGAGCTACATCAAATAGAACAGTAATGATACCTGTAATGATATCAAGGAATCTAAATTACGGAGAAAATGCTCCAACAGGTATACAAATAGATGTAAATGCATATAATACGGTTGAGCTTGATCAAGACTTTTCTGAGGATCTAAAAAAGACAAAAACATTTAATGGTGTAACATTTTTAGGCTATAAGAAGAAAATTACCGGCGTTTCAGTTGGTGGTGCTCATTATTATAATTATAATAATAATATTATAAAAGCTATAAAATATACTATAGGTTATAAATCATTTGCTGTTGCCTCAACATTACACTGCGATGGTAATGAGGAAGACGTATTAACTCCTATACCTGGCGTTGAAATAAATGCCAACCTACAGCTATCTGGACTAAAATATGATAAATTGCCAAGAATTAAACTTCCTACAGAATTTTTTATATATATAAATGATGTATATAAAGAAGGAAGTTCTTATTACGTAGATATATTCGTTCCAGATAAGAGTAGGAATGTTTATAATCCAGATACTAAAAATGAAGAATTAAAAAGTATTAAAGATATTAAAATATCTAATATATCTAAAGCGTCGGCTATGATATCTCTTAGCCCCTGGAATTATATAGACCCATTTTCAGGGATAGCAGATGAAAAAAATTCTAACCCGAAGCTTCCATTATTTGAAGGGGTAGACACAAAAACTATTCCGACATTATTGAATAATAATAAGAACTTATATAGTCTATTCGTCAATAGTATAACATCAATGTCTGAGTATGGAGTTTCAAATCCAATAGCTGCGGGTACATTTGCAGATACCTCTGTTACATTTTGTGGATCATCAATTATAAAAGATAAGTTTGCTAAAGGTTCTTTTATGGTTTTTATAATTGGCATACAATATAATCCATATACTGAAGATGACTTTATAGGTGATAAATTAAAAGATTCATATATGTCTTATATAACAAACTTTAACCCATCTTCATCTAGGTATGATGGAGGGCTAAGTCAAATAGCTGATATGTTTGGTATAAGTATAAACTTTAGACCAATCGGGGGCAAAACAGATGTATTTGAAGCTTGAGAATAATGAAAAAAGTTCACTAAGGTACCCGTCTCTTTCGCTTAATTTAAAGGTTGTTTTTGATAATTACAGAGTTAGAACCTTTAGGAGCTCATACAACAATAAAACCAATACTGTAAAAGAAAAAATATTTAAAACACAGTATAGAATAAAGCTTAGCGAAACTGTATATAAGTTTAGTGACATATATTATATAAATAAAAAACGCAACTTGCGTACGATGTCATTCTTGTCAGAATATACTTCTTATTCTTTAACAGAAAGAAGAATAAGATATAAATCTAGATATAACTTCAGTGTTGCAAGCAAAAGAGGACATACTTTAACATTTAGAAGCCTATTTAAAGTTAAGCTAGGATATGTCAAACGTACAGTAAAACTTAAATCAGGATACAAAAATAATAATGTAAATGGTAAAGTATATCGCTTCAAATATTATGATTATTACAGTTATCAGAAGACTAAAAAGTCTGAATTCAAATATATAGGTAGTTATAACTCTACACATGTAAAAGATGCTAAATATAAATTCGTAAGCGAATATAGAAACGATGACTCTTATCTGTTAAATATAAATGAGGGTTATACTGTTGATGCATCTGGAGGTAAAATAATAATAGATCCGAGCATATTAAAATTGGATACATCAAAAGATAAAATACGTGTATTCTTAAATATGCCGCCGCTATTTATTAATTACTGCTTCACTACAGATTCTACCACCGCACCGATAGCTATAGAAAATTCAAAATATGTAATAAACATATCAAATATACTATCAAGAGTAAATGTAGATATATCAGATTTAATACCATATATTTCTTTATCTATATATAGATACAATACCGAGAAAGTTGATACAAGAAGAATTGAGTCGGGCAATATATTTGTATCAGATAATGTATATGACCATAATATATTTGCCAACTTATTATACAAGCGCATAGATATAAGAGACGAATCTATACATATAGGTAAATCTTCTATTGTTCCATCTGATTCTCAATTATGGAATATTAAAATCAGAAATAACGGTGAATGCTGTCTTAATAGAGTTATTAAAATTAAATCTGGTAAAGTATCTTGTTATATTCCTAATATTACTATTAGACACAATGTTAATAAGATATACGAAGATACAGCTCAAGAATTAGAATTTATAGCTAATGGATTTAGACGTATTCCTTCTGGATATCTAAATGAGAAAAAACTCATAGATATAATCGAGAGAGCAAGGAAACCGAAACGTGACGAAGAAGTTCCAGCACAAGAAGAAAATTAGAGTGATAAAATGATTAAGGCACCAAACGGCGATATTTTAATTGATAAGAAAGTAACAGGTATCGAAAATCTGTTAGAGCTTATAGTTGATACAACTGGCCTCCAAAAGGGAGATATAAGAATCGATGAATCTACTATTAGAGAGGTTTCTGAAAAAGACAGAAATACCGCTGTTGATGTTGAGATTACTAAAGGCGGCCACACAAATAGAGTGGTCGCCTATTATAATAGGGTATCACTAACAGAAGTGGGTGCTGTCGAGGGCGAGTCTCAAAACGACTGGGTTTTGAATTACATGGATGGAGATAATGGAGACTTCAGTACAGCATTCAATGATAAATCCATTAATACCAAATTAAAACAACAGGTCGCGGATAGAGTTAATATCCCTAGTGATGAAATAGTAGTTGAATCTATAGACTACAGTAATAAGTATGAAGGCAATACATCTGTAACATTTAAAGCAGTTAACGACAATGCTAAAACCATCAAAGACAAGTTTACTGTTAAATCATGGTATATTCCTCCTATATACACAATTAATGATGAAAATTTTGAAAAGAAATTGGGTTCACCATTTGATTTTTCAACTGAAGTAGTAATTACTGTTAAAAATGATAGAGATATAGTTATAGATAAAAGCACTCATGTAGCAGATGGACATAGACACGCAAATAATCCATTATTCTTCCCAAAAGGGAATATAACAGATTTCGACTCTACAAATTATGAGTTCGGAAATACAGATGACGAACTCATAGGCTTCATGATTGATGCATATCATACTGGTGAGATACAAGATTCTGTTAATAACAAGTATGAAATAACGGAATTCAAACAACTTGAAAATGGTTTCTCTAAGGTATGGGTTGAAAATAAAAATAAAGATATCACAGATAGGAATGGTTACTATAAAATAAAACAATTTGATCCTGGATTACACATACAAAGGGTCAAATTTGTTGACGGAACATCTGAATCTGTAAAATATGTTCATGGATATTCAGACTTGAATTATGAGGGCGCCAATATATTTAATGGCGATGATGGCAAGGAATATTATATTTCAAATATAGAGGGGGAAGGTTATTTTATATTCCCTACAGATTATAGAGTTCCTCCGCCAAGCTTTATAAGTGAAGATGATTTATCGTATATAAATCCAAACAGGAGTCCGTATGACCCACCTCCTCCACCAGACTATGAACCTCCTAAATTTAATGAGAGCCAGAAAAAGGAAATAGATGAGTATTTTAAAAAATCAAGAAGATACCTTCCAACTCTTTTTGACGATTATGTAACAGTTGGTCTTACTGATGGCGGCCTATTCAATATAAAATATGGCCAGGTTTTTAAACCTGAAAGAAGAGAGGAGTACATTGATAACGAAGGAAGACAAAAAGAAAGAGCATACGGAACTGCAAAAATATTGCAAGAAGAGTCAAATTCTGGAAGTAACTTCATTTTTGACGAATCAAGTAAAACATATTATTCGCATTCAAATTATGGTAAAATGTATGTATATGGAAATCCAATAAAGCCGATATATTTTGCAAAAATTACATCAGGTACAACCCCTTCTGCTGACCAAATAAAAGAGGAGAAGGAACTGATAAAAAGGGAAATATTCAATAGATATGGATTACCTTACGACAAGATTAATATAGATTGGGAAAGAACTGTAAATTCCAATTTTGATAAGATCTTTTATAGTATAAACAGCTCTGCGTCCTGCGAAAGAGGTGGGGACCAAGATATAGAGGTTTATAAGCGCATAACTCCAAAATTTGGAGGATCTCCCGTAATAAGTGCTGATATAAGATATCTTACTAGGCAAAAATTTAAAGATAGTTTGGATAAAGAGTCGGGTAATACAGGCAGATTTCAAGAACTAACTGCAGATAAAGATGGAGTAATGGATTATTACTACTACTTAAAAGGGTAAAATATGGAAGAATATATAAGTAGGGATATAGATACAAAAGATTATTTAAAATACTCTATTGCATCTTTAAAGGGTATACCTGCGTCAGATATAAAAATAATAAGTAGTAATCCGGATGAATCATTAGAATATGGTAAAATTAATGTCAGATATTCATATGATAATGAGGAGTTTACGATATCTGTATTGAGATCTGTTTTACCAACTATGCTTATGTACGCCCCACCATCAGGAAAAATATATAGTAAAAGAACTACTATACTATCAGACTTTGATATTAAAGGGTGGACAAAAGACAAGCATCTACAATTTGTATGCGACCAGCTGGATATCCCTAGTAGTGAAATTAGAATTGGCGAAATTTGGATGCATTTCGGATATTATAATGATATCGAGGTGTATGCAGATATAGTTGCAAATGAAAATTCCTTATATCTATACGGAAAAATAAATACAAAGACATTATTTGCATCTTTAGATTATGTCAATGCAGAGACTTCCAATATAAAAGACTTGCTACCTAAAACATTTAGGCATGATTATGTAGACGAGTATATAAAATTATATGAAACATATTCTGATGACATTCCTGCAGAAAAATTATTAGAATTAGAAAATAAAAAAATACAAGAGGCAGGTAGAGAAGCGTTTTTTATAAAGGGTCCAGAATATACATATAACCCTGATAGCAATGTGCATATACATGACGACTATAATCTTGCAGGCACAATCTTCGAGAAATATTTATTAGGGACATCTACTGGAAGAAAAATTTATACCATAAGTAATAAGACTTTTTGGGGTTTAGATTATAAATATAAAGGTGATGCGAAACACTGTCTTCTTGCAGGATTAAGAACTGATGGTGGTGATAGTGGTACATTTGGAATATTTTCAACAAGAAAACTTGATTTGAGTAGAGACCTTGTTCCCGCTATGCCAAGAAGAGGGTACATTAGAAATTATACAAACGATAAGTCTACATACGAATCAAATACTCGAAGCAATTACTATTACTATCTCGACTCCATAAAACATATGAATGGGTCAAAATTTAAATTAAGATCCGAACCTGTTTTAAGCAAGATGATATACTATTCTGGCATAAAGAAAAAAGATTCATATTCTGATAGCGAGTTTGAGGAATTTAAAAATACAATAAAAGAAGGTATAGAAGATCAGCTATATAATGTATATAATCTTCCAAGAACGACTGTTAAGTTGAATATGTCAGATTTCAAGACTTACTCTAACAGTTTGGTATATGTAGATGTAGATAGCTATTCATTAATGGTAAAAAGTGGGAAAGTTTACGTTACAATAATATATGAGGAAGATGAATGAATAATAGAATGATTATAAATTCTATATCTATAGGGTTTAAAGATGATACAAAAGCTACCCTTACAAATGTAATTTTTGACTTTGATCTTAATCCATTTTTTGCATCAATAAGAGATATAGAGCTATCTTTCCCTAGCGAAGTATCATTTTCTGAGGATTTTATAATCCGCTTAAATGAAATGATATTTAGAAAATCTGTTTGGATAAGTAATTACATAAAAAGAAAAAGACTTAAACTGACAGATGAAGAAATATATGCCATATGTAGAGATTATGTAATATGTGCAATAGTATCTGATGTAGCAAATCTACTATACGGTACATCTTCTAAGAATGAGTCTGTTAAAAAGATTCTTGGAGACTTTACTGTAGAAAGAACAAAATCCTCTAACTCCGGCAATAATAACTCCAAGATAGGTGATGAAGCAAAAGAATGTGCCGATTCTATATTATCTGCAATAGATGATATGTCTAGAGTCAAAGCTATGGGATTCGTTAAAGGTGAAAATAACTGTGGTAACAAATCTAGTAATAGATTGTGGCATAGTCCTAAATTTTTAAGTAAAATGCCTATAGGTGCAAATAAATTATTGGAATCTGACGGTAAATTATATAAGACTGGATACGGATATGGCAACGAATCAGAGCCCCTTTATACAAGAAATTGACCTAAGACATGAATTCCAAATGCTATTTTCTGGTGGAGAGTTTGTCAAAAAGGGCGAGACGTATATCTATAGAAAAGTCAGGATGAAGGATGGTTCTAAAGAAAAATGCTCATGCTGGAATAATATATCAAATGAGGGTAGATCAGACTGCCCTCATTGTGATGGAATAGGATATCTTTGGGACGATGTATTGCTTAAGGGACATATGTGGATGCCTAGAAATACATTGATGCCAGGAGAAAACTCATACAAGTCTTATGGTGGTAAAGCTGGTAGGCTTAATAACTCCGAATGGTTAATGGCTACATCATACTCGTTGGACTTTTCTGATAGAGATATTATATATCGCCCAGAGGTAGATGACAGCGGAAAAGTAATACTTCCAATAAGGCCGAAAAAGGTGTATTATATAACATCCGTATATAGATATGGTTTCGACTTTGATAGAGAAGATTTTACAGTTTTGGGGCTATCAGAAGTATGACAATGCGAATAAATAACGATAACGATTACGCACTAGATCGTCTTCATAAAATGTCTGTTGATAACAGTTTTGTTGTTACTAGCCCAGACGAAGTTTTAAAGAATTATAGGAAATTGACGATTGACAAATTCATAGTATTCCTGTATTCTTTACTAAGAAATAATGAGATGATTTTAGAAGATCCCCAAAAGGGGATTGGTCCAAAAGATAGGAATAAATTTTCATTTACAGAAATTTATCCAGATTACGGTGATGTAACAAATACTCATAATAATGTAACATTTGAAATATGGGGACGCGCTCCAGCTACATTAAAAGCAACTGCTGTATCAACAAACTCCACTAAATGGAATAAAGCAAGGACATTATTTGAAAAGAAAATGTCAGATGGCGATACATATGAGTTTAAAGAATTTATATATGAAAATATATTAAAGTTTACAGTATGGTCAGAAAAAGCAGATGATGCAAGAAGACTTGCAACATCATTAGAAAACTTTTTTGTTGATAATTATCATTTGTTAAGAATGCATGTTGGCGGCTTGTATTATGAAGGTAGAAGTCAAACAATACTATCATCGGATTTTGGTTCAAAAAGATTATTCGGAATACCCTTGGTTTACAAAGTAATAACTGAGGAACCTGGATATAAACGACGTGGAAATATAGTATCTATTGATACTTCATTGCAAATAGTTGACTCTTTATTAAACGAAGAGCTCGAAGAACTACAACAAAGAATAAATAAAAATTAATGGAGCATAATATTTATGGCTACATATGAAAATCTGCCAGGCGTAAATCTGGAGCTTTTAGACGGTAATTTAAGAGTAGACTCTACATCTGATGCTAACCGCGTCTTAATTATCGGTCGTGCTGAAATGGGTACCTCTGGAAGAATATATAATGTTGGTGATACCAACAAAGCTGCTAATACATTTGGCCCAGAATCTCCTCTGATCAGAAAGATGTCTGAAGCTCGTCTAGGTGGTGCAACAGAAGTATCACTATACCGTATTGGTGGATCTCCAGCATCATTAAATGGACTTTGGGGTGAAGGTTCACAACTTGCTACAGTTGAAGAATCTGTTGCAGCTGGTGATAGCTTCCGTATCTACTGCGGTCCTCGTCCTAGCAATGACGGTAAATCATGCCTAATCGTATTTAAAGGTAAAAACATCGTTTACTCTAACGTTCCTGGTTCTGAGGTTGACCTTAACCAAGTAACAGTTACTGGTTTTGATGAAACTACTGGTGTTGTAATCGGTACTCCTACAGAACCAGTCCTGATGTCTAATATTATTCCTGTAACCAAAAAAGGTGAATCAAACCACATCAGTAACGGTGTTAATACAGAATTTAGACTTGTTGGTACAACAAAAACTGACAACGTTACAAACGTAGTTGTTAAAGTCAATGACGCAGAAAAAGCATCTGGCTCTGACTATACCCTGAGCAAAGACGCTCTGAATAACTACTGGAAAATTAAATTCAATTCTGCACAAGATGCACGTGCCAAAGTAAATATTACTTATGATTACATTGCTACTGGCAATGAGGCCGGTGCAGCTGTATTCAGTGGCGACGGCGCTAAAACTAAATTTGTTCTTGCTGGCACTCATGCTAACAGCCAAGTTACAATCGACCGTGTTGTAGTTGCCGGTGTAGATAAAACATCAGAAGCTACTGTAGAAGCAAGCGATGACAACCTGAGCAAAGCTCTTACACTTCAAACTGCCCCAGGCGATCAAGAAGCAATCGCTGTTGATTACACCATTGCTAAAACTGGTTCTTCAGTTCCTGGGACATTTAAAGAAGGTAAAGACAGCCTGAACTGTACTTGGAAAGAATACTACGAGATTCTATATGCTGGTCTGAAAGACCTTGAAACAGTAAATGCTATGTCTGTTGTTACAGACTACGCTATCGTAGATGCTCCAAACATTGCATCTGGTTCTACCGCTAAAGACAGACTGGAATATGTATATGTATCAGAAGAAGATGGTGAGTACAAATTTGAATGGTCTACATCTAAAGTTGTATATCGTAAAGGTAGCGGCACTACTCTGAACTCTACAGAAGCTGACATAAACGGTAACGGACAACCTATCGTTTACAGACGTTATCATGAAGCTGACTTTGCACACCTGCTTGCAGAATTTGCATACAACATCTCTGAAAACGAACAATTTACCCTTGTAACAATCGGCACATCTGTTCCTCAAACAACCTCTACATTCGCAGTAAACAAATGGGTTGGTTCTGCTCCTACCTATGATGCTGCTGGTAACATTATCACTAACGGTACTGGTCTGTTAGGTGTTCGCCATATGGTTGAACGTGCTGACCAGGCACAAGGTTATTACAAAACCTCTTCTGGTTTCGTAGATGGTGTTGTTCAAGTAGACAGCAATGGTGCAAACATTGATATTGGTAAATACCTGTCTGTTGTTCCACAACTTGTAATCACTCCAGCTAGCTCATCTACTGGTACTTCTACAAGAATCACAAATGCTGCTGCAATCTATGCTGGTCTTCTGACCACAATTAACGCTGGTAACTCTACTACCAATGCTCCTCTGCCAAGACTAAGCTTGCCATTTGAAATGAAGAAAACCAAGCTAAACCAACTGTCTGGCGCCGGATATGTTACATTCCAAACCAAAAATAACGTAGTTCGTGTAGTGTCTGGTGAATTGGCTACCAACATCAACTCTGACTATGATTACGTTTCTACATCGATCATCATTAACTCTGTTATTACTGGTATCCGTAACGTATGTATTCCTTACATTGGTAAAGGTCTAACAGAAGCAACTAAAGTTGCTCTGGATACAGCTATTGAGTCTGTACTTGACCAAGCAGTTGCTGCTGATGCAGTAGTTAAATATTCTCACGTTGTTAACCAGCCTACTGTTATCAACGGAAAAGGTACTTTAAACGTAGCGTTAACAATCGTTCCAGCCTTTGAGCTTCGTGAAGTTAACGTAGCAGTTAAATTAGCTTTAGATCTTTAATAAAGAATAGGAGAGGGTAACACCTCTCCTTAACAATCAGGATAAAATTATGTCAGAATTTAAGGAATACCACAGCTTTGGTGGTGTAGATATCACACCTGTATTCGGTAGCAAAGTATTCGGCGAAATGTCAATGGTTTCTTACCGTGTAGACAGAGAAAAGGCTCCTGTATTTACAATGGGCTCTCCTGACGCCAAAGCAATTGCACGTGGTAAACGTTATGTTTCTGGAGCTTGTATCTTCACTGTATTCGACCGTGACTCTCTGCTTGAAGCTATGGATGAACAAGATAATACAACTGTTTATCTGAGCAAACACGAGTCTGCTAACTATCAACGTGGCGGTATTTATAGCCAAATCAATGGCGGTAAATATCAAGATGGTTATGCATCTACTGCTGCTTCTGCTGCAACTAGATCAGGCGGTACAGTTGCTGCTGACTACAACTTCACTGCAAATAATCTCACTTCTAATACAAGCATCAATAACGCATTGCGTACAAAAACAAAAGCTAACCTTGCTGACCAAGTATTGGCATTTGATATCAGCCTTGTTGCTACAAATGAATACGGTCATACATCTAAGATGGTTATCTACGGTGTAGAGCTTATGAGTGAAGCTGGTGGTGTGTCTGTTGATGACCTTGTTCTAGAAAAACAAATGTCATTCATTGCTAAACGTGTTTCTAACTGGATGGCAATTGACAGCTACAATAGCAAATAATAACTACTAATCCTTTCGGAGCCACATATGTCATATGACAATATACGAAAGGGAGAGTATCATTCAGTGGGTGGCGATGCCACCCACATTATTTTTAACTTCCCTGGATACGGCGCACTATATATGGGAAGTTTGATATCTCTCTCATATCAGACATACAGGGATAAAGTACCTGTCTATAATTTAGGGAACACCAATATCGACGGGTTTGCTATTGGCAAAAGATATGTAGCGGGCTCTATTATAAAAGCAATGTTCCTAAATGATGATTTAAGGGCATTCTTAAATGAAGTATCAAAAGATATAGGATTGAATAAAGATATAGATTCTATATACGCATTAAAATATGAAAACTCTAAAACATATCACCATCTTATGATGGATGATATATTGCCATTCGATATAATAATAGTATTAAGTTCTGAATACGGCAACTTCTCCGTATCTGAAATAATATATGGCGCGACACTAATTAATTCCGGTCAAGTACATTCTATACAAGACCTTATTGTTGAAAATACAATATCATTTGTAGCACGCGATGCTAGACAGACTCTTGAAAGTTTGAATTCTACAAAGTACAATATAACTACTGGTAGCACAGGAAAGAAAGCATCTGAGCTATCAGACAAATCTAATACAAAATATAAATCAGATAAATCTAATACAAATCCAGATCAAGAGTGGTTTAAAAACGCACTTGAAAAATATAAAAACCAGGCTAATCTTGATGGACAAATTACACCAGATGAGCAAAAGGTTATATCAACATTATCTCAATTAGCAGGATTAGGAGAGGATCCTAATTACAATTTGGAATCCCTTCCTTACGAGTATAGAATATATAAAAGCGATCCATATACAAATGGTGGCACTAAAAAATATGTATATCCAAAATCACAGGATATAGACTCGTCATCACTTACTGCACTAGATAAAGGCGATAAGTTTGAAGTAGACGACGGCGACACCTTAGTATGGAATGGTGGCGTAAAAACATCAACAGGAAGCGATTATAAAGGTAAATTCACTATACGTCTTTTAGGTATAGATACACCAGAGACTGAGCATAGAGATCTTAAGCCACAAGAGTATGGGTATAAGGCTTCAGACTTTATGAAGGAGTATGTTAAGTCTGGCAAATGGGATCAAGATGTAAAAGATGGCGTAGTAAAAATTGCAGGCACAGATGTTTATGGCCGTACTCTAGTGTATAATTATAATTATGTATTAGCAGCAGTATCAGCTGGAACAGCGCATTATATGGATGCTGGTGTTAAACAGATTGGCGAATCAGAAGATAAAAGAGCCAAGCTTAATGAAGCTGCATTAGCCGCAAAAAGAGAAAAAAGAGGGCTATGGGGAACTGGCAATACAGTTGTTATGCCTTCTGTATGGCGTAAGACAAATAAGAAATCAGGATAGTAAATGAGTACAATAACAGCAGTCGTAGACAGAGATGATGGAACTGTAGATACAGTTTATGCGTCTGAAAATAGAGATGGAAGTGTATCATTAACTACCGTAAATTCAGGGACTGGTGAAACAAGTAGTGGAGCCAGTCCAAAGGCTACAGCAAGAGCCGTAAATGCGTCTAATAATGCAAACAAAGGTTCAAGAGCAAATCCTATAGACTATGTTCAATTAAAAGAAGTTAATGTAAAAGGCAAAAGGCCTTTGCAGGGACATGGATTTGTAAATGGACTATATAATAAATATTACTCGTCAAGCGATTGTATGATATACATAGAAGATATATGGCTTGATAAGGTTTCCGGCATAGGCATAAATGAGTCACTATCTAGTGTACCAATATATACTATAGGTAATTCTAGATATAGTTTCCTATCAAGAGGAAACAATATGGTAACTGGTTTTATATCAATAAACAAGTGCAATAAAGACTATTTGCCAAGAGTATTAGACAATATAAATAAAACCTCTGAGTTCAGAAGACTTACACCATATGAACAAATGCAGCTTACATCAGAAGAATTAAGAGTATACAAAGAGAAAGAGACGGCAATGGAAATTGGTAAAGTTTCCAATAAGTCGGTATTAGACTGGGCCGACCTTGACACTTTTAATATCACAATTTCTTATAATAATGGTGACCCAACTATGTCTGGCGTAAGACAATATGTTGATATACAAGAAATAAGAATAATAGGGTTTGAAACCAGTGTCGATATAGGTAGCGATGGTCAATTAGTTGATGGCTACAGATTCATAGCAAAAGAAGTAAGAGGATAAAATGGCATTAACAGTAGAAGAAGTAAAAGGATTAAGCACGCTACCAGAAGATGACCTTACTGTTGAAGAGGCAATAGAAATATCTCAACGTCTAGAAGAAGAAAAAGACAAAGAGGTACAAGAAGAGTCGGAAATGTCTTTAATAGTTAAGACATTAGCTAATCTTGAAAATGCTCCAACAGAAGCAGATATCGAAAACTGGAAAGCACAATATGGCGTAATTCATATATCAACTATTCTAAATGAATCAGATTTATATTTATGGCGTACATTAAGACGACAAGAATATAAACAGCTTATGAAAAGCGGATTCTTAAACGAAGCACTTCGTGGCGAAGAGGCAATAGTTAAGAAATGTCTGTTGTACCCTAAGCCAGATGAAAAATTTATGGCAACATCAAGTGCTGGTGTTGTATCATCATTAAAAGAGCAGATAATGTACAAATCTTCATTTGTACCTGAATCATTAGCTTTAAGTCAAATAAAGGTAATTTAATATGAATGCAATAGGTGTCAAATCTGGAAGTATAATAATTCCATTTAATGATACTGATATAGAATTGGGCGGATATATTTATAGAAATCTTATAGTAATAGCTAGACTACTTAATTCTGTAGAGATACAGAGAATACTGAGAATGGATCTAGAAAAAGGCTATGTAAGAGAAGAGCTATACGAAGATATATTCAGAGAATGCTATATCTCCATTCCAGGAATAGTAGGAGATGTAAACTTCGATGAGGCACCTGCAGGATTCATAACAACTGTATCTAGTGTAATATTATCTAAGTCATTAGAATATGCACAAGATCCACAAAAGGCATTTGAAAGAGACAGGGAGTCGGTAACTCTACTAGACCAAATGGCTGCAATAGTTTCTAGATATATGCACACTCCATACTTAGAAGTTGTAGAACTTCCAGTAAATAAATTATTTGAATTATATGCTATATGTCATGCAACATATCCAGAGCATATAAAAGAAATAAATATAGAAGAACCACAGAATAATGTTCCTCCGGTGTAATCATGTCAGTACAAAATCTAGCTGCAAATATTTTTGGCCAAAAAGTATTTGATAAGGGAATACAACCAGGGGATGTTAAATCCCCATATAATATGTATACATCAGATGATGTAAATACATATGAAGAGATACAGGCTACAAAAGAAATAATAGGCTCTATAACAAAGTATGGATTATCAGCAGGTGCATTATTTACGGTAAAAGAGATACTAAAAAGGCAAAGCGCACAAAATAAAATTAGAGATTACATAACTCTAAGTTATTTATCTGAATCAATTAATGGAACAGCAGATGATGCTATCCGATCATACGGCGGGAGAGTCACCTTAACAAACTTAGCAATGAACACTGCTAGGGCGTTTGAGGAACTCTCCCCTTTTTCTATTTTAAGAACATTCCAGACTTCTCATATAATGCAGCCATTTGCAACTCAAAATGGTGAGCATTTCTTCACTCCTGAACTATTAAAACATCAAAAGAAATATTTTGAAGAATTAGCACATAAATATGGCAACAGAGGTATAACATCGGCGGACATATCTACCGGGCTGTTATACAGAGATGGTAAATTATTTTCTTCTAGTGATGAAGAAGTAATAAGCAATGCAAGACTTGTTACATCAGAATGGACAGGTCATACAAATGGCCATGCTCAAAGTTCAATGTATAATAAAATACTAAGAAGACATATTATACATCAGCAGGATATGAGCTTTTCTTCTAGAAAAGAAATATTTGAATTGTCTAAAAATATTCTTGATACAGAAGCTCCATTTACAATAATTGCAGATGCAAAAGACGCTAATATAAATAAGGGATGGATTAAATCTGTAATAGGACAAGGTATAGCTCAAGGCTTCAATATGGTCAACGAGCCATTAGGATTCGTTCAAGAACTTGGCGGAACACTGTTTAATGAAAATAATGGTATATTTAGATTTATAAATAAATATGGAAGAATAAATAGACATGCAAATGCTGATATGAAAATATCAGACTTGGCAGTTGGATATGTTAAACATGGTGCAGTAAAACTTGGTATACTTGGTGCAGCATATTATACACTGGATAATATGGCTAAAGTAATCGGTACAAGTGGAAGCGGATATGACCAGGGTATATTAGAAGGTGTAGCAACAACAGCAGTAAATGCTAGAATAGCATATGCAGAAACAGTATCTGATAGGTTTGAAGAGTATACAACTCAACAAGAATATGTAGCCCCTGGTTCAACATCGTTACTAAGACTAGCTGGATTCCCATTAGCAGGAGCAATGCTTGCCGGTACTGTAGCTTACAGTAAACGTGTAGTTCCATCTGTGTTGTCAGATGATGGATATAAAGCTGGACAAAGGGTTGCTCATGCAGAGGGTGATGTTATAAACTCTAGCGTATCTAAGCTTGTAAGTAATACGCCGATAGGATCATCATTAGGCAGAATAGCTAATACTAAAAAATGGGCAATGAGAGGTGCACTAGCTGGACTAGCATTAGCATTACCATTTCTTCCTGGTGCTTTAGCTGGTGAATCATCAGATTCGTTAAAAGACAGATATCTATACGGTGAAGATGTTGAACAAAGATCAAATGCATTATGGTTCTCTGGGTCTACGGATATAGAGGGTGGCGGTGTAAAATACTTCACTAAGAACTGGTATCAAAGATTAATTGCAGGCAATAAAGATAAAATTCTTTATGGCGATGGAGACACCAAAGAAGACCTAAATCCATTCCTTAATCCAATAGATTATTTACAAAATCCATATAGATTTGAAGAAATGCACCAAGATGATATGCCATATCCAATATGGGGTATGGACGTATCAGTAGGTGGTTGGGCCGGTAAAATATTTGAACGTACAATAGGTCAAATAATTAAACCAGATAGAATAAATCCTAACATGGCTCAGCTGATGGAAAATCTTCAGTCAGTACCACAGGACTACTATGTTAGTGATGAGAACTCATATGCATTTGCATATAATTTTGGAGATATAACAAGAAAACCAAGTTTTGAAGTTCCAGTAAACTATTCAAATGTAGAACAGTCATTGATAAATGACAAAATGATTACTGGGCGTAAGAACCTTACATACTCTCCATATGCAGAATCAGCACAATATATCTATAACTCTGCATCAGACTTTATAGGTCTTAAAGGATGGGCAGTATCTGGTGTGCTAAGTGATTTTGCTGTAGGCGATTTTTCTCAAAAGAACCAGTTAGCAAGGTCAGGTGAATCAACAAACTTTGCAAGAGAATTTACTGAACAAAACCTTGGTGGTTTATTTGGCGCAGCGGATATACTGCGTCGTATAGTTCCAATGTCATCTAGTGTATTGTATGATAGAGCAAATCCTTTACATAACAGTGTTGCTCCATCTTGGCTTCCCAGAGGAGAATATTACACAGATTTCTCAAAAGGTAACTACTACGCAAATGTAGAACTTGGCTATGATAGAATGCCAGGTGCAGGATATGAACATTACAATCCAGAAGTTGCAGGATTGAGTTTAGAAGAATATCCTGATATACATAAATTTAAAGTTCTATCAGATGTAGCATACGGCTCAAGTGAATTCTACAATGCAAAAGAGTTAATGGAGTCTAGATATAACTCTGGTGAAATGACAGAGTCCGAGAAAAGAATATTCGAGAATACTTGGGATCAGTTACAAAGAAGAGCGCAAAAGAAAACATTTGCAGAGTATAAGACTGATGAAGATTTTGATAATGTATCTGTTGGTGGAGAGGTTCTTGGTAAGTTATGGGAAACAATAACTCATAATGCAGAACTACCGACAGAGAGATTAACATTCTTCAGACCTGCCGGTAAGTTACTACACCAAAGAACAGCTATAGAAGATTACGAGAAAACTCAGTTAATAGCTTCTGATACAGCATTATGGAATGAACCATTTAAACATTTCATAAGACCATTCTTTGAGGAAAGCTATAAATCATTTGATAAATCATATATACCAGAGCATACACAAGAAAAACGTAATATAGATAATTACTTTGAAGCATTGGAATACTATAAACAAATGAAAGTTTATAGAGAAAATGTTAAAGGCAATTTATTTATAGCGAATCAGGCAAAGGCAAAAGCTTACAAGACTACATACGGTGCATTGGCATCAGGACTTGATACCGAAAAAGATGTAAGTTCTGCATATATGGGATTATCCAGCGAAGAGAAACAGTATTTTACATCATTTGTAAATGCAAAGGACTCTGATAGACAACGTATTGCTGCTATTGTTGATGGAAACAATGTATCAGAAATGTACAAGATGTTGTGGAGCCGTAAAGATGTAATTGAATCCGGCGGAGATGTCTCAGAATATCTACAAGATGAAGAGCAGCAACTTATACAAAATAACTCACAAGTTTATGGTGCATATAAAAGAAGTGGCGATGCCGACATAGGTATATCATTTAGAGAATACCTACAAGAAAGAAGAGCAGAGCAATTAATAGTCGATGCAACAGGAATGCCTGATGAGAAGTTTGCAGGATGGGACCCTAGATTAAATGTCAAAGATATAAAACTTAGAACATTAAATATAGGTGGTGAGAATGCCATAGAATTTGGTTATTACGAAGATGACCAAGACGATCTAAAAAGACAATCAGCAATACTTGCAGAAGATCAGGTTACAACTCAGCTTAAATCTATTAGAAGAACTAAGGCCCAACAAAGGTTTGATGCTGTGAATATGATAAAAGATGAACTATATCGTAATGGCGTAAGAGCAGTAAATGTCAATATAAGCAATAGTGGTCATGGTGATTTCGATATGACTATATATAATAGGTAATAAAAATGGATCCAATTAAACAACCTAAACTTATGATAGGCGGAGCAATATTAGGCGCAATGTCTCAAGACCCAGAAGACCATCCTATAGCAGCAGCATTAGGTATGGGCATAGGTGCTTATGTTGGCAATTCTCTTCAAATATCTAAAAGAATCTCTAGAGCGAAAAGAGAAATAGCTGACGATATAGCATTTAATAAAGCTGACCTTTCTGGATACAGAGGATTATCCAGAAGGGCAGCAAACAGGTTTACTGAGAAGTTTGCTAGAAATGCAAAAGAGATGCATATGAATCTAAGTTCACAAGCTTATGCATCTTTAAATATAGGTAGATTTGGTAACAATACTAGCAGCAGAGAAGCTCAAGTGGCGTTGTCTGAAATGCATAAATTAACCCAGAAGGGTATGCAATCATATAAAGAGGCTGTTAAAAGAAACTTCTCTATGATATATGGACAAGATATATCATCTGTTTTAGGCGAAGACCTATTTAATAATATATTTGATTCATGGCTTAACAATAAGAATCTTGAGCAAATAAAACAGTCGCTTCCGGCCCACGTAAAAGATAAAAACATATTATCTGCGCTGCTAAGTTCATCGATGCCTAATGCAATAACAGGTGTAGTAGACGCAGAAACAGGATTACTTATCCCTACTTCAAACTTACAGAAGTTAAATTTGTCTAGTGTTCCAGAAACAAACTTTAATAGAGGTAAATCATTAGATTTAAATATTAGTGCTACATCTGAACAGAAGACCAGTGCAATAAAAGAGTATCTCGTAAAAGAGCTGAATTATCCAGAAATAGATGCATTTAGAATAGCATCTAATATAGGCAATAATACAGAAAACAGCAAGATAAGCTTTGAAGATAGTAAAATAAGTATCACTAAAGATGGTGTTACTGGCTCTCTGCATATGGAAGAGTACAGTAAAGATGGCTCCAAATTTGTATCAAAAGGCGGCAATATATACTCTGCCGAATCTTATAATCAATTTCAATTGCTTGGTGATGGCACAAAAGTAAAAGGGAATATATACACTAATACTAGTGGACCATTTTCTACATCTGCACAAGAAGTAAAATCACAAGCATTTACTCCTGTAGAGTCAATGCTGTTTGAGCACCTCAATACTAATAAACCTCTTAATGAAGTATCTAAAAAATTCTCTGACAGAATAGAATATGTAGGACCTAAAACAGATCTTGTCAATATATCTGATATGCCTATAAAAAATAAACTTACAAATATAAGTGAGCAATTTTATAGGGACGATAGGACTGGAGAAATAAGAGGTATAAAGAATATCAACGCCGAAGAGTATAAAAATATTGTAGAAAACATAGAGCTTGATAGACTTAGAAACGGTCTAAATCCTGGATTCAACAATATACGACATTCTGATCAGGCAAAGGTATTCATGGGTGACAATAATAACTCTGTATATACTGGTATAGTATCATCTCCTGACCGTGATGCAACATATGCTTCACGTGGTAATATTTCTACATCAGGAGGAGAAGATAATCTAAGCAAAGCTGTTATGGAACTATCTAAAAATGGAGTAGATACGTCATCATTTAATGGCGTTAAAAATATAGGATTTAATGCTGTAGGATATGATTATAACTATAGCTTAGGAAGCTGGGTTACAGGCACAGCTATAGGCGATGGTCAATCAATAATACAAGAGTCAGATTACACTGTTAAGAAAGCCACTACAGTAACACTTGGCGGCAAAGACTTTATAGCTGCTAGTGATGCTACTGAAAAAATACAATCTCTTATAAATGGCACTAATGAAGGCCCAGTATCATTCAAAGGTGGAGAGCTTATAGGATTCTCTAATGGAGAAGAGATTAGAGCACCAAGACATTTTGAAACTGTAGAGCTATCTGGTGCTGTAAATTCAGGCGGTAAATACAAGTTAATTGGAGCAGGAACATCTTCTCTATCAAATAATGATGATAATATTGTCAAATTGTTTGGAGACTTGAAATCGAATGCAATAATTCTAGATAAGCATTCATACAAAAATGCTATGTATGGATATGCTATGTCTGAATTAGGATTAGTGTCTGCTGATAAAACCAATGGCCTAAAATTCTCTATAAATAAAATGGCTAAAATAGGCAAGGCAAATTTCCATGCACTTGTAACTGGTCTAATGGCATCAGATGAGGAACTTCAAAGCTATGGAGAGGGGACCAAAAAATACTTTAAAAGACTTTTAAGTCTTGTAGCAAACTCCGATGACAAAAATGCCACAAAGATAAGGGAATATCTAGAAAGAAACTCTGGTATCAATTTCACATCTCAATGGATGGTTAGAAGTTCTGATACTAAAATAGGTTCTGATATAACAGAAATAGATAGAGCTATCAGAAAATATAGATATAGCCCAGACCAGGTTAGCCTTAAAAATATAGTCAACAGAATAGTTGACAATACAGAACTGGATTCAGATGGGAGAATAAGTCCTGCCGGTAGAGAATTTGTCAGAATCAAAAAAGAAATAGATGCGTCAGGTAAGATTAGTGACGTTAATCAATCTAAAATTATTGGTGCCGCATTTGCCAATAATGCAATGTCTGATGGTAAATCATCTCAGACAGCAATGGCAACAATGATAGATATGATAAGTAAAGTTGGCTCACAGGCCAATTCTCCTATAACACTGAATCTTGCTGGCGGAGATATTCATATTGATCCGAATAATATAGAAAAAGGCCTAGCAAAATACATAGAGCAGTCTTCATCAAGAATGATCGACTATTCGAATGGACGAATAAGTCCAGAAGATATGTTTAAATCACTACAAGATGATTTTGCCAATATATATGAAACAATGCGAAAAAAGAACATGACAGCATTAGGACTAAGTTCTTTCGGTGTGCTACAAGAAGGTACTAGGGAACTTACTGGTGCAAATACATCAAAAGCAACTATGGACTGGATGGCAGCAGACCAATTAAAGGCAGCAGGTGTATCAATAGATTCATTAGAATTAATAGGGGAAGCTAATGAAGATTCAAGATACGAACTAAGGTCAAGAAAACTACAAAACATAGTTGATGGGCAGTCTATTGATTCTATATTCGGCGATGATCCTAAATCTATAAGAGCCTTATTTGAAGCAAAAGATAGGGAAGAGTTTGCAGCAAAACATCTTAAAGATATGATCAATAATGATGGTGTTGCATCTGTAAAACTCATAGTTCCAGAAGGTATGTCATCTAAGAAAATAGGTTTAAGGTCATTATCTATAAACCTACTGAACAGCGATAATAGCGGTATTAAAGATATTCATGGTTCTGACATCATGGCGGAAACAGACAAGTTGAAGCGTAATGTTTTGGTTTCAATGATGGAATATCAGAGGGCTATGAGAGATGGTGAAAATAGTAGATATATAGATATAGCGAAACAATCTTATTTAACAGATCTTGAAGAGCTTAAATCTAAATTAAAATCTACTAATACAACCATTGCAAAAGCTGCTACAAGAAGAACTGCAAGAAATGGTGTAACTGCTACTGCTGTATCATTAACAGGGGCCGCAGAGATAATACGAGCACAGGAAGAAAAAGCTGGACGTAATGCGGTATTCATAAATGAAGAGACTGCAAGGTCGCTTGGTTTCAAACTTAATCGTAAATCAAAAACACCATATGCTATTAAAGATAGTCTAGGGTTGGCAATACGTACTCCTGCATCTAGCTCACTTAGCGCACAAGCTGTAACGTTCTTTGTTGATCCATCCATAAAACAAAAAGGCACAGTAATTGCTATGGGTGAAAACCAATTGGCATCAGCATCCGGCGACCTTGATGATGACAAGATTCACGTATTCAGAGCAGACGATCTTAATAATAACAAGGTTAATAAAGAGTTAAGAGATTTGATGTCGTTACAAAATAATATATTTGTAAATGAAAAGAATTTCTTAAAAACATTTAATACCAAAATGGCCGAGATGGAACAATATGGTGTAGTGAACCCATTAAAGTCTGGAGCAAAAACTGTAGCAGAAGATCAGTTTCAAGAGAATATCTTGAAGCAGGTTAAATCTCAACAACGTAAGTTTAGTGCCGCAGAGATAACGGAATTTCAACAACTTCTATCTCAAGCAATAGAAAGAAAAAGAGGATCAGATTTGTCAGATGCCGTAAAGGCATTAGGTGTAAGCGATCCGTCTAGAAAACTTATAGAAGAATCTATAAATAAAAGGGCACTTATGGCACAGGCTGTAGCTGGTGCCATGCAAGAGAACGTACTTAAAACTGTACGATCTGGTTCAAATGCAAACTCACTTCTTGAAACTATTGCATCTATGAGAGAGTCTGCAGGTAAAAGCAGATTTGCCTCATATGACGAAATAGGAGAATGGGTTAAAAATGTTATCCCTGAAATATTTACTGGTGCTGATGAATTTGTAGATATAGGTAAATTTATAGGTGATGCTGTTTCAACACATGGCGCAGATATAACTATAAATAGTCCTAACATGGTTGGTTCAAAATACTCTGGGAAAGAAGCAGATAAGATTGAAGCTGCTATACCAAGAATACCAAAATCAACAGCTAGAGAGGTTAATCTTAGTGAAGAAGTATTGTCAAAAGCGGCAACTAATGCTACTATTGATACTGCTACTGATATAGGAAATCAAATTATTTCAACTATAAAAGCTAATAAGAAATCAATACTCTTAGGCGGACTTGGTTTAGGTATAGTAGGTTTAACTGTTGGGGCCGAATCTCCAACCACAACATCTCCTATGTATAATTCTCCTACTGCTAGAACAAATCCAACATTACCAGTAATAGAAAATAATTCTGCATACATAACAGATGGCGCACAAGCACAATCTGTATCAGTTGCCGGATATCAAATAGATAATAGAAGTAACGACAGATTGAAGCAGTCATTAAGAAGTATGCTTCAAGGAGATTCTGCATCAAGAAGTACAATAAGGTTCCAGAATCAAAATTATTAGGAATAACAAATGTCAAGATTTACCTTTTCAATAAATGGAATATTGGATATAGAACCAGTTTCTGTTGATAAAGTTAATAAATTTTATACAACACAAAACGAGTTCTTAAGGGACACATCTGTATTGACATCTAAATCTCGATTTGCGGAGTCGCTACATTTGGCGACTTTCGCATTCGATTTGTCTAAAAGTGATAGTGTCGAAGAAATGTGTGACCTTATATCTATATGTAGGTCATTCCCATATATGTTCATAAGGTGTGAAGCTATGGGTACATCAGACTTAAGTATGCTAGGATTAAGTATTGGTGACGGATACTTCATGTACGCACTGCATGAATATGAAATTGAATTAGGTGCATCAGACAATATGCAAGGTATGGCTTTTGTTTCATTAAGATTACAAACTATAAACTGGAAGCCACTAGCAAAAACAATAAAATTCATATCTTTCAATCAGCAAGCTGAGTCAAAAACAAATTCTAAATCTATCTCTAAAAAATCTAAAAGCTCTAAAAGATACAAAACTGAATATGAATTGAATCCTGGTGATTCTAATTTAATGAAAAAACTTGTAGACTTCTACAGGTCAGATGTAAATCAATATAAAACACAAATAATAAATCAGGGATACAATCGTGATTTCGATTTGTATCTTGGATACCCTATTGTTTTTACAGACGCAATTAAATTGCATAGAGAGCTTCATGACTTATGTTGGGAAGAGGCAAGAACATTTAGAATTCTGAAAAAGGTTGACTTATCTGGTACAGATGCTAAAGATGGCCAACAAACCAATGCTAACATATCAGAAGTTAAATCAGATGAAGAAGTTAGATTTGATGAGACTGGTAGAATAAATGTAGGATGGAAAAGAGAACTAATCGGTGGCACTAATTCTTCTAAAAATAAGGATAATATAGCAATACAATCTATTAATATAAGAAGAAGAAATAGATTTGCAAACCAAACAATACAGGATTTTAGTTATCCCTATTGTCAATATTTAGGACATTCTCCTACAGAGATAAATATATCTACTATAACTAATCATGAAGAAGGTATGGATGCGGCATCAGCTACTATGGCTATTGACCGCGTAGATGAATTTACAAAAAATATAAGAGTTACATATCCAGCATTAAAAGGATTAGATGTAATTGCAATAGAGAACCCTATTGTTAATGCAATGGGTGTTAAATATGTAATAATAGATTCATCTCAGTCTTCTACAACTGGGAATATGAATAATGTTATTACAAATAACTATTCGTTTATAGAATCTGATTCAACAGACTTCCTTGAGAATAGTAAATTTGTAAAAGCCTCTAACAAAGAAGCTTACAACGACATAATAGCGCAAGCAGAGACTATAAGAGATCTGCTTGCTATGGCAAGCGTAGAGTACAAAAAGGGTGCAAATACATCAGCACTAAAAGACGTACTTGATAAGATAAACAAGCCAATAGTTAAAGCTATTGAAGAATATAAAGTTTATATAGACTCTTCTGTTAAGAAAGCGGAAGACCCTACCGCAGATGTAGGCTTATTCTTAGAACCTATGCTAAGAAGTAAAAAATATTCTAATATGACAGACACAGAGAAATCTACAATGTTCATAAAAGAATATATTAAAGCTATAAAAAGTCATTCAGCTACTCCATCTGAGGAAAGAGTTCTAAGAGAGCGTTTAAGAAATTTTGAACAGGCAGTTACATCTGCATATAAAAGTGCACTTGGAAGCTCTTTCAATAAATACACTATTGATGCCTTATCAAAAGATTTGGAAAAAGAAAAGAGTTATTATAAAACTCATAGAAGCAGTACATCATTTTCTGGTGAAGCAATCCCAGATATGAAATATAAAGAAATATTTCATGACATTCCTTCAACAGATGAATATAGTTCATGGAAAGATTTACCTGCCCTGCCATTTGTATATGACCAACAAATATTTGATGGCGATAAGATAATGGCCAAGTGGGAACAATCATCTCCACTTATAGATGAAATACTTGAAGATACCAATGCGATGGTTAATGGCCCGGGAAGCAGTACAGACAGAACAAGAAACTTTACAAAAGTTAATGCCGTTGCGTCATCAGGAACAATAAATCCAGATGGTACAGTTTCTGCTGGCAGTGTAGATAGCGTGAATGGACAATTTACATCAAGTACACTTAAGGGTGCCCAACTGGGTGTTCGTTCAGGATCAGGATTGTGGCTAAAAGATTTGTCATCAATAATGAAGCATGTTCGAATATCTTCTCCTTTCGGTATGAGACGCGGAGGATTTCATCACGGAATAGACTTAGCAGGTCCAACTGGAACTCCAATATATGCAGCAGCTACTGGCAAAGTAACAGTTGCATCTAATCGCGGAAGGGGTGGTAATTCTGTTTACATTCAACATGCTGGTGGTATAACAACATGGTATATGCACTTAAGCGCATTCGCAGTTAAACCAGGACAACCTGTCATAGCTGGACAGCTAATAGGATTCTGTGGTAGCACTGGTCATTCTACAGGCCCACATTTACATTATCAAGTAAATGTAAACGGTACACCAGTAGACCCTGCAGCATTCCATAGATCAATAAATGGGTTAGGTGCTCCTAGCAGTAATCTTCCTGAATCAGGTAAAAAGAAAAGCTGGTGGGAAGACCTTGGTTCAGCAATAGCTGGAACAAATGGTCAATCTGCAATAGGTATGGGTATAACTCCAGGAACACTTGAGAAACCTAAAGCAAAAGACGGAATAGCTTTACCAAAAGAATCTACAGCTATGCAATCTGTTGTTGCAAACGGATATCAACCATTTACAGACTTCAATGATTACAGTCTTGGCGGTGGAGATCTGAAAGGTATAGCAGCAGCATCTAGTGCTGGCTTTACAAGTCAAAAAGGTACATCACTTATAAATAGTACACTTCTAAGAAGCTATGCAGGATCAATAGCAGCAATAGAGTCAAGGGGAAGACTAAATCCATCTGGCAATGAATCATATCTAGGAATGTATCAGATAGGTCTAGAAGGACTTATGGATATAGGCTGGATAAGAAAAACAGCACCAAGAAATAGATCTTCACTATACAATGATTCATATTGGACAATTCCTGGAGGATATAAAGCATTTATATCTAGTAGAGAATTACAAGATCAAGCATTTGTGCTATACACTCAGAAAAACATAGATTATCTATCAGCTAAACCTGGTTGGAGTAAACTATCGTTCCAAGATAAGGTGTTAGCAGTAGCTATGTCTCACAACGGTGGACATAGTGCAGGATGGAAAGCATTACAAGGTAAGGATAGTAGAGATGGCAATAATACATCTAGGCAAAAATACGGTAGAGTTGCAATGTCACTCTCAGCCGCTGTGTCAAAAGGTAATGCCGGTGTTGGTATTTTTAGCAGAGACGCTGCTGGATATACGTCAAACTATTACGATAATGTAGCAGTACAACGTAATAATGAAGCAGTTGAATTTAATACCGACCCTACACCTTGGGACCCTAATCTACAAGGTAAAGCTAGAATATCTAATATGGTAAAAGATTACACATGGGGATTAGAAAAACTTATCCCTACATATAAGGTATATCTAGTACACGGCAATAATGAAAACACTTTATTTAAATTAATAAATACAAGTGTTGAAGCGGTATATTATGAAATATCAACTGTACGAAATATTCGTGTAGAAATGGCCAATCAGGATAATCCTGTTGCAGTTGCATACTTTGAAGTTCTTAACTCTTTGAATACATCAACAGACCCTACTACTGGATACAATACCGCAGACAAACTTGGCAACACTAAATTAGATTTAACATCTTTAGGAAGTGATTTCGCCAATGTTGTAGCAATGGACCAAATAAGGCTTAAAGCCGGTAACAAAGTTCAAATAAGAATGGGATACGGCAATAAGATTGATGATCTTCCTGTAGTATTTAACGGACTTATAACCGAAACGGATGGTGGAGATGTTGTAAGAGTAGTTGCAGAGGGTTATGGAAGAGAACTACAAAACGAATTAATATTCGCCGGCGATGTATTGCCATTTACTACTTTTGCTAGTGATACATCTGGTAGGTACATATCAGCAGCAGTTGCAAGAATAGTTAAGAACGCAAGACTACAGCACTTTGGCGCCAACCCTAAAATACTTGGTGAAGATGTAGATACAAATTCATCTGGTACAGCTGCTCAGGGTGTATCTGGTCAAAGCGGATTCTCGTTATCAAATTCTTTATGGAATTCATCTTCAGGTGAGTTCTTCTTCTATGATTTTAAAGGTCCGACAGATCATCTAGAAAACTTCTGGCTGATGAATGTTGACATGGTTGACAGATTCTTTGTTACAGAATGGAATGACCTATTCCCATTCTCTCTTAACGACTACTTTGTCAATTTCCCGGTATTGAATAAAACAGTATGGGATGTGATAACAACAGGTAGAAGATTATTCCCATCATCAGTGGCTCTTATAAAAAATATAGGTGCAAGATGCACCATATTTACAGGTATTAAAGAACAGCTTATGGTAGGATATGAAACTGCACATTCTGTTGCGTCAGAGGTATTTGAGAATATCAATGGAGGACTGTTAGATAAAGATAGCCAACATGCTCAAGAAGTAGAAGAAGCCGCAAATGCCAAAAATGTAAAAGGTAGCTTAGGTATTCCGGTAAATAGCACAGATGGCATAAAGAAACGACAAAGAGAAACAACAGCTAAATTTGAGGTTCTAAAAGACAATCCTGGACAAGTGGCTGATGTAGTAAGCTCAGTAATGGGATCTAAAACAATAGATTCTACTGCATGGGTTCCTGCTACAAACTTCCATATGTTTAGTAGTGCAACTAATATAATTAGTAATCAGCTTAGATTGAATCAGGATGTGATAACACAAGCCAATGTCGAATATGGTACAGAGCCAAGTGACTTTGGCACTGGTAAAAACAAAATGTTCGATATGAAATCTAATGGCGGATTAATGCCTGCATTTACTAAATCATCGTATTTAACTGATAGTACATTAAATACAGAAGGCATGGCAATAAAAACTGGCCAGGGATATCTCCTTGAAGAACTTGAGAAGATGTATACAGGCAGTGTAATCATATCGGGTAATCCAGATGTAGCACCAGGTGATTATGCATACATTTCTGACTCATTAAGACAAATGAGCGGCGTAATGAAGTGTAGGGAAGTCCAACATATCTTGACTGAAGACGACGGATATATTACAATAATTACACCAGGAATGTTTGTTGAACCTGCAACACATTTATATTCATCACTATACATAAAGCTGGGTATGTTCTATTCGATGCTTGCACAAGGTCAAAGAGAATATGCTTTAGTATCTGTTAACTCATCACCTACTGGAGAGATGTATAGCAAATTATCCATAGCTCCAACCAAAATAGGATTCTGGGACGTAGGATGGGCAACAGCAGGATCATTAGCAGCTGCAGCAGCATCCGCAATGTTACTTAAAACAGCGGCATCTTATGTGTCTACTGCATTATGGGGTCCTATAGTAGGACATGTAGCATCAGGCTGGGCAAGATTCAGCAAGGTTAGCTTTATAGTTAGAGGACTGTCCTCAATGAAAGGCGCACTAGGCGGAATCTGGGCAAGAGTAGCTACAGCAGGCAGAACAATAGCAACTGTTATAAATGGTGTCAGAACTGTTGGACTTGCTGCCAGTATTGGTACTGGTGGACTTATAGCAACAGCAGCAGCAACTATCGTAGTAGCAGCAGTTGTTATAGCAGTATGGGGTATTCTTAAAAATGTTTGGGAAGCAAACAAAGAAAGAATAACCATGAGGCACAGAGCGCTGATGAAGATGCCTTTGACTGTATATGGACAAGAATATACAGCAGGACTATTAGGATGGAATGATGAATTGAGTCCTATAGAATTGCAGGTTAAAAATCTTAAAACCACATGGGAAAGCTTAGCTAAAGTGTGGGGAGCTACAAAAGACACAAAAGCCTCAACAAAGGCTAGAATACTATATTCGATAGCGACTGACTAATATGAGTAATACATTAGCTTCAATGGCATACTCAGAGATTGGGGAGATACAAACAGTATCTCTCCAAGGTTCTCAAATATTTGTTGTTGTTAGATTAGTTGGGGAAACCCTATCAGATATGATGGGGAATCCTGTTCAGTGTGGACAATATCTTGTTGGAATTCCAAAAGGTGCACCAGAACATACTGCCACTATGGCAGAGCTTCTAATTCCAATAAATATGACCTATGCTACACAAATATCAGACCCCAAGTTCTTAATAGGGGCAAGAGTTCAAGTATTCTTCACTAAAGAAGGATTTCCAACTGGCTGTATATTAATGGCGAATTCTGATGCTAGAATTATATCTAGACGCGCCATGTTTGATTACAGACTTTCAAACAAAGACAAGATATTCGATTCTAGATTAAAAGACAAACTAAAGAATCGCGGTATACTTGAAAATTTCAATAAACTATCCAATGAAGTATATGACACAACATTCCATAAAGGGTTTGTAGGAACATATGGAGAATCTCAAAATATGTTCATAGCTACACCATCGCATATGGAAGATATAATAGACTTTGAACAGAAAGTCGATCCAAGTGTTGTAAGAACTGATAGTTATAAAACAATAAGAACAAAAGAATGTTATATGCCAACTACTGTTTTTACGGGTAAAACATAATGCTAATAAGACCATCTCCAGACAGTACGACATTAATAGACCTAAGAGAAGATGTAACATCTATATCGTCTGGCAGTATGTCTATATCTACACATAAAGATTATGGTGTATTTGTAAACGGTCCAATGTCAGTATCATCTCCGCCCACGTCCGTAGTGTTCGGAGGATTCTATAAATTTAACCCTGTTGCAGTGTCAGGCATTCCATCTACAATGATTACACCTGTCCCAACATTTGAAATAACTGTTCCAACAAAAAATGTAGGAATACAATCAGCTATAAATGGTGTAGTTTTAAGTACGGTTACAGGACTATTCTAATGCTAATAGAAGAGATAGGTAGAGATATAATAACGGATGACTATGGTGATATAATCATATCCAATGGAGATATATACACATCGTCAAACCAAAATATGATAGCACTAACAAATGCTAGACATAGACTAATGTCAGGAACATCCGATATGTACCTATACAATATTTATGGAGCCAATCTCCATAAATTTATAGGAAGAGCAGTAACCGATTCATTGGCTAAAGAAATAGTTACCAGTATAAAGAATTCGTTTACAGAAGACAAATTCTTTTCTGGAGATAACTTTCAAATAAATTATGTACTAGATGGACAAAGGATACTATTCAAAATTGCAGTAGGTACAGACTATCAATTTACAAGAAATAAACAATCAGAGGTGAATATAGTATTTTCACCTATAACCGGAGTTTCTTATGTATGATCAATTAACTAATAAAGAGTTAATGACTCAGGAAATATCTGCGCGAATTAGTGAGAATACTGGTATAAACAATACCTCAAAGTCTACTGTAGTAAGACATATTACAGACGCGATAACAGATACAGCTGTAAACCTTGTTGCATACTCTAATGCCGCAATTAATTCTACACATACGCAATATGCATCTGGCGACCTACTAACCAAGAATGCATATGAATTTGGGGTTGTAAGAAATATATACTCTGATGTGTATATATCAAAAGATGATGCCATAGTTAATCTAGTAATGAATGATGGATCACAGTTCCCTAAATACATGGACGGCAAAATAATAATAGAGGCCGGCAAAGTATTTTTATTCGGTATTGGTACATCAATAGAGGTAACAGAAAATGTTTATGTATCACATAACGAAACGTCTATTCCTCTTCCAGTTCGTATAACTACATCTGATTCAACTGATATAAAAAATGGAACAAAGATAGATATTTCTGATGAATCAAATCCTATAACTATAGGTGTTTCTATATCTATAAGCAGTAGCATCTATACAAACCTATCAGAAGAATCAGACGATAGTCTAAGAAGAAGAACTGTATACGCAAAAATGCGTGTACATGGATCATCAGATTATTCTATAAGAGGAATACTTTCAGGAATCCCTACTGTTAGATCGAGCAAGATAGTTAGAAAGCCTAATGATAGTAAAACTTACATTTACGTTACAACAGATAATTATCTTAAAAACTTTGTAGATGAAAATTACTCATTTATAAAGTCTAAAATATTATCTGAGTTGGATTACCTTTCATCATCAGAACAATCATTTGACGTATTGATGCCAGAGGTTCTACTTCTTGATGTATACTTTAAATATAAAAATACAACATCAAGTATGGCTATGTCAGCTATAAATGAATCTTTTAATTCTGTATATACTCCACTTATAACTGGCAATATTAATTTCGAAGAGTTAGTAAAAGAATTAAATACTTACGGATTAGATATACAAATAGAACATATAATAATCCGCTCTGATGTATACGGGACAATAGCCGATATATCTACTGGCGATTTTGCAGTTCCAGATACAGCAATATGTGCATTAAGTCAATCTACATCTATAGGATTAGAAGAATCGGAATAATATGATCAAGCAAAATAACTCAATTAATATATTGACTAAATACTTTGCTCAATGGTCTGCCCCATTTAATAATAACTTTTCTAATATATCTAAATTTCTATTACCATTTTCTGATATAGTAAATTCAAATATAGATAAAGTTTGTAATCTTGTTTTACAGAGGTACAGAAATAATGATTTGGAGTGCTATAATAAAATTTATAGACTCCCATCATTTGGCAAATATAAGTCAATAAAAACTGAAACGCACAGAATAAAACATTTGGACGGCAGAGTTGAGCTAATAGGCAAAAGAGATATAGACTATGCTGGATCATTTACATCAAACTTCTTTACTCAATTTCCTATAACAGGATTTGAGCTCACAGAGACTCCTCTATCACTAAATAAAAATTCTTTTAATGAATCAATGTTCCCCGGAACAAAAGTCTTTGATAGGAAATTGTCAACAGACTGTACATTATACATATCACCAGCTGAACAAAATCAATCAGTATTCAATGTTGTAATAATGGGTTCAGATTCAAATGGCGAAACAATAATAGAAACATTAAGGGTAAATAAAGAGTCATCATCTGAAACATTTTATAAATACAAATATATTTATAAAATAGAAACACCAAATTATATTACAATATCTGATAAGCTAAATCTTTCAAAGCATCACTCTATTGATTCAGAAATAATCCCTCCAAAAAGAATAACAAATAAATACGGAGACTTTATATCTCCACATTTAGAATATGATGGATCATCAATAGTTGTATATGATCAATCCGGTATAGTAAGAAGTGAAGAAATAAGATTTGATACAGAATCAAATCTAAAATCTATTTACTTAACTAACTCATCAGACATAATATCATTAGATGAGGCAGGATGGATTAATACATACAAGCCTTATCCTATGTACGATCTAATAAATACAAATGGCAGCCTGAATAACAATCCATTTATATTTGTTGAAGAGGAAGAAAGCAAGATAGGATACAATGTTAGGTGCAGAATCTTTGCTCATGACATAGCAAAGAGGTACAGAAGCGATAAAATAAAAATAACATTATATAATGGCGATGATGTATTTTATTTAAATAAATTTGGGCAATTATCTAATGATGAAAATACATGGATAAGTTCTGTATCATCAGCTGACATAATTAATCTCTCTGTTCCATGTACAAATACGATGCCTTATATATTTTCCGTAACTACATTAGACAATAAAATATTTTATGCTGCAGCATACCAAGATGAATCAAATAATATGATGCTTATGGGCGGCGTAACAGATATATTTGTATTCAATAGAGAATTGTATTTCGAGATAGATAATAAATTCTACTCTGCTAAGCCAATCAGACATATATGGATGCAGTATGATGAAAATGAGATAGTTTTAGATTCAGATTATAAGAGTATAGAGTTAACATGATTAAACTTAGGGAATATGATATAAACCCATTTAAAAGAAGCGAAAGATATACTTCTTATAGCGATAATATAGGAGAAAAATATCCTGCATTGTTAGTAGAAAACTTTGCAGGCTATATCTCTGTATATGATGGGGAGATTATTGTAGACGGAGAAAGTCTTCAGTTATCAAACAAAAAGATAGGTGATGTATACAAATATCTAAAAGAGAAAAGTGTTGATGTAAAAGTATATAAGGGTATGGAACATATACCTGCAATAATGTTAATAAATTCTTCCAATGTGGATATTGTTACATCAGTAATAGATAGGTCTCCTTTTGATATATATCTTAATAAGTCTAAAAATCTTATATCAATGATTCCATATTCTTATAAAGATGATGTAAAAATAGAGCCTATAGAAAAACAAACTATTATAAATGGTAAAATTATAACTGATTCATCAAAGAATGTAGAAAGTATAAGCTTTCGGCATCATGCTAAAAACTTTATTTTGAATATGTCAGATACCAATATAATAAGAGATATAGAATCAATATATAGTATCCCTCAGGTAAAACAGTCTGTTATAGACTGGAATAGAATGGTAAAAGGTGAACCAAATGCCAACTATACAATATAATATATCCATAAGGGGGACTAACTCTTATATAAAACAGCCAGAAATGGATATTGGCTTTTCTGAAATTCCATACTCAAGATATCTCAAGTTGGCAGAAGATTTATCTCAATCTCCAGAGCATACTAAATTCGGATGGGATAAATCAATAGATGAGAATAGAATATATAGAGGGTATTGGATTTCAGATAAAACTGTTATACCTAACACAACAGGTATCTCATTCTTTCCTGAAATTAAAGATAGCGAAATAGTTTTTGAATTTGGCAATATAATTTTTGACTACAGTGTATTTATAAATTCTAGAGATAAAGATAAATCTGGCATATATAAAATATATAAAAGAGGTAAAAGCGGTCCGTACACATATATAGACAATAGCGATATCCCAATGGATGGAGTATATAGCTACATAACAAATTCTTATTCTGTTCCGGATAATAATTTTAAGATGTCTATAAAGATGGATAAGCCTATATCACCAAAACTTATAGGTACTGGCAAAGGGTTATATACACAGGAAGAGCTTGACTCTGCCGCCACAAATATGTCGTCCTTATATAAGGATAATGTAACATCTGGCAATATACTCGCTTATTCAGAAAAGCCATATACCAAAAAGATTGCTGGCAAAACTATACTACATACAAAATACTTTCCAATATATCCTAGTGTTTCAGTATTTGATGATTCGCTAACGCTTATTACAATAGAATCCGTTGATAATAAAAACGGTATAATATATATAAACGGATCATATGATAATCTTAATATTATATATGGCATACTTCCAGAAATTAAAATCGAAACTGGGGTTAATATAAACTTTAAGGACTCTATAACTCCTACTAATGAGATAAATCTTTTATCTCTTTCAGAATATGATAATCAGGCATTTATAATTCCCAAAACAATAGATGATATATCATTTGATGATAACGGATCTTCTTACTCGGAATTAAAATTATCTATACCTGAAGAGTATATAGGATACTCTATATCGTCAGATACAGAGATAAATATAAATGGGATATCTGCAAAGAATCCTAAGTTTTATACATCAAATAGTGAACAGATTTTGTATGCATCGCTGCCTAATGATATAGGCTTACTGATAAATAAAATTGAACTTAAAGATGGCAAATATGAATTTCCAGGGTATAAAACTGGCGGACTATCTAGTGTTTATGGAGTATTTAAAAATAAATACAATGATGACTTAAGATTAGCTCATATATGCTTTACCAAAAAGGTAGAGTCAGAACAATCAACATCTGGCAGTGTGTCATTACAGATACAAAAAGAAAAGGTTCATAAATTTATACATCTACCATCATGTGCATCTGAATCCGGAATAACTATTAAAACAGAAGACGACAAAGATGTTGAGTTTAAATTTTATGCACCAGATTTAATAGAGATTCCTAAGTATAGAGATATACAAACTGGCATAAATGTTTCGTATACATCTGTAATACCTAATTCTAAAACTATATACATAAGAGACAAGAAGATAAATGAAGACGTATTGTCATCTGTTGTGTCGGAATATGGAGATAAATTAATAGGACTGTACGCTCTTTACTCTAGAGAAGTTAACCTAAATGTATATGGTGTAAACTATAATAAGAATGAAATCCCATTAGGGACAGTAAAAACAAATATTTTATTTAGCGACAATGCCATAAAAGGCATGTCCGCTGTAATAAAGAATAGCTAGGAAAAGCAATGGCAAATTTACATTTAGATAGTGGTGCTCTTACTCCTCAACATGCTATAGAGGCTATAAATGAGGTATCACTTAATGTTGAAAATATTAAAAACACAATCGGTGATGTAAATGGCTATGGAACTGGTATAGAAAATTCATATAAAACATCTATATCAGAATCTATAGGTGACTTCTCAAAGGTCTCTCCTAATACCCCTATTGGCGTAGTGTTCTCAGATTATACAGATTCATTTAGTTCTGTCGGTATAAATGACTTCTACCTTACTTTAATTCCTGTAGGTGATCTTACAATAAGAACATCTGATAATAAGACATATATAAAAGTAGAGGTAAATGACCTTAAAGAAGATAACCAATACTCTGTAATAGGAAGAAAACTACTATTCCTTAAAAATCCTACCGGATCATTTACAGTAAGTTATAAAGGTACATATCCAGGGGCAGAATATGGAGCAGGATTTACACCAAACTGTATACCATCTCCGTCTTTGCTTGCAGAGAATAAAATATCTAAACCATCTGTAACAAAAGTATCTGATAAGGTTTATGAGGTAACAGTAGCATCATCAAATACATATGATAAGACAACTTATCAGAAGAATGTAGATTTTGTACTGAAAGATAAATTTACAAAATTTATCTCATCAACTGGTGCAATATTAGCACCTAAAGAAGAAGTATCTGTATGGAAGCTATTTAATGGTGAATATCAAAAGCTTGATGACGCTAATGTATATCTAATGGCGCCGAACAAATATAGATTCGAAACATCAATAAGTGTAGACGTTTCAGACACATTTGTTCTATCGGTAAATAACTGGACAGTAGCAGACTCATTAGCTCTATTGTTTAGATTTGCTTTTAACCATTCTCATAATGGCGAGGAGCTTGGGTCACAAGTATTACATAGTTCACTATCAGGATTGAGGGCAAGCAGATATAATCCAACAGATAGACGATACGGTATATCTAATATACAAGGTGATGATCATCCTCAATACTTCAATAGAGAGGGTTATATTCAAAACAATGATGGCAACTTTAATAACGCCATAATAGGTGATGTATTAATTGGTTCATCTGACCCGCACAACTTGTATAACAATACTGTTAGCAATTCTAGAAAGATTTACTTCGGAAGCGTATCTGATGCGGTTTCATTACTGTATGATTTCGCATTTAAAGGCTTAAAATTATATGGTTCTGAAAACGGATTAAAAATAGAAACACATGCTAATCCAAATAATCCAGATAATTCATATGCAACAGCATTAGAAATAGATGGGAATAAAATATATTCAACTGGTGATAAGAATTCATTACCAAACACATTGAATATAGAATCTAAAAATGGTGTAGCTAAATTTGTAAACTCAGAAGGCGGACTTAGCAAAATAATTGCTAAGGCATTGGATATAGATACAATAGTTGCATCTGGCAATATAGGTATAACAGGCCCTAGTTCTACATTAACAATCGGCGGTGTTAAATTTGCAAATTCAGATGGTAATGTAAATGTATCATCAGATTCTGGAAATAAAATAACATTTGGCTCAGATGTTGACCTATCCAACATTAATGTTGAGAACATGACTCCTAAAACGATTAATATCAAAGGTGAAGGAAAGATATTATTCGGAACACAAGAGGGTGCAACATTAACAGAAAAAGATGATGCAATAGTTGTAACATCTAAAAAGCCAGTAGTATTTAACGGCAGTGGTAAAAATACAGGTATTCAAAATAAGAATGCTACATATAATCCATATATGAATATGTACACCTCTGCTAAGAATGGTGGTGCATCTACACCTACTGACCATGACACATATATAGAGGCCGGTAAAGGTGATATATATTTCCTGAAAGATAGTACAGTTCCTCAAGTTGAAGGCGGTATATCATATGGATTCGGTGACTCAACCCCAGCAGGTTCAACAAGGGTAGACAACTTAACATCATGGCCGAAGTCTAATATACATGCATCTGTAGGTAACTTTAAATCAGCTACAGTAAGTGTATCATCTCTAAAAGAGAGAAGAGGTGTAAACTTTGGAGATGTTGGCGCAGTATACGTTACTGGTAGCGATACAGAATGTCCTCCAGGATGGATGGTTGTAGAATCTAAAAACGGCGTAGTATTTGTTGATGCTAGAAGTGGCGCAATAGACTGTCAGTCTATGACATATAGCACTGTTACAACAGGTGATATAAAGGCATTTGGTAGCATTACTATAGATGAGAATCTTGGTGTTACTGGCAATACATCTGTTGCTGGAGATATAAGTTCAGAAAATATAAATGTATCTGGCAAAGGTACATTTGGCACACTGGATATTAAAGGCACTTCTAGATTCACTGGTGACGTTTCATTTACAGAAAATGTAGGTATAAACTCTAACCTAAATGTAAATGGTACAATCAATAGCAGTAATAGTATAAAAGGTAATGAACTTTTTATTAAATCTAGGTCTATACTATCCGGCCCAGTTGACTTATCTGATTCACTTAAAGTTGCTGGTGTATCAGCATTTGAAGGCGTAATAACTGCTGCTAGTGATGTAAGGGTTACAGGTTCAATAAACTCAGCTAATGCTACAATAGAGAAAATATCTGCTGCATCACTTAAAACAACAGAAGCAATAGATGCTAGAGGTGGATTAGCTTCATCAGGATTGATATCTTCTACTGGAAACATTGAGACAACAAAAGATATAGTTGCCAATATAGGTAGATTCTCTTCGAAACTGAATACATTAGACCTTGATGCACAGGGTTCTGTGTCTATAAGTAAAACATTAACTGTAGAAGAAAAAGCTATATTTAATGGTCAAGCAGTAATAGGATCTAAAGAAGCCGATAAGCTTACTGTTAATGGTAATGCAATATTCAATAACGGCAAGACATCATTTGTTGGCGCAGTTGACGTAAATGATGATGCTACATTTAAATCCGACCTTAACGTAACTGGAACATTGGATTTACAATCTAATGCAAACATTAAAGGTAGTATAGATGTTGCAGGCCCAGTAGTTGCATCTGCTAGCTTATCTGCTAAGACTATATCTACATCTGAACAAATATATGTTGGTTCAGACCTTAATGTAACTGGTATATCTAAGATTGGTGGCTCATTAGAAGTTAACGATGGAGCAATAATCAGGGGTGGCATAGCTCTAGGTGAAGATGGTAAAATATTAACTGTGAGCAGTAACGCTCAATTTAATAATAATAAAACAATCTTCTCTGGAGAAGTTGATATAACAGATGTTTTAAATATATCTGGTGAAACACATATCAACTCATCTATCACAATAGATGGTGCTCTTACAGCATCTGGTAATACAACTGTTCAAGGTGTATTAACAGCAAACGTTGTTAGAACTGATGCACAAGCTGAATTTAGAGGCGGTATATCAGTTGGAAGACAAGCTAAGTTAGAGGCTCTTGTCGTTGATGGTAAATCTATATTTAATAATGACGTAAATTACTACGGCACTATTTCTTATAACGGCGACATAACAACACTATCTACATCAGTAGCTACACTTGGTACAGTTAACGTAACTAAGTTTATCAACCAATCTGATAACTCAGGAAGTAACCAATTTGCAGCATCAAGTATATTCAATAACGATATAACAATTGCGGGCAACGCAACAATAAAAGGCTCTATTATATCTGGTACTCAAACATCAGGTGTAACAATAGAGGGTAACTCTGTAACACTTAATGGACCAACATCACTTATAACATCTAAAACAGCTGTAATAGATAAATTAAGCGGTGGAGCTACTAAAGTAATAGGTTCGGTATCATCAAGAAATTCAACAGCAGCAACAAAAGCCGTAAGCTTATCCAATAAACGTTATACAGTAATGGATAATATCTATGTAGAAGATTCACAAGTTAACGCTAGTGATATATTCTGTTTAGGTACATTATATGTAGGCGATATGCAGGTAATTGAAGTTCCAGGATCAAATAATAGATTTGATGAGAACTCTGCAGTGATGAACATCCGTGCTGCTAGAGCTAGATATGCCCCATAATAAAACGACATGAATACTATCACATATAACATAAAAATAGGAGGGGTCGAAAAGGCCCCTCATTTGGTTCAATCAGATAATACATTGAACACTATTTATGCAGTAGATACAAAACCTTTAAATAATTCATTATTCAATATAAGAAATACATCTAAAGATAATGAGAACAGATTTATAAAATTTGTATCAAAAAATATAAAAGGTGTAGCTGTACGATCAAATTCTGAAAATATATTAATTACAGATGTATATGATAACGGAACACCACTGTATAGAAAAACTCCAATACGATTTAAAGACTACGACCGTATATTAGTTAACGGCGAAAAACCAATATCTGATTCTAATTTTTTATATACCAATGATGATAGTGTTCATGTTTCTTATTATAAGAACGGCTCACTAATATTGGAGTATTCGGATACTACATATCCAGTATATATAAATTGTGCGTATAAGAATTATGAATCAATATCCTCTATTGATGGAAAAGTATTTAAATCTGTATTTGATAAAGATCACTATAAAGTAACATGGTCGAATACAAATACATCTTATAAAGTATTAGACACTCCAATTTTTAACGTATCTGAATATTCAATATATAATACAGATATGTTAAGTATTTACATTAACAGTTTCATTATGCATAGGAATGGCATCGACTATTCGACAATACGGCATGGACTAAATCTTGTAAAAGTAAATAATGAAATCGCTAAATATTCTAATAATGAGATATTGCTAAAACATTCTGGATTATCAAAATCCGGAATTAAAATATCCTTTATGAAAAATGGTTCATCTGTAAAAGACATTTTAGGTGAATCTCTTAAAAATTATGAAATAGAGCCTAAATACGGATCTATCAAATTGCATAGATTTAAAGATGAGATAGCACAAATATCTTATGACTCTGTTTATGTTACATATAATTATTATGATTTTATATCCAATAATATAAGAATACCTAGATATATTATTGATTCTTCAGAATATATTTCTGTTGGTCTAACAAAAGAAGGGGTTAAATATTATGCTTATGATTCTTTTGGTTTTATTATATATTCTAATAGTAAGATAGATAATAAACCCTATGCAGTAAATCTAAAAGATAAAGCTCCATTAAAATGGAACATTTCTGGAAAACCTGAAAATAGCGGAAATGTTTACAACGGAGAGAAGATCCCTGATGACTTTATAGAGATATCTAAAATAGATATGAAAGATATATCAAAACTTAAATATGTTTTAAATAAAAGGCCATCACTCCCTGTTTCTGGTGGACACGGGCTTAGAGAGGTATATATTCCTAATCTAGCATACTGTAGAATATCGATTGGAAAAGAAAAAGAATCATATTTTAATTCTGGAGTATCAGAACTGAATGTTGGCATGTCTACAGAAGGGTCACTATCTCTATATTTAAATACTGATACAAAAATAATATTTCAGTTAGATTATTCAGCAGATAAGTATATAGGCGATGTTGAATATGTTGGTGAGGATCTACAAAAAGATCTAGATTTTAAAAATCCTGTATTTATAAATAAAGATCCAATGAAATACGAAATGGTCCATATAGATGGGAAAACATATTCTAAAATCAATAGTGTAAAGAAATTATTTGATGATAAGGTATACTTCATAATAAATAAAGAAGATATAAAACCTGACTATAGGCTAAGTGTAGTTTATAATGATTCAATTCCAACTATGGTGCATAAGGTATGAGAAAGTTTATTGAAAATCAGCAGTTTAATTATGTCAATGATATATTAAACCTATCTCTTCTTGGCGGCAATATTAATAGACTTGGCATTGATTTCATAAATAGAAGCCTACTAAGAGTATCACTACAGGCAAATCCATCTGTAGAATTTCTAAAAGAATCACTGGATAGAATAGATACCCAACTAGAAGAATGGTATTCTGGATATATAAAAAAGATAGATTTAGCAGAGTCAAATAATATGTTTATACAACTGTTAAATTTATCTACAGAAGATAGCGGATACTACTCGTTATTTGAGATAGATACATCAAATCCTAATTCTGTAATATATTCATTATCAGATAAGGGGTATGTACTTAGCAGCTATGATGAGAAAGAATTATTATAATGGAAATAAAGAAAACATTTTCTTCTGAGTCATTATTCTTTAATAAGATAATACTTAAACCAAAAATATCTAATATCTTTATTAAATCTATATCATCTATAAATAGCGCCGGTACAGTTAGTCCTATAATAACAAACCCGTTCTATATAGACGACATAGTTAATATAAACAGTTTACATAAAGACTCTATTGCAATAGAAATAGTATTCGAGCACAGCAACTTCTCAAATGATACAGAAATATCTGATTATATAGATATAGACATTTCAAGAATAAGAAGTAACTATGCCGGAGTATTAAAAACTAAACCTGTTGAAATATTGTGCAAAGGGTATATAGCCCCTATAATAAAAATAGATAACAATAATGGTGTAATAGTATCAGCCGATATAAGTATAAGAGGAATATCTTCTGACGGAAGAACGCTATTTAATGAATCAATTAATATAGGTATTGGTGATTCAAAAGAATTTTTATATAAAAAAGATGGCAATATAGAATTTGATAAAATAAGATTCTTCAAGGATGGCGTAGTAAGTAAATATTCTAAGTCTACAAATATAAAAACGTTTGATGAAGAAACGTTTTATATATGCCACCCAAAATATATTGACAGCTCAGATAAGAAGAATATATCAGAGAATATAGCAATAAATGGAAACAATAGTATCTTTATACTAAACAAAGATACATATAAAATTGAGTGCTCAATAACAGCTACAGTTCTTGATACATTATCATCTTATCCTATAATAAAATATATAGGAGTTGTATCTAGATGAACAATTTTTTAAATACATCTGAAAAGTATGTTGGCAATCATCCTAACTGGCAGTCTGGCTTAATTAATAAAGTCCAAGAGGATGGAAACACTCTGATATCAGATATAAATAAACTCAATAATAAGATGACTAGTAATGTTGGGGAGTTTGCCAAATATATTGCCGCATTAAGAGATAAGATGGCCGAGGCTGTAGATATGTCATTGTCTATGGCTACAATATCCGGCAATAGTAATACACAATATGATATCTCATCTAGTGTTGTGTATTCATCAGAAAATGTCGTTATTAAGAACAACTCTGTTTATTTGAAACCAAAGATCTCTAATAAATACACAATTGAATCAATAGATGTAAATACATCTGGCGTATATGGAAATTCTTCTGACTACGAAAATTCAAGATTTTATAACAAGGATTCAATAGTATCAGACACTCAATTTGAAGTTGAGAGATTTAATCTTCCTGTATCAGCAGTGTATACCATAAAACTGTCTAAATTATCTCCAGTAAATTTGATTTCATTTAAAGATGTTAATTTCGGAGTCAGTCTTCCAGAGATAGTATCTATAGACGTATCAACAGATGGAAAATCTTTTAAGAGAGTTCCGTTTACAGTTCTTAATAATACATTGAGAAGTATCCAAATAGATGAGTCATTCATAAAAACTATAAGAATAACCATAGTTCAGGATAACGGATATATTTCCGACGGCAAGAGAAATAGGTTTGCAATAGGTATATCTAATTTGTCTATTGGTATAACCACTGTTGCTGATTCTGGCGAAATTATATTCGGCCCATTCAATTCTGGATATGAGATCCTAAAAGCATCTATAGCCGCAAAAATAAATAATGATGGATTCTCTTTTAACAATCTTCAGTTCTCAATAAGTTACGATCTTACAAAATGGTACGATATAAGTACACCATACTCTATAAGTGAAAAACCTAAACATTTAGACTTTAATACTATATCAAAAGATTCAATATCTACTGAAAATCCGGTAAGGGTTTTATATTTAAGAATCATATTCTCTGGTAAAAAATACAGCAATTCATATTCTGATAATAGAGTGCAAAAACATACACAAAGTATAACTAAAATAAATCCTGTAATAGTATCACCATTTGATCTTGGAGAAAAATATATACTAGGGAAGTTATTGAATAGTTATTACGGCGGAAGTATCACAACAACATCTTACTCAGATATAACTGGCACAACTGATTATATATCTTCTATTAAAAGAAATAATGAATACGTGTACAGATCTTTTGATAGTATGGGATATATGGGCGAAACAAAAGTAAGATATACACCCAGAAGATGTAGAGTAGAAAAAGACAATAAATACAAAATAATCTCTAGTGATACAATAGAACCAGAATCAGTTAAAGTTTATTCTTACTCTAACCCTATAAGAAGAGATATAAGGGTAGCTAATTCAGAAAATGTTGTTCTATCATTTAATGAACATGCTGGTGTATATAGACTTACGGATGGAAATATCTATAGAGATTTAGATCTCACATCTGGATTCTTTGAATCATGTTTCCAATGGACATTTAAACCATATAGCAAGGATTTATATTTATATGGCCCATCTGGAACAATAGTTCATACATTTAAAGCCGAAGAGCCAGTTAACCTTCTTGATTATTTTACATTTACAGCGCCGGTATCTTCTGGTAAGTCACCGGTAAACATGAAGTTTAATAAAAAATATCCAGAGGTTAAATTAGAGGACTCTGAATTTACAATAGTTGATGGCAAGATTTTTGCCCACAATAGTTCAGCAATAATAAATGTAGACTATGTTGTAAAAAATAAACTTGATATAAATACAGACTTCTCTATAAATAGTATAGATATCTATACAGATGATGTAAGACTATCTAAGACATCTGAATCATTAAATCAATATGATGGCTTAAAAGTTGCCAAACTTTCTAAGACACAAATAATAAAAGGTTCTCTAGAGTTTTCATACAAAAATGCATCAGTATTTACATTCTTAAAAGAAGTAGATTTCATAAATGGTATAGACGAATTCAACACAGGAAATAGTATTGAGATTCAAATACCCAAAGGCGTAAATAAGTTTTCATTAGGAAGACTAATAGATCACTTCTCTGATTTAAACTTTGTGGGATATACTGATATATTTAAAACACAAGTGTATTCTGAATCGGAACTAATATATGCCGGGGATTATTTATTAACAGATGAAAACAATCAGACATATATAACATTGGCTGATAATGCAAAAACCCATGACCTGATAGATACATCTATAATACTAGATACTAATATATCTTCGGCGGGAACAGGATATTTCTCTATTGATTATAATAATGGAATTATATATTCCCAATCTATAATAAGTGGAGATATAAAGGTTTCATATTTATACTCTAATGTATTTATAGAAGGTCAAAGTATGGAAACAATAGCTAAAGATAAATACGATATATCTGGAAGAACAATTAATATAAAAGAACCTTCAGATTCTGACACGTATGCAGTATTATCTTTACTAGAAGATTCTATAAGTATTAATATTAACAAAACTCCTGTTGTATCAAATATAACATTAAATACAGTGATAGGATAATATAGTGGATTTAAATAAAATATCTAGGCTTTTTGATTCATATTCGCCAATAAATGAATCTACTATAAATACCGAAAGATCAGATGTAACACCGTTATCATTAAGTAACGGTGTTTACACTGATAAAAATCTTAGAGATACTTTTTGGAATTGGCATAAAATATTATTTCATAATCAAGATAAAGTTACTGAAATGACAGAAAAGGCAAATAAGATTTATGAAAAAATGTTAAACTATACAACAGATATAGGTAACAGAATAAATAAGTTATCTACATCTGCAAAAGGTGCTGCACTAGCAGATAGATCAAACTCTAAATATACAAAGATAGTGTATTACACTCCAACTAATAAATCTTATAATTCTGCAAGTACAACAGCATCAGTATCAAATGGTAAAATATTTGGTGTAAACAGTTCAGACAAATTCGACAATGATAAGGATATATCAAATTCTAAGATAACATTAGAACATATAAGATGTACAATGTCTGATATAACTGGCGTCAATGAATGTTTAATAAGAAGTGTTGATAATACGCCAATTATGAAATCTGATGAAATAATAAACATCATGAAGCAATTTAATGTTACTGGTACATCTTCATTATCTGGCAGTAAAACATTAGAATTTGTAGTTGACCGCGCAGAATATAATTCATTTAACAATATACAAATAAAGACAGAAAAGCCATATGTCTATACAGTGTACACCAGTAGCGATGGGGTCTATTATAATTATCTAAACAGTGATAAAATATTGACGGATGAATTAGATTTGTCATTCAATATGTCTAATGACAGATATGTAAAAATATCTGTTCATTTCTCTAGGCATACAGCTTTGAATAATGGATTATACAACTATATATGGGATGTTAGTCATATATTCATAGCTATGAAGAAATACAAAACGGAAACGATATTCCAAAGTAACGATATAGATATAAACGCCGCCGGGGAATATATCGCAATAGATACATGTGATAATTACGAAAATAAAAACGTAAGCATAAATTACATGATCTCTATTGATGGTGGAATATATAAAACAATAAAACCATTAAGAGCTATATCTAGAAGTGATTATACAATAAGATCTTTAATTCCTATAAATGATTTTATAGATAATAATGTTGGTGTAATGACAAGATTCACAGAATCTAATGGAAAACACATATATACTAATCTTATTGATAAAGGAATGTTTGAAAGCAATCTTATAAAATTCTACAATGGGTCTAACCCATTTGTAGATAATGGTGATAGTATATCTATAACAGGAATAGTTACAAAAGATAAAAAGGTTCATTTTAAAGATACTGTATTTATAAATGGTGTACCATTTAGCGGAGATACATTACTAAGATGCGGCCTATTAACAATAGATGTTCCAAAAAGTAAATTTAATAAGCTATTTGATTATTCAAATGTCGAAATAATTTCGTATTCAAATGGAACATTTACTATCAAAAAAGATAATATAGAATCAACTGTACATGACAATGATTACGAAAACAATATGTTCGTACTTATTGTTAATACATTTGACTATATACTTGGAAACGAAATAACAGATACAATTGAATTGAACACTAAAGAAGATGGTGTTCAATTGCAGACATCTGACGACGTTTCAAAACTGTATGTATTGGCGCGTAGTAGATATTCTTCTATTAAATCTGTTAAGATAAGGGCAGATATGAAATCATTGGATTCATATACTAAACCTGAAATAACAAGAATAATATTTAAAGTCGTCTAATATAAGAAGATTAAAATATAATCAGGAAACAAAACATGCAAGTTACATTAACTTCTAAAGATACCAGCTTTACCTTTGTAAACGGTATCTCTGTTACACGTAATGGAACTAAAGTTGATCTGGATAAAGTTAGCTTAGAGACAGTCTCTGCCATCTTAGCTGCTATAGACGATGGCCGTGTTACTTCAGACGCACCTAGATCAACTGTTCTGTCAAAACAGGGCGCATTAATTGCCGCTAGAGATGGTACAGCAGTTTTAGATGCAGCAAGCATAGACCAAGAAATGCTTAAGCAAGCAGTTAGTGGTGCTGTAAATTCAGCATTAACAGATGAAGCTATTAAAAATCAAATAGTTTCAGGAGTTAAAACTACCGCAGAAGAAGCCGGTACAAAAGCTCTTAAGGCAACAGAAACTGCATCAGCTGCTCAACAAACTGCACAACAGGCTGCACAACAAGCTTCACAAGCTGCCAAAACAGCAAGCGATGTATCTGGAGCAATTACAATCATAAATACTAAAACAACTGATGCCGAAGAAAAAGCCCGCAAAGCATTGGAAGCTGCACAATCTGCTAGCGAAAAAGCACAACAAGCTACGGATACTGCTACTAAAGCTGCAGAGACTGCTGGAAAAGTAACAGAAGTTGAAACTAAGGCTACCGAAGCTAGTGGTAAAGCTAATGAGGCAGAAACAAAAGCTTCACAAGCTGTTACTAAAGCAAACGAGGCAGAATCTAAAGCAAATGAAGCTGTAAGCAAAATAACCCAGGCTGAACAAAAAGCATTGGAAGCTTCATCTAAAGTTGATTCTGCTACAAACAAAATTGAAGAAGCAGAGAAAAAAGCTGCAAGCGCACAAGAAAAAGCAGAAGCAGTTACTGGCAAGGTAGAACAGGCCGAAACAAAGGCTACTCAAGCTGAAAGTAAAGCATCAGCTGCTGAAACAAAAGCATCTCAAGCTGAAGCTCGTGTAAATGAAGCTACAAGCAAAATCGAACAGGCTGCAACAAAAGTTACTGAACATGAAGGCAAAATCACTAAAGTAGAAACTGATTTGTCTGTCACTACAAGCACTGCAAATGAAGCTGCTAAATCTGCCACTGAAGCAAAAGAATCTGTTAAATCTGTAGAAGACAAAGTTGGTGCTTTAACTGCTCTGGAAACAGAAGCTAAAGGAAGTACAGTGTTGGCTATTAATGAGGTTAAAACCTTAGCTGGTACAGCTGCCACTAAAGCTACAAGCTTGGAAGAAGCTCTGAGCGCATTAAGACTTAAAGTTGAGGCACTTGAAAAAGCTAATGCACAGCCAGTTCAGCCAGATAACCCTGCTCCAGCACCTACTCCTGGACAACCTGGCAACACTCCAGGCCCAGTAGCTCCAACACCTGGAAATGGTGATCAAGGTGGAACTCCTGCAGCTCCTGCCCCAGCAGAACCAACTCCGGCTCAGCCAGCTAATCCAAATAAATACATAATCAGAAAAGATAATGGACAAAAACTTTACATATCTGGACCTAAAGTTGACCCAAGTGAGCTTACCAGTTATGTCTTAGCGAATGGTGACGCACAATTAGACGAAGATCTAAACCCTAAACCTGGTGTAGAAGTATTTACTGAATAAGGATTTTAAATAATGGCATTTGATGAAGCAAGTGTTAATAAGTCTATATTTAAAATAGGCTTAGACCAATTTAAACTTAAAGAAACATTGCCTAAAACAATTCAAAGCTCTTTCTATGATGAAGAAACATCAAGAGGGTTAGCAGAGAAACGTAAACAAACCTTATTAAATGAAGCGGCCCTTAAGTGGCCACTTCATGATGAAGACAAAGTTTTCTATTTGGAAGACTGGTTTGAAGGCGAAGAAAAAGAAAGAATCATCTCTGGTTTCTATGAAAAGAATAGAAGCCGCGATGCTGAAACTAACCACTCTATAATACTTCAACAAGCCTTTGATGCTATTCCTGATGGCTCTATAATCAAGACTCGTAAGACATCTAGATTCTTGATTGACAAAAATGAAAACTACATGGTAGATGAGTTCTCATTTAAAGTCCTTGAAAACGGCGTGTATAAAAAAGTTTCCAGAGTAGAACAATCTGATGGTCCAGATACTCGTGGACAATTACAAAGACAGCTTGTAGAAGCTGGCGAAATGAGACATGAGGATCTAGGATTAGAACTTAGAACAATGCAGCCATGTGTGTACATACATCACAAGCGTAGACTGTATATCGACTTTAACGGAACAATGTTTATCGTTAAGAAACTTGGTCAATCAGCATTCTATCTTGGATCTCATGATGGTTACAATTCCGGTAATCACTTCATTAAAGATTTCGGTACATTTACTACTCGTTGGTTCCAGGAACGTGGATATAAAGGTGGCAAAAAAGGATTCATGCCTCCTATAGATGGATGGTCAGAAGAGCATCCTAACCACGGTAATAGCTATGCAACAAAAGGTTATTGGAAGTTCGGTTTCAATACTTCTAATTATACTATTGATTTATCAGTATTTGATAACAACTCTGCCATAACGGAAAATATACAAGAAACTCCTGCGTTAACTAAACTTATCACTAGAGATATTCTTAACCGTGTGTATGAAAACGGTAACGATGCTGGATTACAAGCCGACCCTGTAACTAAACTTAGCGCACAAGAATTAAATTGTCGTTCAAGGGTTAGTCCTGGTGGTTATATAAATAAACAAACAGGCAAACATGAATTCCCTCAAGAAGATGGTACTACTGCTGAAAGATGGGGAACATGGGGCGGAATGCAATATGGTTCTAACGGTAACGCAATTACAATCTTCGGTGATGAAGACACTGTAATTATGAACTTCTTAGCAGAAGGTTTCCACGGTGGTGCAATTGTATACGGACGTTTAGGTCGTATTGACGGTGTATCTGTTGGACGTGGAGATATTAAAACTGCTGAGGCAAATGGCCTTGTTGCAAGACGACAATATCTACTTGGTGGTAATGGACGCTACAACTATACCGGTATCATAGGATTAAACCGTGTTGACCGTATTGTTATATCAGGGCTGGAATGTGATGGCATAGTAGGACACCCAGATTGGAGTGTACAACATTCTCGTTCTGGTACTGGTGTTAACATCGACCCTGGTTATGGATTATGGGTTTCTAGATCATTGCCAATGACAGATATCCGTGCCGAACATAATGACTTCGGTACATGTGCCCGTAAAGTAATGGATGCTCACTGTGGCTCTAAAATCTACTACAGATGGAATAAAGGTACAGCAGGTTACTATGGTGTATCAGTTGTAGTTGGTGAATCATTAGCTACAGGCGATGATGGTGTAACAGAAGAGCTGTTAACACATACTTATTCAGACTCAGTAATGGATATTTCTTACAACACATTTGTGGTTGGAGTTATGGGCCTGCATTTCAGCAATGGTGACCTTGGTCCTAATGAAAGACGTAAACTAAACAAATGGTGGTTGCGCGGTAATTTTATTGTTCATGGCAACAATATATATGCCCCATCTGGCCTATATTACAACTATGGACACTATGGATTCTCAATCAAAGATAATGTATTTACATATGCATTGCCATTTGGTGAGCCATACGGAAGCCGAGCTGTAAGAAACATTAAGGTTACAAAACCTGGTACCGGATATAAAGTGCATGACCGTATTATTATAGATAATAGTTATAAATCTACAGGTTCACATGATGCACGTGGATGCTTCGGTTGGGTAACAGAAGTTGACGCAAACGGCGGTATTAGAGCAGTTGGTGTAAATAGAGGATCTGATTACTATAAAGCTCCTCAAGTATCACATGTGATAACAGAAAATGGTACTGGTGCTGAATTTGAAACAAGCACAATTAACGGATCTTCTGCAATCACTATGGGTGCGTGGAGACATCGTGGTCCAGCATTCGGCGATAAAATCGTTGACAACAGAGTTAGAAATAGCCGCGACGGTAACTTTGCATACGCATTCAACTTGTATTCACTTGTTAATGCAACAATCACTGGCAATATAGTAGAAAGTGCACCTTACTACACTATTGACCCTGTAATGAAAGAAACATTAACGATGCCTTATGCGTCTAAACGCGCATTCAGATCTGGTATCGAAACTAATACATACTATATGGATACATCAGATGGCGGTACAGGTGTTATAGCCTCTAAATGGGATAACAACTGGATGGTCAACGATGCAACTGGTAAATATTCTTACATTAAAGAACCTCCTACCAATAAAGATACATATGGTATTGATGGTAATATGTTCAATGGTAATTACTATAAAGTAGTTACAGTTCCAGTACGAGCAGATAAGAGTCCAGATAGAGAACTTGTAATGCCAGCATTTGACGCCAGCGAAGAAAGAATTATATTCAACTTCAAAGGTGAAAAGCCAGATGAGTATGCTTGGGATACAAACGGTAAATACCCTGTAGTTCCATTTGTAACAATTACAAATCAGGTAAACAGATATACTGATCCTACATGGTATTATATCGACCCATATCGTGAACGTGGTAGACTAGTAACACGTGTTGGAAGAATAAATGGATCCCCAGTTACTGGAGGACAAATAGCTCTACTTCAAATAGATTTCGGCGAAAATTCAGATAATAAAAAATCCACAATTTCTGCAGAAATGAGGGTAAGTAGCAAAGGTATTAATGGCTATGGAAGAGTAGTTTTATTTGGTAATGAAAATGAATCTGTTGAAGGCTTAGTACCTACAATAGGCGGTAAAAAGGCTAACTACTTCTATATAATGCGTAATAAAAATCAAAATACTATTTATATAGACGGTAAAGAAGTAATTACCACAACTGATGAAGATATTACATCAGGCGCAGCAGAAAGAAATGGCGCCACTAAGGTTATGTTAGACCAATGGTTTAGAATATCTACACATATTAATGCTAAAGGAAAATCTATTGGCATTGGTAGTAGATATAGCAAAGGTGCTGGTAATTTAGCTGTAGATTTAGTTGCTAGAGGAAACTTCATAGTAGATAAGTTTATTCAAAGAACTCCTGAAGAGATGAAACAGTTGTCTGTTAAATCTGGTATCGAAGATCCAGAAGATCTTCCGGATGTTAGAGAGATAGTATTCTCTATGGATAAAGCAAATGTCGGCGACAATAAAGTTGTTGAAGACACCGGCACATCAACTATAGAATTGGTTAGTACAGAATCATTAGATTCAGCTGAAGCTAAATATGCTCCAGATGGATTTAAATTAGTAGGTGCTATTTAATAACTTAATAAGAGGGGTTAACAGCCCCTCTATAAAAGGTAAATTATGTTAAAATTTGTTAGATCAGGCAGAAAAGAAACTACATATTCAGCCGGCTTACATCCAGTAATAAAAGCAGGACTTAGAGCTGATCATGGCGAACATACTGTATTTGTCCCATTCAGACTTGAGTCTATCAATACGCAGCATAATATTGGCGTATTGGTATCTGGTAATGGATATTCACACGGTATAGTTGTAACTGACCCTACAAAAGGGGGCAAAAAGTTCAAGATTACTAGCAATGTAGAAAAATATAATATCTATATTGATGGACAAAAATATGATGGTAGAGAATTAGACTTCGGCCAAATTTATACATTATCATTCTCAGCAGAGCTTGGAACACTTGTTCATCTTGGTGCATCCAAACTTGTAACTGCAGATTTCTATCAGGGTATAAAAGTATTCTCTGAAAGAAAAATAGAGGGTGAATCAATAGTCGCTGAACATACTAAGTGGACTACTAAATATGGCGAAGAGAAAACTAAAACATTAGCAGCTATTGAAGCAGCTAAATTAGTTCCAGTACAGCCTAAGCCTGCCACCCCCGTAGAGCCTACACCTGCACCGGCACAACCACCAGCAGCTACACCGGCTAATCCAGCACCTGCAACTCCTGCAGTACCTGAAACGCCTAAAAATGTAAATCCTAACATTCCTAATAATAATATATTAGAATTAGGTGAGGGAGACAGAGCTAAGTTTGGCATATACACATTTAATTTAGTCTTATCAGATAATGAAACTCAAACATCTCAGTCTGATGGCAAAGGCGAGCTAAAGATTAGTGTAGTTAAATCTGTGCCTCCAGTAGAAGGATATATATTCTACGCAACTGATAATGATGAGGATAAGGGACAACCAAACTATGTTGCCCAAACAGATAAACCAGTTAAAAAACCTGCACCAGAAACAAGTTCAGATACCGCAGCGAATCAGCCAGAAGTAAGTGAGCAACCCACAGTAACACAACCACAACCAGTAGCTCCAGCATCACCACAACCATCAGGTGAGTCAGGACAAACTGAAAACCCAGCTACTACAGAGTCAGGGAATAACGGTGCTGTAACACAGCCAGAATCTCCACAAGGGACACCTCCAACAAGTGAGGCTACCCAACCAGGTAACTCGGAGAGTGGCAACACCGAATTAAAAGAATCTGAAGCTGCAGCAGCTACTCAACCAGCACCAGCCAATTCAGAAACTGAATCTACTGCCGCCGTAATTCCTGCTCCTGCAACAGAAGGGTCACAATCTGAACAAAATACAGGAGAGGTGGCTAAACCAGTAGAAAGTGGATCTAGTGAAGAAGTAAAACCTAAACCAGAAAATAATGAGTCTCCAGTTGTAACACCATCTGAAACAGCTACTCCTAATGCAGAAAACACTCCTAAAGAATCTGAAGCACAAAATGGTGGAGCTAACACAGCTCAACCAGCTGCAGAATCTGAAGGAAACAAACCTGCTGGTGAAACTGAGCAACCTAGCGGTACGGCAGAAACAAACCCTCCAGTAACTAGCGGTAATACTGAAAACAGCGAAACCGAAGACGAAGAGGAAACTGCAAAAGGACAAGAAGCTAAAGGTATGTACACCTTTAATCTTAAAAATGCAACAGAAGAATCAGTTAAATCTGATGGAGAAGGTTTAACAGTTAGAGCAGTAGCAACATCTACTCCAGTAGTTGGATATAAACTTATAGTTAAAGAAGATAAATAACAATATAGGGAATAAAAATGTATTTTTTACAATCAAAAGTTAATGCAGTTGGTTATGGCCACTATCCTAGAATTGATGGTTTAGATATCCAAGCCGGAGAACAAATTACTGCAGTAATTCCAGTTAGATTTCACGATGCTCCATCGGAAAGAACTGTACTGTTTGGCACAGTTATAGATACTCCTGATGGTAATGAAACTAGCGGTACAGGATATTTGACAGTTTATAAACGAGAAGTGGATGGCGTTAAGAAATTCTCTATTGCTGCTACAAGCTGGACAGCACAATGGGATGAATGGACTAATAAAAATAGCCCACGCACAGTAGTAACTAGCAAAGATCCAGAAACATTAAGCTATGGTACAGAAGTTAATGCTGGAGAATGGCATATATTAGTAGTTCAAGGGCTAGCTAAAACAAAAGGTCTATTATTAGGTTCTGGACATAAATCTCGTTATGGACTAGAAGCAGACTTTGGTGAAAGCATGGTGATCGTTAAAGGAAAAATAGAAGACGACATTATTGCTAACTATATTAAAACTGTTAAAGAAAATATACTTCCAAAAGAATAAAAAAGAAAATCTAAACTAATGGTATAAAACAGGCAAGGTAGTTTTATATCTATTTGGGGAGTTTAGATAATCTTTTATAAAGGGGCGCCCACTTAAAATGGGTTGCCCCACTAACAAGGAATAATATAATGCCTTTACTAAATAAATACGGATACATAGCAATAGGACTATTATTGGTTATATTGGTATCTCTATTCGCAATAAAAGCATATGGGGATCTAAAATTTAATGATGGTTATGTAGCTGCGCAAAAAGCATATGATGATTCAAACAATAAACTAAATGCAGCAATGAATGACATAAGATATGAAATCAGCAAAAATAATTCTTTACAAAAAGAAGAATTTAAAAAGACTATTGAAAAACAAAACTATCAGCTGATTGAAATCTTAAGAGGTGACTTTTACGATCAAATTTGTGTTAAACAAGATGTTGTAGATGCACTTAACAAACGGGGCAGAAAATGAAAAACATATTATTACTTTCACTTCTATCAGTATTCCTAGTAGGATGCAAATCATTATATAATCCTAACCTAACAAACAAAACAAAAATAGAAATACCAGAAGAAATCAGACACGGTGAATGCGAAAAAGATCGAGCATTACTAACAGGAAATACTTCTAGAGACTTAGTAAACTATGCCGCTTCACTTATTGACCATATTGAACAGTGTAAAATTGAAAAAGCTTCACTAATTAACCAAATTGACAAAATAAACGGTGAGTTAAAATGAATACAAAAACAGCAACATTAACGTCTATTGGAAATACATTATATACATTATCTGAATCATATGTTGCTGGCTCATTACAAATCAATAGGTCTGGACATAGGATAGATGAATTAGATCCTAGTGCTGGATTATTCCTAATAGAGCCGCCTATAAATCAAGACAAAGAATTTACTATTACCTATAAAACAGGTGATGGTGCAAATAAAAATGTAACCAAAACTACATTTGTTGAAAATTTATCAAATTCAACTCTTACTAAGATAATCAAAATTCTTGGCGAAATTATATATGTCCAGAATAGATTATCAAAAGAATTGAGTAAAAGAGTTACATATACAGAAATACATGATACTCTAGGTGAACTACAAAGCAGAGTAAAATTGTTAGAAGAAAAAGCATCATTATATGAAAGATTAAAATGAGTTTAACTAAAAACAAATTAATACAACATGCACTCGGCTTAGAGATAGATGGCGTAATCGGACCAAAAACCGTTGAAGCAATAAAAGCATTACAATCTAAAAATGGATTAGTAGTAGACGGCGTTGCCGGTAATAAAACAATGCTATATGTATATGCAATTATTGTAGAGAAAGAACACAAAGAATTAAATAGACAAGTATTCTTTAATGCTTTAAAAGAACAAAAATTATTTTCTTCTTTTACTCAATCTCAAGTAGACGGCATTAATACAATCTTAGATGTTATAAGTAAAAATACTATAACAGAACAAGCATACATGTTGGCTACCATATACCATGAATGCGCTAAAACAATGCAACCTATTGGTGAATACGGCAAGGGTAAGAACTATGTATACGGCAAATGGCATCTAAACAATGGTAAAAATGCATGCTACTCAAACGGTTCAAGAACTAAAGTTTATTACCAATCAGATTTAGATCATTTCTACTATGGTAGAGGATATGTCCAATTAACATGGTTAGATAACTATGAAAAAGCTAAAAAGCATATTGGGCAAGATTTTGTAAATAAACCAGAATTAGCATTAGAGCCTACAAACGCTGCTAAAATAATGCTTTGGGGTATGACCTACGGATGGTTTACAGGTAAGAAACTATCAGACTATATAAGTATGTTTGATGCCAATTATTCTGAAGCTAGAAGAATTATAAACGGAACTGACAAACAACTTACTATTGCGAGTTACGCAGATAAGTTTGAAACAGCCTTAAGAAAAGCAAAATAAAAAAAGAAAGCCTATAGCTTAATTTCTATAGGCTCTTTATTTTTACGAAATACAATCAATAATTTTATTATAGATATCTTCTGAGCTATAATTCTCATATGCATCAAGACACTCATCTAAAGATAACGTGCCGCTATTTAATTTATATACCAAAAAGGAATACTTTTCATAAGTTTTAATAAACTCATTTAACAGATATTTACCCCAAATGCGCATATCTGATTCTATCCTTTTAGACTCCATCAATAGACTCAAATCTTTTACAGTAGTGATACCGACAGAGTCTATAACGCTTTCAATACTATCAGAATTAATCAATGTCTTTATAAGAAATTTGAAAAATTCAAATTCATTATTCTCTATAAGCAGACCATTATTATATAGTCTTTCTATATTACAAGAGAGTCCAACGTCAATATCTGATAAGACGTCTTTTGATATCAATACAAAGAATTTATTAATGCCATCTTCTATATCAGAGCGTACATAATGCATAAAGATACCTATAAAACTAAATTATTTATTATTTTTCTTGAATAGTTGTGACATGCCCGGCAACCATGCTATGAAACCGGACATTTTTATAAAAGTGAGTTTTTGAATATCCATTTATAAATCCTTATAAGTCATCAGGACTTCTAAATCCTAAAAAGATTGGAAATCTAGGAGCGTCTTTAACACCAACTTCGAAGCATTTAAATTTAACAAGTTTACCAATATAGGATTCTCTATTGTCCCATACTTCAGTACGTTCTTCATGAGTAAACCCAGAGCCAATATTAAATTCAATATCATTAAATTTACATATCAAAGCACCAAGTCTACCATTAGGAACTAGTCCATCCTTAGCAGAAGATCTTTCGGTACGACCAAGCTCATTCTTTTTAGCTTCATTAAGATTCTTATATTCTTCTACAAAGCCAACTATAATGGCTTCATAGTCACTAAACCTTTTCAGCTTAAGAATAATTCCCTCTTTTAATGTAGATCGCCCTAACTTATACTTCCCATTATAGCTTCTAACCATTATACCTTCATATCCGGCATTAAGACAATACTGCTCATATTCCAATACCTCTTTGCTATTGTTACATAGCTTATATTCAAGCTTTGAAAATAAAGGTTCATCAAAATCAGGAATAGATTTCAATCTATCAATATAGGGTGTATCAAGACTATCTATATTCAAAATATCAAATACATTAATAACGAATTTATGAGATTCATCTTCTTCTTTATCAAAAGAATTGACATAGGAAGTAGTTATCCTATATACATTAGGATCATTTTTATCAACAACAGTTATCTCGCCGTCAAAATTAATATTTTTATATTTAGAATTGGAGAATTTCTCTATAAGAGCTTTATTCCGTATAGGCTTCATAGATCGACTATACAGAACACCATTCAAAGCTAAAACTCTTACACCATCTATTTTAGGACTACATATAACAGGATACTCTAAATTAGATAAATGCTTCTCCTCTACAGGAGAAGCTAACATAGGCTTTATAATAGTCAAGCTTTACTACCTTTAAGAGAATTTATAACTTCCATTACAATTCTAGAATCAAACTGGTCTTTATAATTGGCATTCATATGTGCCATAATTTGCCCTATTGATTTCTTATCATTAAGATCAAGACCATTTGCTTCAACAAAACTTTCAACGATATTGGTTATTTCAATATCAGATAATTGATCAGGAAGAAGAGATAAAATAAATTCAATCTCATGCTCTGTTTTATTTATAAACGTTAGAGCTTTATCAGATTCAACTTCTTCAGAATCTTTTATACGATCAGAAAACTCAAAAAGAGTTTTAGTTAAACTTTTATAGAAAGACTGTAAAGCTTCTAAAACAACTTTTGCTTCAAAATCCTTATCAGTATTATTATGAAGTTTGCCTTCAGTTTCTATTTTAGAAATAACAAGTGCAAGGATATTCTCCTTTACTTTATTTTTACTTTTAAATGATTCTACTTTAAGCCATTTAAGCTGCTCTAAACTATACTCTTTCATATTAATCCTCAAAATAAAAAAGAGGACTACAAGGTCCTCTTATTCTTTAATGCAATAGAGATAAGTTCAATTCCATCTCTATTAAGACGCATATCATTATCAAAAGATTCTATATCTTTATTATCATTTATTTCTATATTTAAGTCTATATTAATATCATATTCTTCTTTAGCATTTTTAGATCGCATAAATTCCAATACCTCTTTTTGAAAGCAGTACGGTATTGATGAACCAAAAAAGGTAGAGAATTTTATTCCATAAGATATATCATATTTATCAAGTGATGTGCGAATAAACTTATAAAAGGCTCTGCTAATAATATCTAGCCAATTATCGTTTATTATATTTCTTATATATTCGTTTTTATAATATCCCGCTTTAGATAACATATGATTTAAAACGGGATCCTTTTTATCGCTTTGTAAAAAGGAGAGACACAAATCCTTATTACTGTATACTTTTAATAAGTATTCAGTGCCTCTCAAATAATTACCATCTTTAACTAGATGGTCTAATTTTGCTCCAGAGTATAGGGTAGCTATTCCATAATCTCTGGATAATTTAGAGCCAGTAAACTTGGCCAGTTTTTTAATATTTTGATATCTTAGCTTACTAGTTAAATATTTACCTTTAGACATTTTGTAATCTATAAGAATTATATTGCTTATTAAATCTTTTTTCTTTTTGAGTTATAAAATCAAGAAGAAAGTTTATTATTCTTTTAGCGACAATAAGCATTGCTTGAAAAGTTAAGATACCTAAAAATTTTGAAACAGAAACCATAAAAATAAAACGAACTACTTCAATTTTGATATTATTCTATTTTACTCTCATCAATGTGAAGTATGTAGCCATCGTGAGATTCGGGACTAAGAATTGGTTCTATAGTAAACGTTGCGCCGCAACTATGAGAAATTCCATGAATAAAATTCAATTCATGGATGTCATTCCATACTAATGATAATGACCACTCCAATGGTGTACCACAAAGGTGACATGACGTCATTAAAGCTGACTCTATTGAATCAAATTCCATACCCTCTTCAGCTTCTATACAATTATTTAATGTCATATTTAATCCTGAAGGTCTTTTAAATAAGGTTTATAAACAACCTTAAGAAAACCGGCAAATCGTTTATCGAAAGTATTTTTAATATTGAAAGTTTTATCATTATCTTCTGGAATAAAAGACTCTGATATATGTGATGAAAGATCAATATCTTTAAAATCATCTCCAGTTTTAAGATTTATAATTATGCCACCATTATTTATAATGGCATCATATTCATTTTTAAATCTAACATCTGGAACAATAATTATATCAGATTCAGATTTATTAGCTTTCATCATTAAAATGTCAACCCATAAAGAATCAGAAACAGAGTTTCTTCCCCATTCTGTTCCAAGAGTCTGCATAAGTTTTCTTAAGGAAACTCCTAATTCAGGAATAATCTCTTCTTTTGTTTCAGACTCATAAATAGAATCAACATCAACAATAGCTTTAAGCATATCTCTAACTGCATCACCAAATGATATTATTTCAGCACTAGGATATTCTGACTTAATTATATTTGCGGCATAACTTTTGCCACTATGAGCTTTACCACAAAAGCCGATTATTTTCTTCATATTTCATTTCCATTAATTGCAACTATATTTACGAATCCCCATGTATCATCTACATCGATTGTTATGTCTATAGTCCCAACAGATGCAGCAATAGCTTCTTGCTGTTCATCATTAAAATTTAAAGAAAAGTGAGAGAGTTTTTCTCTCCCACTTTCATTGAGTGAATATTTCAAATCAATTAACATATTTTATTTTATAGGGGTAAGATAATCTAGAACCCTATTAATGCCAAGCATAATGAAATCTCCGGGACTCTTAGGCTCAGGCTTAACAGGAGCGGGCTCAACATATACATTTTCAGGCGGAATGCGTCCATACTTTTCCATAAACCTTTCATTTCTCCAAGTCCTATTGTTAACTTCAGCAAGACTTTGCCCTATGGAGGCATTAATAATATCTTTCATGCTTATAATCATAAGCTACAACTCTCACAATGTTCTTCTTCCTCAGAAGCGACAGGTTCAACTACTACCTCTGCCTTTGTTTGAGCATCTCCATTATACAAAGAAGTATCCATTGTATCTTGGTTATTATTATAATAAAGAGTTTTTAGACCATAAGCATAGGCAAGGTATAGTTCATTAATAATGGATGTAACTGGAACCTTGTCATTTGAAAAATTCTTTCTATTAGTATAAGTATTGGCCGATATAGCCTGGTCGGTATATTTTTGCAAAACAGCAACTGTTTTTATATACCCTTCATTGTTTTTCCAATCCCATACTATATCATACTTATCTTTTAATCTTATTAATTCGGGAACTGTAAATTTAGCAACAGTTTCTTTGCCGCCCTTACTTTGAATTAGAGCTCTAACGGGTTCAATACCATTAGTAGTACCTGATCCAGAAATTTTAGCAGAAGTTTCAGCAGGGAACAATGCAATCATAGATGCATTTCTTACACCATATTTTTTAACTTCATTTCTTATTTCATCCCAATCATAATATTCCTTATGAGGGATAACACTTTCTAGCGCGGGTTTACGGATATCTAAAGGCAATATACCTTCTGCCCATTTTGTATCCATCCAGCCTTCACATGGACCACGTTTTTTAGCTAATTCAATAGATGCTTTAATAACAGCATGTGAATATGTTTGCATCCAATAATCAGTCAATTCGTAATTATTATTATAAGTAAGATTATTTTTAGCAAGCCAATATGCGAAACCTGTTATACCAAGACCAATAGGTCGGAATAAATTATTGTGTCGTTTAGCAGCACCAAATGGGTGTTCTTGATAACTCAATATATTGTCAATTGCATTCATCATTACATCTGCAATATCATAGAATTCATTAGGGTTACTAACCGCGCCCCAATTAATACCACCAAGATTACATAATGCAATTAATCCATCTACATCATATTTCTCTGTAGTGCTATCATATTTAAATTCTAAATCAGCAGTAGGTAATGCAATTTCCATACATAGATTACTAGAGAATATAGGATATTTATCTTCGTCATAAGTAGACTTCTCATTAAGAGTATCTGCAAATCCAATATATACTCTACCAGTACCAATACGTTCAGCAACAAGAAGTTCAATATATCTTGATGATGGAACAGCAACCTTATTTATTTTAGGATCAGCTACACAACGATTATATTCTTTAGCAAATTCAGATAGCTTAGAAGAATAAAATAATTTCCAGAGCTTAGGAACTTCAGGCGGATCAAATAAATAAATATCTTCATTTTGACGAATCTTATGAAGAATAAATCCATTAATCCAAATAGCATGATCACTATGTTTCATAGAATCTGCATCGGGTCTAGCACTGTTTTTATAACTTACAGTGTCTAAGAAATCTTTATGCAATCCGTGCCAATGGAATGTAATACTACCTTTACGAACACCACCTTGAGAACAAGACAATGCAGCACGTTCTATTGATTGGGCATGATATAATGCCCCAGTGTTAATAGCAGCACCATTACGAATAGGCGACAACTTCCCGCGAAGATCACCAGTATGGATTCCTAGTCCTGCACCAAGAGTAGCATATCTACGTGCCGCCATATCGACCGCAGAAATCGAATCAATCGAATCACCTGTCTTGATAACAACACAGCTACTAAACGCCCTTGTAGGCGTTCTGAGTCTAGCTAAATGAGGGGTTGGAATATTCCACACGCCTTCAGATAAATACTTATATGCTTTTGCAACATATTGAAGTCTTTCCTCTTTAGAATATAATTTATCTTCATTAAGGAAATACATCATTGCAACACACATATATGATATCTGCGGTGTTTCAAAATAAGTTCCTGTTGCACGATTCTGGACAAGATATTTCTTCTCCCATTCTAGTGCGCCAGAAATACTAAAATTGAAATCTCTATCATGATCAATAAGAGAATCAAGATATTCAATTTCTTCTTCAGTATAATTAGCCAATAGATCTTCAGTATACATACCAAGATATGTATTCTCTTTTATAATAGAAAGAAGACTGTCAGGAGTAAAATCACCATAAGCCTTCTTACGAAGATCTGACATCAAGATTCTACCTGCAACTATAGCATAGTCGGGATTATTCTCAGAAATTAAAGATTCAGCGGAGTCTCTTAATGCCTTATTAATATTATCAGTAGTGATCCCGTCATAAATAAGAAGATCAGAATTCATTGCAATATCAGACATTGATGCATCTAATCCATCGCAAACAAATTCTAAAAATTTATTTATCTTTTCGGGATTATATTCTACTCTTAAACCATTACGTTTTACTACAATCATAGTGTCTTATTTACAATCTTTTCTTGGATTATTTTATTATCACCAAGATACACTAATTCTTTCTCTTCAGTATATTTAAATACTTGTGGAACAGTTCTAGGACGAGGAAGTCCCAGATTATCAAATATACTTAGCAATTCATCTTTAAGTTCAGGCTTTTCATCCACATAAATAACTTCAACTGTTTTATCAAAATCAGGAAGGTAAGATTTCAAAGCATGTAAAGCTTCTTTACAGTGGGGACAATTATTTTTTGAATAAACTTTTATTTTCATACTAAAGCCTTATTATCATATACGTATATTTGGCATCCAGAATCAATATATGAATCGCCTTCAAAGAATCTATCTAAAGCCTCTTTAGATTTAGATTCATTAATACGAAAAAATTTTATATTTTTATCAGAATTAGACTGTATAATTCTTTTATCAAATTTGCTATTATAAAAGACATTAATTTCCATAAAACAATCCTTTGATTTCTTCTGTTGTGATACCAGGAGTGTCATGTTCAATATCTTCGGGCAACCCAAGATTAATCATTGTTAAGCCTTCACGATAATCGCCGGAACCATAATCTACAATACCCTTTTCATATGTAGTGATTTCTACTTCTTGAGGAGCAGGTTGATCACCCATATCATTGCCTAGCCATTTATTAATCCAAACAATAGGATTTTCATGTACAGATTCAAAACCAGCAACTTCTTCTAAAGTGCCAATTTCAAAATATTCCAATCTTGTAGTGGCAAGATAGCAAAGATATTTAAACAATATTTTTTCATTTAATCCAAATATCTCACCTTCTTTAAATAGATACTTAGCCCATTCTGCTTCTTCAAGAATAACAGTACGCCACATCTCTTTAATAGCCTTTATTACTTCAGGATCTTTCGCAATAAGAGCAATATCAGGATCGTCATTTTTTACTATCTTTATAAGATTGTTGGTTATAGCAACATGAACTTTTTCATCACGAGCGATAAGAGTTATAATCCGTGCAAGACCTGGAAGTACGCCATTCTTACCAAATGCAAAACTACAAGCAAATGAAATATGAAATCTTAATGCCTCTAGTGAATTGGCAGCATGTAATGCTAAATAAATAGCTTTACAAGCTTCATATCTAGAAACTTTATTTTCGTAAAATAATTGAACTTTTTCTATAGCATCATCATAATATCTAGCAATAGAATCAGAACATGTAACAATCTCTTTAATATCCAATACAGTGTCTAGAACCTCTTTAGGTTGAGAAAAACTAGATTGAATAATATGGGTATATGACTTACTATGTAATGTTTCGTATGCACTCCACCATTTGACACATGCCTCTAGAGTAGGATCGCTAGTAGCAACTCCAAATACTAAATCAGGAGCACGCCCCATAATACTATCTAGCATTATTTGACGCTTAATATTAGATATAACTATATGTTCTTGAGCTTTAGTCAATCCACTAAAATTAGATCTATCTTTTGACATATCAATCTCTTCAGGACGCCAAAAGAATCCAAGTTGTTGATCTAATAGTTTAAGGATAACTGGATATTTAGGATCATCAAAACGCTGAATAGATAAACCGTTTTCTTTATTCAAAAACAGTGTATCAGATACAGCATCTCTATTAAAAACCTTTGAAGACATTATTAAACCTTTTTTATTATTATCATTATTCTTTAGGTATAAAACCTAATAAAATGGGTCGTATAACTCAATAATAAATACTAAGGTAATAGACCCGGCTCAGCCTGGAGCTGCAGCTGATGCATGCAGATCTGGCTGAGTGTCTGTACAATCCCAAAGCGATTGTACAGAAAATATAAAATATAAATCCCTAAAGATTTAAAGCAGACTACTCTTTTCGTCTGCTATTTTTATATTCAAAATAACGTTTGCGTTTTATCTCTTTAATTTTTTCATTAGCTTTATTAGGCTTGTCATTATCCAGAACAAGATAATCATACTCTACACCAGGATCAGGTATAGAATCTATCATATCTTTTAGTTCTTCTTTTGTTTTAGGACAATCCCATTGGTTAATCCTAAGAAGCCTTATTCCCATTTCTGCAGCAATAGTATCCTTTTTGGAATCTTTTAACTGTTGGGATAGGAAGCCATTAAAATCGCCATGGAAATGCTTGACAAATTGTGTATGCTGTTTCCCGTCAGTTTCCACGACTACACCAATTTGTTTTACAAAACAATCAAAACGCATTCCATTCGGAAGAGTAGCCTCATAAATCACATCATAATGAGGATATAGCTCTTTGAGAAATCTATAGATAATTCTCTGTTCTTCAGAGCCCCTATTATCAGCACTCATGATTTTAATTTACTGGTGAAATTGTAATTCATGCCATCAATAGCCAATCCAAGACCATTATCAAAAAAGAATTTATGATAGGCATCAAATGCATCATCACTTTCTACGCGGTCGAAGTTGTGAGGAGCAAATTTCCAAATAGCATTTTTATCAATTATCCTATTGATGTAATACTTGCCAGTAGTAGTGTCTACAATACAGGCAATTTCATCGTTATCGTCTTCAAGAACAGATACTACAAGTTGAGTATCTCCAGTTCCCTCAACTATCCATCCTTGACTTAATGGAGCCATATGTACTATCTTCATTTTTGATTTCCGTAGCCAACAAGACAAAACATCATCATAACAATAATTATTGAAGCAGAAACGCATCCAATAAAAATTAATGGACCAAGAAACACTACGATCCATGATACTGCTATTACACCAAGCATTTTAAATATACTTAATGCAATAACCATTCCAATTATATATCCAAATATAAAAGGATAGGCATCTTCTCTTATTTTATATATTTTCATTTTAAACCCTGTATATAGGAATCATATCTTTAATAGAGCAACTATTATTATATTTACATGTTCTACAAAAAATAAGATTACTAGTAAATGTAGGGTCAGCCCTACAAAAATTAATAGCAGACTGAACATTTACTTTATTAATAGGGATTCTTTGCAATGAAACGCTATTCCCCTCAGAGAACGGAATAGTTATTTCATAAACATTTAATAGATTTAATCCAAGGTCATTAAAGTGATTTATTATATGAAGAACTCTAGGATTAGATACTGTTCTAGAATTATTCCTAGCACCAAATACTTGTGGCGTTAGAATAAAGACATTAATGCCCTCTTCTTTAACAGTTATCAAATCTATATATTGCTGATAACATTCTCTAGGATTTCTTCCATAAGAAAAATATATTTTCTCTTTAGAAATAAATCCGGCGGAATTTAAAATTTCATCTTTCAAATTCTTTATGCATGATACAAAACTCATATATAAAGTAGACAAATATTTTATTTCAGATTCCTTCATATTGAATATTTTTAATTTTTCCGTATTGTCTATATACAAAGCAAGCTCAGATATGTCAACATTAGGATCTTTTAAAAATATATTAAACGCTTCAAATAGTATAACACTACAGAATTGTTTAAATGGTAAACCTTCTTTATGTAATCCTTCAAAATCTATTATAAATTCAGGATAATGTAAGGCAACATCATTATATTTTGACATTGCCTTACAAAACATTGATACTGACAAATGATTAAATGAATTAAAATTAGGAATAGTTCTTGGTAAATCAAATCCTTTAAATTCTACTTTGCCAGCAACTAAATCTTCCTCTAATTCATTATTAAACATTATAGTCCTTTTTCATAAGCAGTATTTTCAGCTACAATGGTTTTATACTCAGTTTCACTTATTTCAACAAAGAATGCCTTTTCAGGCCATGACTTAGTATATATATTACCTTTAAATGCAGCTATTTTATTTTTACCAACGGCCCATTCTACAATAGGACGTTTATATCGTTTTGGATCATCTGGATCAATATGATATGCAGTAGCCTCTTCTCTTAAACCATGAAGCTCATTCCAACCATGCATAATCAAATTACTATCATATACAAGACTGTTAGATTCAGCAATATTATTATTATCAGGTTTCTGATTAAGAGGCATCTTAGTATATTCAACTGTACTAACAACAGTAGAATTATATTTAACTGCCAATGCCTTTATTTCATGAGATAGAGTTTTATATTTCTCTCTACCTTCAGAACCATTATTTAATTGAACCAAATGGAAGTTATCCAAGAAGAAGTACAGTCTTCTATTAGGATATTTATCTCTATATGTACGAAGTAGAGTCTCGATAAAATCTAAACTTCTACCATCTATTGAATCATACAGAACAAATCTATCTTCTCTTGCATAAGATAGAAATTTCTTATAGAAAATTTCTCTTTCATCTTTAATAGATGCATAAAGAACTGGATTATCTTTATATAAATCTGGTTTAGCGAATTTATTAATATCTAAATGCTTAAATAAGCGTATATCATCATTTTCCCATGCTCTTAAACATGCGTCAAAACAACAAATACGAGGCAACAATTCTTTAGCGCTATCGTCAATAGATAGGAATACAACCATAGAATCTGGATTGTTTTCTACAATTCTCCATGCAAGATTAACTTCCCACGAAGTTTTACCAACATTAGACCCGCCGCCAATGAATATTACCTTACCAGAGGTATCTCCATCAGTAGCAGCATTCAAAGAATGAAATTGTGGTTTGCCCCAATTAATAAGACTAAAGCTATCAGTATCTTCTTGGTATTCTTTAATAGCTAAAATATTATTAATACGGGAAGAGGTTTCCATTATACCAGCATTAAAATTCTGGTTAATTTCATAAATTTCAGTAAGAGCTTCATTAAGAGCTAATTCAGCATCAACAGAAGACGATTCTTCAAGATTACGTACAAGATTTTCAAGAACACGTTTCTTGGCAGTTTCAACTTTACGAGTCTTATCAGATTCGATCTTTTCAATCTCATCCCTAATAACTTTATCACTATATCCAGTATATAGTGCAAGCTCATTAATCATACGCTCTCTGCGTATATAAGATGGCTCAGCACATATAATAGGAATCACTGCTAGTGATATTACTTCAGGATCTGTATCAGAATCAAATCTTTGCAATCGCCAAGAAAATGAATCTATTACAGGTAAAGCTTTAAAAGCTTCTTTACCATGCCTACGAATATATTCATCAGGATCAACTTTAAGTTTATTTCCAGCTTCATCATACTCATCAGGCAAGAATATAAATTTAATTTTTATATCATGTATCTTAGATGCCACATCATCAAGAATAGCTTTAGCTTTCTCAGTCCCAGCATCATCATTATCAAGACACATAATAATTTCATAAATAGCATTGCGCCGCAATGTATTTAAATGATGTTCAGAAAAATTTAAACCACAAATACCAACAGCATTAGTAATTCCATTATTATGTAGTGATAAAGCATCAGAATTACCTTCTACTACAATAACACTTTCATTACGCTTAGCTTTATCTAAAAGATAAAGTCTTTCTTTTTTACGGTAAATATTTTTCTTAATATTAGATATTGTAGATCCAATAAACTTTGGCCCATTTATAAAGTTGCCAGTGCTTTCATCTACTTTGCCATCATAAGCAAGATTCCTTGCTTGGAAAGCAACAGGTCGACCATTGTCATCACATATCGTATAAATTATATTATTAGAATTAAATATACGCTTATTCCCAAGGTCAATCTCATCTATGAATGATGCCATATAGCCACAAGACTTAAGATGCTCTCTAAGCTTGTCTACATCATTACATATGCCAACTTTATAAGCTTTCATAAATTCTCTAGAAAAATTTCTTTTCTTCATTTCTGCTATTTGCAGCTCATTGAAATCTTCTTGAGAAATTATATAATTTGCAGCAGCTTCATATGCTTGATACATATTAAGTTCATATATATCATCTTCGCTAAGTTTTTTATATACAAGCTCAACACCATATTTATATGCAAGATATGTAGCAGTATTGTCTATTAAGCCTGCACCCATAATAGGTCTGCCTTCTAAGACATTTGCTACATTAAATATATCCATAACTGTATTACAGCCATGACAACGAAGAAGAGGGTACCCCTCTTCAGTATTAAACATAGACATAGATGGCGTATGATCATCATGATCTGGAGACAGACATCTTATTTTATGTCCGTCTTTCACATCATGACCATGCTCTTCCAAATATTGGGGAAGAAACATACGCAACTTATCCATCTGAGTCTTAAAGTCGGTAAGTTGCTTAATAGACATTCTTATATTACTCCGCTGCTTTTACTTCTTCATCATTAGCAGCAGATGCTGTTTGTACAGCAGCAGCTTTTTCAGCATCAGCGAGAGCTTCTTTTTGCATCAATTCAATTTGTTCAGTAACTTTAGCAGAAGTTTTAGCAACAGATGCAGTCAGTTCTTCTTCTGTAACAACACCTTTTTGAATTAGAACATCCATAACAGAAGATACAAGAATGCTAATATTAGCAATTCCTTCTTCATGGCTAATTATGCCGCTGCTAAGATTATTAACAGCAGCTGTCAATTGTTCTAAAGTGTAGACTTGAGTATTATTTTGTTGAGTCATTTTATTGCCTTTATTAAGCTAATGTTTCTTGTTGTTTTTTACATAAAGTTTTATAGTTACAATAAGCGCATTGCCAATCACCAATAGGATATTTAGTTTTATTAGATTCCCATTTTTCGTAATTGGTTTTTGCAATCTCTCCAGCATTGTATAACCTAATGACTTTTTCATCAGAATATACATGTTCATAATCTGGACGAGGTGGAACTTCTTGACTTTCTCGTAAAGAATTTATCAATTCTGTATAACGAGCAAGTAGATTTTCCATAGTTATGCCGGGCATATCATAAGAAAATGATGCACCCTTAGAATTTTTACAATCAATATGAATAAAGGTTTTACCTTCTTCAACTGGATTTAAAGTAATCCAGAATTCTTGATTGTTTTCTGGGCCAGCACAGCTTCTATCAAAGTAAGTCAACAAGACTCTTTTAACTCCGCCGTTTTCTGGTTTAGAAAAATACATTAAATATAATGCAGCCTGCATTACATTTTGAACTTTAGGAGTAGGAGTACGACCTGATAAACCAATTAATTCAGACTTAGCTTTATAATTATTACTACTATAAGTCTTAGATTCAATAATTATAACTTCATCAGTTTCAGGATCTCTAACAACAATATCAACCTCACCAGATAAATAATATTCTGGTAGTGACCATTTTACACTGTTAGCTTCCCAAATCCCCATTTGTTTACATTGTTCAGTAAGCCAATCTTCCCATAGATTACCAGCAGCAAATATATATTGGCTATACTCACCAGATGGATCACTTTCTTTATATCCAGCACATCGATACCATTGCTGTCTCATACATGCACCATACACTATTGCTGGATTGTCCATATCACGACAACTAGCAGCGCTAGGATACATTGTTGGTAATCGTTTGGCTTTAAGGGCAGGCTTACGTGTTAAATGATTATTTAATTTATTAAAAAAATGCATTCAATTTTACCATCAATTAGAAACTTTTCCACATTTGCTGCACTCTCTATATGAGCGACCACAATATGTCTTCATTTCTTTATATTTCCAATCATGGATGCAGAATAAATTACTCTTTATCCATTTATAAATTAAATGAATATAATACATATCAATATTCAGTTAAGAAATCTATAACAGAGATAGGAAGGTAATCAGACATATTAATAGCATAAAAGTCATCTTCTATTCTGAATACAACTTTGCATTCGATTAATCCATCATCTGCGCGGAATAACAAAAAATGATGATTATCACCAAAATTAAAAAAGGAGAAATCAGCATAAAGTTCCATCTGATATACACTATCTCTAGTTTTAGTCATTGCTACAATAGCTTCTTTAAATTTTGTCTTATTAATAGAAACACCTATTACCCTATTGCCTTTAACAGGTATAAGATCAGAAATATCATCGTAATGAACTTCTTTTATTTCTTCATACTCTTTAAAAGTAGCTTTAAATACAAAATTATTATAACTATCGATATAAAACTCTTTTTTCATTAGAAACTTTCATATAAATTATTATTGTTCTAATTATATACAATTTTTTGTTTTTATACAAAAAGAAAAGGCTGAGATTTCTCTCAGCCTATCTTGTAGCTATTGTAACATCAAGAAGCTTATTAAGCATTCTGATTACTTCAACATCAATAAGTTTAGTATAAAAAGGCCCAAATCTCATTTCAAAGTCAGAATCTTTCCTTTCGATATTAACAGATTCATATTTCTTAGAAGGAACTTTTACCACTATTGATACAGCTCCATCTGAATCAAATTTATCTTCAGGAATTAATTCTTGAACTTTATTCAAAATAGATTTAAATCTTACACTACTAGGAATATCATCTAATATAATAAAGGCTTCTTTAACTTTATTTTTATGCTCTTCCTCGCGGACTTGTTCTTTACACCGTTCACCTAAATCTATCGCCATATTAACAATAGAATCTATTTCGCCGTTGCCCTTATAACTTGGTTTAGCAGAAATAACTAATTGTATATAATTACCAGAACGTAAAATATCTTTCAGTTTTGTATAATTAGGATCAAATACAGTAGCAGAAAAACGTTTCCCCTCATGATCTATACAATCTAAGAAGCACATCTTCTTACCAGTACGGGTATTCAAAGCACGAACAGAAGAAATATAAGCGATAACAGAACCAGAAAACATACCTTTATACTCTACAGCAGATTTAACTTCTTCTGATGTAAAGTGTCTTTCGGTTACAGTTTTTACTACTAAATCCATTGGATCGCCGGAAATATACACTCCAATAAAGTTCTTTTCGTCTTCTAAAATATCAAACAATGAGAATTCTTTAAATGTTTTATCCTCAAAATATTCAGATTCCTTTTCTAAGAACTCTTTATATCTTGCCCTAATTTCATCAGACATTTCGCCAGTTTTAGCAATTTCACGTTTAAATGATTTCTTAGGATCAAAGTCTAATTTAAACTTCTCATAAGAACGAAGCATAACGCTTCGTTTATATCCAAAACAATCCATAGATCCAGAACGTATTAAAGCATCAATAGCTTTCTTAGTAATACTAGATCCAAACAGATGTGTTTTTAATAAGAAATCGCCGAAACTTTTAAACGGGCGCAATTCTATAATTTGCTTATAAATAGGTTCACCAATATTAGCAATACCAGATAAACCATAAATAATATCACTATTCCTATCTAGTGTAAAACCACTATCAGATTCATTAAGATTAGGAGGTAAAATTTTAATACCATGAGCTTTAGCATCTTCCATATAAATACGCTGAGTAGAAGCCTCAGTTTCACAACTTATAATAGAACAATAAAACTCATTTGGATAATTGGCTTTAAGCCAAGCAGTATAATAGGTCAAATGACCATACGAGTACGCATGCGAAGCATTAAACGCATACTGCGCAAACAGCATTAGTTCTTCCCAAAATGAACTAACTTTTCTCTCATCTTCACCAGAAGCAACAGCACCATTAATGAACTTGTCTTTTAATGACGCAAGCAAAGCAGCATCTTTTTTCAATTATGTTATCCTATTGGCTTTTTATCCAATAGTTCTTATACTTCATATTTGCATAAGTTCGGCGTACATTTTCATCCTATAAGGATGTCGAACACTCTTGGAGATATTATATCTTTTCAATCTCTACGCTCTACGGTGGCTTATAGTTACTATAAGCTTACCTCGGTATTAGCATCTCAGCCTTCACCGATTTTGCTCGATACACATTGTTTCATTACTAAAACAAGGGGCAATTACTCACCTACTGCTTTTCTTAGTTTATCCGCTTCTATTTCTGTGAATCCACACATATCCATTGATAATCTGATGAAACCTTCTTGGAAGACAATTTCGTTATGTGCATTTTCAAAAATATAATTATATTTTGGGAATATAAAGTCAGTCTTAGGGATTTCTCCACTAATCTTACCTATTATACGCTCTACAAGTCCAGTCACCGACATTGGTCCTGGCCGCCATGTACTAACACATACTGCTATATCATGTATTGTTTTAGGTTTACACTTATTAATAAAAGAAGACATACCAGATTCTTCAAATTGGAATATTCCATAATTACGTCTATCCCACATAATCTTATATGCTTTTTCATCATCCATTGGTAATGTATACCAATCTATATCAATACCATGTCTATCTTTAATAAGTTTCTTAGCATACTCGAGTACACCAAGCGTTTTTAAACCAAGGATGTCTCAAAAATTCTATATATATAAAATATATAGTGTTAAGTTTTTTATCTTAACAATCCAGACTTCTTTTTAATCTGGTTCGGCATATTTTTTCAACCGTTCTGGTTGCACCGGCCTCGTGGGTAGATTATATTCTGATTAACAGTTTCACTACCTATGCTCTGCGCCTGACTATTGCTTTAAAATAGCCTTCGGACTCGAGTTAGCATCACAGCCTTCTCGCTTAATTCCGGTGTAATAATAACCAATATTCCTATTGGAAACGCCAGATTCCTAGCTTAACAATACCAGCATATTCTTCAATTTTGTTACCCTCCCATTGGGTAACAGTTTTACCTTTACTATCCCATAATGGAACATCTTCCCATAATGGTCTATCAGATAATGCTACTCCGCAATTATGTACTACAATACCATTAGCGATATATGAGGAATCATCTAAAACAGTAAGGTTATATACACTGACTGTTTCATCATTCGAATCATTATATACAGTAGAATATGGATGTGTATGAAGAACCATTCTTGGAGTTCTAAAAGATCCATTAATGTCTGCACCAACAACTCTATAACGACGTTTAATATCGCCGGCATTTATCCAATAACAAGTACCATTAAGTTCATCTTTTTGATCATCATCATCTTCAATAGTGTCAATTACAAATATAGGATGATTAGATGTACATCTTAAAACTGAAAATTCGTCATAATCAGTTTGCTGGTATGTAAATGCCACAACATTACTTAACTTAGATTCATTAACCTGAACATCTACTACAGGCTTCCAATTTAATAGATGTGTTAAAGCCAGATATCCAACTTTAACATCTTCAATATTCATGTATTCAGGTTCAGAATTATTAGTTCTTTTTATGGTAACTTTGGTGCCTGATAACATGCAAGCGTGAACCCCTGTTGCATTAATGCAATCTTGCAATTTAACAGCATCATCCCATATTTCTTTAATTTCTGTATCAGAATTGTAAAGTTTCTTTATATCAGAATTTTCTTCTAATAAAACTTCTAATCTGGGACAATTTATGTCAGGCATAAGATTAGAAATCTTATTTGCCTTTTCAAATGACATACCATGAATGCGGGCAGCTGATTTAAATACTTGTTTGCCAGCAGTATAAGTAATAGTACCTAAATGTGCGAAACCATCACCATATTTAGATTTTAAATAATCAAATACTTTTTCACGTTTATCATTACTGAAATCGCTATCGATCCTTTATGTTCAGTATGGGTCGTTAATCCATACCCGGGAATAAAACCCAGCTATATATTACTATATAGAGCAGACTATCTCATCGCCATATCTATGAAGACTTAGGCGCTCTGCGCTTCGAACCACTTGGCCCTACATAATAGTCGTTACACGTCCTTTACTTTGGTAAAGTTTCGCACGGTATTGTCCTTACAGGAGTTTCACCGTTTTCACAGAGTTTTCTATTGTTAATTTCTTAACAAAAGGGACTAATTTAATCCGGGAAGCCACCACCAACAGTATCAATACGTTTATGTGGTTCAACACTAGTCATACCTAGTAAATATAAAATATTACTACTATTAGGATTATCTAGATCTTTAATACCAGCATTGTAAAGATTTAAAAAATAAGAATCAATATGGTGGAGCTCACAATGATTAAGCTCAAACATGATATTCTTCTTATTATGCAAAAACCACTCCTCTTGGGAGTGGCTTAATACTAATTCTCTTAAAGTTTTATATTTCATTTTTATCTTACATTAGAATAAATAAAGTTGAGGATTTTCATATGCCCATCCCCATACTTCAAATTCAGTATCAGATATTTTTTCAATAGTGAACTTTTTCTTTTTAAGAATAGAGATAACTTTATCAACAATATGCGGCTCATATGTATCTAATTTAAATACATAAGAATCTTCGCCTTTACTTGCTACACAAAATATAGCATCATAAACAGGCTTCATTACATTATCTAAGCCTTCTTGATACAATGCTATTGCTTTATCTAATTCTTGGTTCATATTAATTTTCTTTCTAAGTAAGTTTAAAAGTTTTTTCCCAATAATACATTAAAGGCTTAGAACAATATTTAATATAGTCTAATGCGCTAATATCTTTTGGTAGCAAATCCACTATTGCACAAGTTGCTGTTCCTTGTATATTAGCTGAATGTTTTAATGTACAATCAAAGATAAAAGGTGTGCCATCATTATATCCACTTATAGTTTCCTCTGAATTAAAAGGATTTCCTTCATGGATATAAACTTCAGGCTTTTTATTATAAGATATAGGAATAAATATTCTTATTCTTCTATCGTCAAAATTATGATCATCGACATGAGGTTCTACTTTGCAATCTTCAAAGTAATTAAATTCAATAGAGGCTATTTTATAATTATCCATAGCCAATATTCTATTAAAAGAATCTATGCCTCTTAAAAGTTTTTCATAGCCACGGAAATTAGTTTTACGCAATACTTCTGTATTGATTATATCAATACCATATACAACAGCACTACGCCAAATACCAGTATAGGTATCCATAGTATTATCAAAGCTTGCAGCTTTATACTCTTCTAAAATATCAGAAAAATAACCAGATATTGAATCTTTTAATTCATTTATTCGTTTCTGGAATATCATCTATATATCTTTCTTTGTAATATTTATAGATGGTTTTTAAATCATCAATAGATAAATCTTCTTTATATACATCTAATATCAGATAATATCCATCATTCTCTTCTTGAATAAGAGAATGTGGCTCCATAGGCTTAAATACAGAAAACTGATACATTGTATCAAGTCTATGCTTATGATCCGTCTTAAACAAACATTTACCATCTGACATAGACATTATTATGCGATAATTAATATATTCGTTTATTTTTTCAGAATCAGAATGTTCGCTAACAATAGACCCTTCAGAGAATTTATTTATCCAAGCGAATCCAATCTTATTTTCAAATAAGATGTTTTCTATTCCATATAAATTATCGTTCCATGAAAATGGATATACAGGAAACGCAGACCATTTAGACTTGGAAAAACAAATATGATCTATTGCATCAACATTCTTTTTTATAATCTTCCCGTTTTTGTCATCTTCAATAATATTTTTACAGAAAGAATTATCATCCATCCATTTTATAATGTTATGGATTTTATTTCTTAGGTTTTCTGAGCCCATAAAAGACACCATTATCTTTCCAAGATTTAAAATACTTTTTATGTATAACTACATCATTCCATTCCAATGGAAGAATTGATCCATTTACAACAAAATCAGTATAGCTTAATCCGCCGTATCCAATCATAACTCCTTCAGGACGCAAAGCTTTATATAGCCCTGACGCATATTCATTATATGGATCAGCAGCAAGTTCATCTATTAAATCTACCACAATAATATCAAAAGTCTGAGTATTATCTTTTAAGAATTCCTGAATAGTTTTTTCATGAATATTTAAGAAGGACTTAGATTCATAACAATGCCTTTGTTCATTATAAATCCTTTCAGGAATATTTTCTTTATTCTCTTCAAGAAGTTTAAAATATTCAGTAACACCAGGATCAACAAGCGTTATTCTATTCTCATTTGATAAAAATGTCTTTCCACTAATAAGTTGGAAGTCTCCACCTCCAACTACAAGTATATTCAAAAACTCTTGAGGAGCTTTACCTGGCGGAAACATTGAATTAAATATTCTTTGAAATATTAATGAATATGTATAATACTCTTTTGACGCACTCCATTGAATGGCGCCATCTATATAAAATCCTGGAGGACAATTTTCAGTCTTAAACTCTGGCTTCATATTATCTATCATCAAAACAAAATGTAAAATCTTTTGTGAGGTCTGTGATATTATACTTATCTTTAACAGCATCGACCTTTTCTTTACTGTAATTAGTTTCACCAACTACAATACGATAACCATCGGTTATTTTAAATTCTTTTAAACTAGGAATAACTGACTGAACAACAGTAACAATTAACTTATTCCATGTATTGTATTCAAAATATCTATAATTATCAGATATTAAAGTACCCCTAATAGCAATGGCTTTAATTATTTTTAATATAGCCATTTTACATGCATGTCTATGCATAAAGGCAATACCGCCAATTGTAGAATTAGTTTCATCTACATCTTGACTAAAGAATCCAACATCTTTGTATCCAGTATTAACAATATATAAATCTTGGGGTAATTTAGGATTAACATATGTTTGAATTGTTTTTAAATCTCTGCCGCCCGGGAATACGTCAGCAATCCAATCATCAAAATCCATTTGATAATCATTAATCTGATAATCTTTATTGATACATTCGATCATGAATTCTACATCAGATTCTGTAGCTTTTCTAATAGAAATCATATTTTAAGTCTTTCAAATATAGCAGGGAGCATAGAAATATATTTTTCTATATATGGCTTGATGGACTTATCACCAACATCAATAGCCATAATAATTTGATACAATGGCCTTATTATTAAATCTTGCCATTCATCATCTAACCAATATAACTTGTCATCTATTTTTAAATCTCTGTATTGAATATTTTTAACAGAACACAGAGTTAAATTATTTTCATTTTGTTCAACAAATGGAAATGATCCATTATCTATTTTTAAATTATTCTTGTTAAAGAATTGTATTACTTTTGGAGAAAAGAACATCTCTTCTTCATTTGCGGCATGATCCCTACACATGTATATATTGCCACGAGGACTTAATGCCCTAATCCATTTACTGCATTGTGTCTTTTCCCCATTATTATACCAAGAAGAAGATAATAACTCTTTAGCAACAAATAGTTCTACTTCGCCTATTAAATCATTATCAGAAATATCTTTTACAACCTTATAAATATTTTTTGTAAAAGCTTTCATAAACTTCTTAGGAATAACAACAGCCTTATCTGTTTGAAATATAGTCAACGGCTCATAAGAAAAATATCTAACACCAATGTCAAAAAATTTTTTATAATTATCATATATCTTAGAATAGTTAGACATATTATACAAAACAGAACTTATTCCTACATTAGCATCATTAGATATAAGAACTTTCAGATTATTAATTACAGAATTATATTCATCAATAGATGTAAAACGTTTTGTATTGTCTTCGTAATCAAATCCATCAAGAGATAATAGTATCTCGTCTATATTTGATGCTATGAATTTAATCTCGTCAACAGAATAATCTTTAAATACACCATTTGTATACAAACGATAAGAAAATTCTTTGTCAGAATGCTTATCATTAATAAGCTTTATAGTCTCAAAAATTAAATCTTTGTGTAATGTAGGTTCACCACCATAAAATTCTACTATATTCTTTTTAGTAGAATAGGTTGCAATAAAGTTATCAATTTTATTGATATCTAAAAATGGACTCATATTTTTGGATTGTATACAGCAATATGTACAATCAAGATCACAATGATTACTAAATACAATAGGTAATAACATTTAAAGTCCTAAAAAAGCCCGCCATAAGGCAGGCTATTATATTATTTTGAACAAGCTTCAGCAAGTCTTTTCTTAAAAGTCTCAATACCAGATTTATTATCATCAAATAAAACAAATGGATGAGTAACAATAGGTTTAATTTCTTGATTCATATTAGCAACATAATCTCTAATTACAGCATAATAAACATCAGTCTCATAGTCAAATACAAACTGATATTTAAGATCAATGAAATCAGATTCTTCTATTCCATTCCAAAGATCATATGTAGCAATAAGAGAATTAACTATTGCACTAACTGTAGAGGGAATATTATTTTTGTCATCTTTTGTTTTATCAACAAGTTTTGAAAAGCTTCTTGGGACATAATACATCTCAACAAGACCCAATCCAAAACGCAATAAACTAATACAGTTTATAAATTCTTTAGAATTTTTATCTGTACCCTCTTTTTGAGAAATTTGTTCTATTGCCCAATTGAATAAATCTTTAATAAAGACATAAATATCTATATCGAATTCTAGATCTTCTAAATCATTGGCAAGGAAAAACAATCTTTCACAAAGCAAAGTGTCATCTTTATCTCTTTGCCATTCGTTTTTTAGAAAATCACCAAGACGCTCTTTATTTGGATCATTTATAACAAAATTATCAAAATCATAAAAAGAGAATTTGCTAGTCATTAACAGCTCCCAATAGAGTCTGTATAACTATGAGTATGTTCTGATAGAGATTCTAAAAAAGTTCGCATATCATTAATATCATTAATTCTGATATCATCATTTGTAGATACACGTTTAACGGATCCAGCACCATCAGTTCTCATTAGAGAGCTAGTACCAGTAGTCCATTGAGGAATGCTGAATCCAACAGGTTTACTTGTTTCAGGCATTTTATTTCCTTAAAAAGAAATCATATATTCTACGGGATAAGTATATCCACTTATATCTTATATATGATAAGCCACTTACTTAAAAGTGGCTATACCTAAAAGAAACTATTTACACTTCTTTATTATTCCATTCTTTTAATGGATATCCAGGAATTTCAATAAGAGGATATTTAGCACGGCCAGAATTTAAATATCTGGAGAATAATAGTCCATATGGAATAGGATCAATAGCGGTCAGCCCTAGTGCAAATGACAATAAACTTCCTGCAGCACTGCCTCGTCCAGGGCCAGTCATAATATCATTATTTTTAGCATATTCAATAATATCTTGAAGTACAAGAGGATAAGAGCTAAAACCCATCTTTTCGTAGAGACTTAATTCTTCCTCAAGTCTATCTTTATAAAGCTTTTTCTTGTCATCTTCAAAATCTTTTGTATATACATCATACCATACATATGCACGATCTCTTAAAACCTTATCTGGATCATCAAATGGTTCTGGATAAACCATTCTATCACTACTAGGTAATGTAACATTACACATCTCGGCAATCTTGTTGGTATTTGCAAAAGCTTCAGCATCTTCTGGATTAGAATAATATTCCTCAACAAGAACATGATGAGGTTTGACATAATACTGTGATGGCTGATAGAACATAGAGTTATTATCTACATCAGAATCATCTTTTTCAGTATCAGTTAAATCTACACTTTTGGCAGCTTTATTTAATTGACCACCTGTGTTTAACATAACAAGTTTCATATGGGAATCAGATTCCCACGGATAAACATAATGACTATCACAAGTAATAATCATTGGTATGTTATGCTTCTTGGACAATTCAACTAAATTTTTATTTGCAATGTCCTGTTCTTTTAATCCAGTATAGGTTTTTTCAAGATAGAACCTATCCTTAAAAATACCTTTAAGGATTAGAGCAATCTGTTCAGCTTCCTCTTCTTTACCATCGAGGTACAGCTGATTAATTGGTCCACCTAAACATGCACTAGTGCAAATAATGCCTTCATTATTCTCTCTTAAAAGATCAAGGTCAAATCTGGGCTTATAATACTTATATCTAGTCCACGCAATAGAGGTAATCTTCATAAGGTTTTTATAACCTACATCATTCATAGCTATAAGAAGGATATGGTAATTAGCTTTATATCCTTCTATTTTTTCTTTTCTCGCACCGCTATGAAGAGTCATATAACCTTCATTTGCATAAATAGGTTTTATACCATATTTCTTACATATTTTCTCTTGGTCTTTATGACCCATCATATTGCCATGTTCTGATAGGCATAAACCTTTGAATCCAAGAGCTTTAGCTCTTTTACAGTAATCATCTAGTTTACCATAACCATCTAGTGGGCTAAAAACACTATGGGCATGAAGATTAGTATACATACCAAAATCTTCTGGTTTAATATCCCCATCGGGATTCTCAGGAGTAGACACAAAATCCATATTATTTCTTATTAATTAAAAATATTTTTAAATTTTTCAATATCGATAGAAAGATAATCTGTATTATAAACAAATTCAATATCTTCTATTTCAGGAAATTCAATTCCCAAATCCTCTAGTGCCCATAGAAACCATGCTTTAGCACGGATTTCATTATACATAGATTCCTCTTTAGGTTTCCACATAGCATAAGGCAAAGGCCATTTCTTTTTAATAAATTTAATAGCCTTATTTTCATCAAAATCAATTTTATTGTCTACTGCCGCCATATAACAGTTATAAACATCAAATTTATCTGATATAGACATTTCACTTATTTGAGTCTTAAATGATTCATCTTCTTCACAATGCTTTTTAAACTTAGCCAATTCTTTTTTAGCTTCGTTTAAAATAACTTTATCTTCTTTACAGAAGAATAAACAATACAGTGAAATCAAAAACAATAATGGTAATGATACAATTAAAATAAAAAACAATAATACTAGGAACAAGAAAGCTTTAAATTTATTCATCAGTATAATCCATCTAAATTGGGCGGATAATAATTAGGCCCTTTAATAACTTTGCCAAATTCATTTTTAACAGCTTTACCATCAACTAGTTTAGACATATTAGAATCATGGACTATATTAAAAGACTTTTCAAGATCAAATCCAAATGTATTGGCCGCACCAATATTTACATACTCAATATCAGTAATAGCGTCTAATACTTCTTTCATATCAACATCAGCAGGATTAAAATCTTGATGTTTAGCCCCCAATTCTAAAGCAGACATTGCAGCCTTAAGGCTAACAATAACCATCTTAGTATAAGGAAGCTTTCTGCTTTCACCAGTAAACAGCGCTTCAATAAATTCTGTACATTCTTCTAATGTAAGCTTAGCTCTTAAATATACAGCTTCTTTAGATGGCACAGAGGGAGTTTCTCTTACTTCTTGCTCACAAGCTTTCATAAACTCCATTATCGAATCTTGAGCATTTTTTATTTTTTCCATGTTATAGAAAAACCCTTTAATTTAGAATCCTGTTCTTTGACTTTAACGTCAAAGCCATTTAATTCTAACAATTTAATACAAATTCTAACATCTTGTTCTGTATAATTTTCATTCATTTCGAAGGAATAACCATTATACAAATTAGAGCCAGAAATATCAAAGCTATGGTAACCATTAAATACCTGACCTAAAGTTCCAATAAAAAGAGAGACCGCATCCTTATGGACACGGTCGTAAACAATATCAGAGAATTTACTCATCTAATACTTCACTTTCAGATGCCTCTTTTACATCTTCATCAGACATTTGATCAAAAATAGAATCTTTATGTTTATTAACAATTTGTCTTAATTCTTCTAAATGATCTAGATGCTCTTTATAATAAACACAACAGCCGTTTTCACCCTGACATTTAATATATTCGTCTTTATCATTTTTAACTGGGATAGTAAACCATGAACCAGCCCTAGTGATAATACCAGCTTTAACAGCTGTAGAAACTAATTCTTCAACAGGATTAAAACCTACACCAAAATAAAGATTGCTTTCAGCAACGCCAAACGGATTGCCAACTTTATTTTTAACAACAGAAAATTCTACTCTTTGGCCAATATAATTATCATTTAATCCTTTTATTCGCATAGATGGAGTAGAGTTAACTTTAACACGTGTACTTGAGTAAAATGGAATTGCTCTTCCCAATTTGTTATCGCAAAGTTTTTTATCTTTGCTTCTACATCATTACAATGTAGTTCAGCATATTTTTTTACCATATCTAAAAAGACTTAGGTATAGCGGCCTCGTGGAAGCATTATATTCTTTTTATTAGTTTCAGCTTCTATGCGTTGCCCCTGACCAGCCTTTTAAAGCTAGCCTTCGGTTCGAGTTGTCCTATGAAACAGGGAGGATTTTCTCGCTTAATTCCGCTATAATAATTCATAATATTTCTACTATGAACGGCAGAAAGCCTTTATCTGTTCGACAATTAGGTTTGGGTTATGATTAATATCATGTTCCCAGACCTCTATATAATCGATATTATTTGACAAATAATAACATTTCTTAGAATAATCTCTTAATACATGCTTAACTTGTATCTCATCTTCTGGCCCATTGCCATAAATACGAGGATTACAATGCCAATAATCACCATTAACTTCGATAATTTTACCATTTTCTAAAAGAAAATCAGGTTTAAAATTTCCAAGTTCTGCACAATAAACATATTTAATGGATAATTCGTCAAGAACATTTTTTACAAATTTTTCAATAGATGAAATCCCATTAATTAACGCAGGGGACTTATATATCCCATGATTTTTCCGGATATTTTCAACAGCATCTATTGATAAAGAAATTTTTCTTGATATCTCGGAATCTGTCATTGACTCATAATTTTCCAAAATAAATTTAACATTATTTTCATACAGTATTTTACTATACGGAATTAAATTATTTCTTCTAGCAAAACTATTTATAGAAGAATAACTTCTTCCAGTTACTTTGGAAATTTCAGCAATAGGAATTTTAGAATAATTTTCAATTATAAAAATTTTCTCATCTTCAGTATAATTTTTAGTTTTAGATGTATTAAGTCCTAATTTTGCTGCTCTCTGAATAATAGCATCGGGAGATACTTTAAGTTCAAAAGCAATATCAGAAGTTTTAATTTTTTTATAATTTTCCTTTATAAATAAATCATCTTCTTCTGTATAGCTTTTTAATATTTGTTTAGGGACTAAATTCATATCCCTTAATTTAGCATGAATAGTAGAATATTTAATATCGAGAATTTCACTAAGTTCATATATATTTTTATTAGTATAATTTTCGAGTAAAATATTTATTTTATCTTTGGTCCAGATTTTTGTTATATAATTACCAGACATATTTCTTTTACGATACCGGTATCTCATTTTTATAGAATATATAGTTCTATCTGGAAACATCTCATGTAAATCTTTGAATGTTCTATTATTTGTATTTCTGATAAAATCAATTATTATATCGTCTTCAGATTTTGACCATCTCATATTATAACCTTAAAATTAAAACAATTAATGTTTTCTATATTAAGACTATTATAACATGATATGTCAAAAAATAAAAGCTTATATTACCTGGAGTTACCATCCCACCCCAAAGATCCATTTTGTCCCTTACTTGATTAACAAAGATCAGAGTAGTATTAGAACGTTTCAGAGGTTTCAATAATTGAGGGATAGATTTAGACAGGAACCTAGCCTTCTCGGCCATAGTTTCTTGAGTGAAATCACCACTCATTTCACGTTTAGTTTGTATTGCAGGCACACTATCTAAAACGATAAGACTAAATGCACCTGTTTTAATAGAATTATTTATAATATCAAATGCTTCTTCAGCAGAATTAACCTGAGTAAAAAGAATTCTATCATCTTTTTCCATATCAAGTCCAAGTAACTTCATATAGCGGAAGTTTTGTGCTTGCTCTGCGTCAATGTATAGTATAAATTTATCAGGATGCTTCTTAAGTGCATTAGCACAAGTCAATGTAACAATAGAGGATTTACCACTACCTGATTGCCCATGAATTTCATGAACACGTCCTTCTGCCCAACCACCATTACCAATAAGAGCATCCAATATTGCACTACCAGTAGGGATACCTTCAAGATCCATATCATAATCTGTTATGAATACTTGATCGCCATCACCATACTTTTTATTCATACTTCTTTTCAGTATTTCTATCGCAGCTCTATCATCTTTAGATATAGTAGAACTACTTTCGGCAACTATTTCTTTGCCTTCTTTTACTTCTTTTGCAACTCTTGCCATATTAATTCCTATTATTATTGATATTGGAATTGATATTTATTTTCTATAGCAATTATATACCCAAGGCTATTTAGCCTTGAATCATAAAATTTTATTTTTTCTTTTTGAGATTCCCAAAAATTCAAAAAGATTTCTGCTATGTTCATAGCAATATATTCTTTATTACATCTAAAACTAGCTAATTGATTTATTGTATCATTGCCAGGAATTCTTTTACCGGCATTAGTATCCTGAAATTCTTGAATAACTTCTGCTCTTTTTAATGCAAGATTTCTTTCATAATGCATCTCGCAAGACTTAAAAGACGATTTAGCATAAGAATAATTATTTATTATTAGTCTACATATTCTTAAGAATTCGATATTAGAGGTCTTTAATTCATCTAGGCCATCAGTTTCATTAATCTGCGGCAATTCTAATAAGCTTTCCCATTCTGTTAAGCTCTTACCTCTAAATTTAGCATGAGACATGAAATCAGAAGTTACACTATCGTAATCCGGATACCCTTCTAGTGCTGTATCAGCTATCGAATCAGTCATTCTTAAACCTTTCAGATAGCTTTATTAATACATGAGATTGCAATAATAATTGTAATCCTATATGTTCAGGATATTCATTACAATGACGTTCAATACTCCATGCATCATCAGGATTCAATGCAGATAAATCAGGATCTTTTTGGGTAAATTGTAAAGCAAATATTCTTACAATATTACCAAGTATGATTAAGAACTCTTCATTAGTGGGATAATCTTTTTCCAATACTTCAGAATAAGCCTTAATAAGATTTTTAACTTTTACTTTGTTCATTATTATTCTTTTCAAATAAAAGTCCATAAGCAACGGCAATAGCTACAGCATCAGATTCATCATAATTATTGAAACTTATAGATTCAAAATCTACAATATATTTAGACAGAGAATCTCTTACTTCTTCTTTAGTAGCTCTACCGCTTCCAGCAACAATCTTTTTAACAGATTGAGGTGCCAATACATCAAATGATTTTTTAAGATTATTGACTATTTGAAATCTATACAAGCCTCCAAGTTCACCAAGATCAGCTATCTTACCTGGCGACCCGTAACTATAGTTTTCCAAAACAAAGAATGATATTCCTTGTGCAGCAGAAAAATTTTCAGTATAAAATTTAAACACTTGATAATTTTCCAGCTTTCTGTCAAATCCTTTGGAATGTCTTGAAGGGCTAATAGTTTTCTTATCAATAAGTCTAAATTTGCTGTCGCCGAGATACTCAACGACAGCAATACCAGTTGATGATATAGATATATCTACACCAGCAAAATAGGCCATATTATTTACGGCCCATGAAATAATTCTCTAGTGCAGTATCGATTACACTACGAGTATCACCAGCAGATGTAATATTCTTCATTATTTGAGTTTTTACAACATCAATAGCGCCAAGAGCTTTATATATATCCATATTAGTATTGTATTCTAATGCTCCGTTATTATTAAAGCGGATGTCAAAATACTCTACTTCAGGTTTTACTCTACTAAATGTAGTAGGACTATCTTCAGGTGATTTATAATCTACAGAATCATCTTTATGTTCTGCAGATACAACATCTAATATATCCAAATTATTAGGAGGCGTAGTAGAAAGCTCAGAAGAGCTTTCACCACTTGTAGCAATTATTCCATCACCATTAATAGTAGTAAGTGTTTCCATTATTAATCCTTAATCCAGAAATCAATTTTGTCTGAACCATAAATTAAAGCCATTTTTACTATATTGCACATGTCTTTGTAAGACAAATGTGCCCCAGGAATTTTATCATCAATAACATTGCCAGGGTAAATATTAAGGACTTTACCATCACTATTAGTCAGGGATATCCTATTTGTCAGTTTAAGAGACTTACCCAAGCCAGGATCAGAAAGTTTTATTTCTTCCAAAACCTTATTGAGAAGATCCTCTACATTTATTGATACTAATTCTTCTGAATTTGTTATTACTTCATCTTGTTTTTTAGAGCCTAATTCTTTTTCCAATGGATCTTCTACTAATTCAAATGATCCATTATCATGTATTTCAGGCTCTTTCTTAGGCTCTTGTGGAGCACTAAAAGATTCAAGATTCTTTTTGAAATCCTGAAGCAATTCCCAGAGTTGCATCTTATCATCATTTACAGCAATACTAGATGCATACTCTTTAATACATCCAGTAAGACCATATAACAAAACGCCACGATCTCTGTCTACTATCGCACCATTTAAAAGATCTTTTGCTTTATAAATCTTAGCTTCAATAAACTTACGGGCAATTACGCCAAAGAGACTATTAAAGCAGATAAATAATTTTTTATCAGATATATCAATATCTGTGGCTGATACATCTAACACTTTGATAAAGCTTTCAGAAATACCAATAAATGACAAGACTTTTTTAATATCTTCTATATCAGCATTAGAAACCTTATCAGCTATAATATAAACATTTTGCATTAATTTACCCCTCTGCTATTTTCAATAGCCTCAAATAAATCTATATATTCTAAAGCTTTTTCATCGCCTTCAAAAATATTTCTTAAATCGGAATAATAGGACTCTTCATTAATAGCGTCAGAATATACATCCAGCGGGAAAGCAATAACACTTCCCATTCGTGTATAAGACTTAAGTAACAACCTTACTCTATCCTCATCTCTTCGTAAATAACTTCCAATAAATATAAATTCTTTATACATTATATAATATATAAGCATAAGTCTTAATTCGGAAACAGTTATATTATTAAATATGTCACCATGAGCAATAAAGAATTCAGAAACATTTATATCTTTCCTGACAGTTATATTATGCATATAATGATTTACCAGTCTATTATGGAAATTTATTCTGATAAGATCATTAAATATGGTAATTCTTATAGTCTTAGAATCTTTAGATATGTCATAAAACAATTCTCTGAAGCTATTAAAAGATGACTTATTGAAATACTTTTCAAAGATATTTTTTAAACTAGGGTCATTCAATTTAGAATTCATACCATGATGAATCACAAAATCTCTCATTCCGCCATTAGTAATACAATAGGATAAAAATCCTTTAGTCTTAGAATCATAATCGAAATCTAAAGAATTAGAAATTAAATCAATCATTTCTTTTCTTCTTGAAGATCCGATTTTTATATCGCTAATAGTAGCTTTATCAACAGCTGGTATAGTTAAGCCTAAAATAGAAGCTTCTTCATGCCTTCTAAAAATCTTAGTCTTGCTATAATTTAAATACAGTCCGTATTGATTAATAAGCTCTTCAACTCTTTTAGCAACAGAAAAATCTATTTCATTGTCAGAACTAATAATATCATCTGTATTAGGATATAAATTAATACGTCCATCAGTAGGAAGAACAGTTTCACTAATAATATTCTTCTTGGAAGTATAAATAGTTATATCATCAGCATACCTAATAAAATTATATCTCGTATTTACAGACATTGAATCGAGAAGTTTTTTGAGCTTTATATCAAAATCAAGTAAAAATATATTACTCAAGACGGGACTATAAGAAGCACCTGTGGGAAGTTTATTATTATGCATTAAGAATGATAGAGTTCGATAAAAGAATTGAAGGAAAAATTCCCTTTTATCTGGAATACCAGGATCTCTTAATCTTATTGAATAACCTGAATCATTTACTTTATAAATACTGCCAACATTAGATGAGTTAGACAATAAGAAGCTGTACATTCTTCCATATCTTGCCTTATCATTATTCGACCTTCTTTGAATAAAAGCAGTACCGCCAAAAGAGGGTACTATAGAAATAACATCACTGCCATTAAATTTAAAAGACGGTGGGCAACTTACAAAATCTTTAGGATTCTTATTGGAATAATCCAAAGAAAAGACATTAAGCGGCTTATCAAATAAATATTCTAAATATTCATATTTATTACCCAAAATAGAATTAAAAAGAATATTTACAACATCATTATCAAAAAATTTCTTCATATCAACATTGTTAAAAAATTTAGCAATGTCTATATTTATAATTTCAATACGATTAAATTTGAGCATATGTACAGTATTAGCGATGCTCATGCTTTTTCTAAACCCAATTACATTGGCGCTCAAACACATATTGTGAAGTGCTCTATCATATTCACATTCAAATATAGCTGTATATAACCGATGAAAATATTTTATATTCTCTCTATCTTCTTCAGATAAAAGAGTATTCATTGCAGTGATTTTGCGACCCTTTCTATTTGTATAATTTCTAAACAGAATGGTATCGGCAAAATCAGATAAAAATTCAGATACAATAGAGTAAGCATTTAATAATTCAGCTCTACTACCAAAATCGGGGAAGTACATTTCCCGAAACTTATTCTTGTTGACACATTGGTTCAATAAGTTTATAGATTTAGTAACGTTTTCTTTACTATTCTTAATATAACATTTTTGACCTAAGTCCTTATTGATAGCGGATTCGCCTTTAATAATTTGATCTAAGATCAAAGAGCACTTATTAGCATATCCAGAAGTAACAACAACAAGCGAATACCAAAACTTATTATCTGTAATATATCTATACATATTATTTTCTTATAATAAAAATGCCTGCACTTTTAAATTTAGTGCAGGCTTGTTTTAATTAAATGTATTGAGCAATCTTTAAAACAGAATAAACGCAATAAAGAAGGGCTAAAGAATAACCAAGATATTGGCCATAATCTTTATCAATTTCATAATAATTGACTCTATAGTTATTAGGATATCCGGTACGATAAGCCATTGAGGGGGCACATGCATCTAGTAATTGCTTTTTGAGTTCTTTGTTGATCTTTTTATTACCGATATTTCTATCGATAAAATCAGAAAACCAGCCATAACATCTTTCATCTTCAGGAATAATCCTGATAGTATTATTGCTAGAAGCAAAAGAACTTTGAGAAGAAATAACTTTATCAAAGATATCAAACAGTCTTTTTACTTGGTCTTCACCAATAGCTTCTTTAAGCTTAATTGCAGATTCAATACAAGAAAGAACATGCTCATTGTAAACTTTGCGTTCAGTAGTTACTAGAACCGGAGACATTGCACTAAATCGAATCTCTTGAGGCAAAGGACTTGTAAATCTATGCTTAGTGAGATTATCGATTAATGTAACAAAATATGAATGACCAACAGTTGCTGCAACATCATTTGCCACTAAAAATTGATCTTGAAATTCTTCAGAAACATCAGCTTCTGCACATGAGAATACAACTACATCTTCATCTGATGTAATAATCGCTTGATTATATTCAGCAAAAGAGTCTTGAAGAATCAATGGAACATTCTTGACATATTTTTCATATGACTGATCAATATTAGCCATATTATAATATGACGCAAATAACTGACCATGAGTCTGTTCATTCCCAATATCAATAACTATGTATGGAGATCTAGAATCACGAATCCATTTATGTAATTCACGACGCTCAACATCATTATCCACAAGATTGAAAATAACACTAACAAATTTATTTTTATTAATTGTAGAACCTAAAACATCATCAAAAGAGATAAACGCTTCTGGATGTTCTTTTTTAGAAGGATCTAGTGCAAGATACTTGTCATAAAATACACATTGAGTACCTTCAGACAACGTAGATCCATAACGCATAGCCATTACTTCAGCTTTATTTTTACCAATATCAGCCTCAATAAAGTTCTGCCGCACAAGATTTTTAGTTTCGCTTATTGTTACTCTTACATAAAGTAAGGGCAAGGTCGTTTCTGTTCCGCCTTGCTCTGCATCTCTTAATCGCATATTTCCGATGCAGTACAGACTATCGCTTCACAATTAAGTGTTCACCCGCATTAGTCGTTCACGCTGCACGAGGGATAACCTCTGCTTGCGCCTTGTTTTCTGTTATGCCAGAGGTCCAAGTCAATTAGGGCAAATTTATACACGGCCGGTTAGAAAAATCAGGTTAACCGTGTCGAAATCAACAAGATTTAAACAAAAACTGTCTTTAAAAATAATATTTTTACGAATTAAATCATTAATAGTTTTAGCCAACTTAGGCATTAACCATGAACCAGTACCGCCACATCCAATTACAGTTACTTTGCCTAATTTAATTTCAGGTGTAGGATCTGTATAAAATTTATTCAAATCTTTTACAGAAAATAGATATTGCAAGCCGCCTTTCAAAAAGGCCTTCTTGCCAATCTCTTCGGCTTTTTTATTTAAAAAGTCTGTACGTTGACGTTGTTCATCACTAATAATTTGATACGTTTGAGATGAACTATCTTTTACTTCTCTATAAATACTCATTTAAAATCCAATATAAAATATTAGAAAAAATGGGGCACTAGGCCCCAGCATAAACTATGGAACGTTTTTAAAAGGGTCTTTTTTAACAATACAGTCTTGAATACTATACCTAACCATTCCTATCTCTTCTACAAAAGAGTCAATGTCTTCATCTATAGCTTTACTACTTTTAAGCATATATGCATGAATACCATGCATTAAGCCATTAAAAATTGTTTTTTCAAGTTTATCAGACACATCATGGCTAGCAATTGTATCTATGAACGATTGTACAAGACAACAATTTTTGTCATAACTGCCAGCTTTTTTCTGCAAAATGTCTATAATGACTGAGCCGGCTTTATAAATTTCTTGAATTTCTTCTGTAGTAAATCCAGTTGAGTCACCGCAATATTGTTCAAAAATTCCATCGTAATCAACAGGGTCAACATAATCCCACATATTCATCTTAACAGGATGAGGGAATGGATTATGCCCATAGCCAGGATTATTATTATTTACGGACATTACAGAATTATAAAGATCAGAATAATCTTCGTCAGCAAAATCATAATCCCAAAGATTATAATCAATGCCTGGTTTCCATCCTTTACCATTGTAATGTTGATGGCCACCTTTTTTGACATTAGAATTACTGCCAGTTTTACCATAAGAATATCCAGTCAAATGAGAAGGATATTTAGGGGCAGCATTAATTGCTGTAACTTTAGAATATTCACTTTCAGGAATAGAAATAGTCCCGATAAGAGGATCCTCTAAATCAAAAATATCTGACAATTGAAGTAAAAACTCATACTTATCATAAACACAACGCTGTACTGTAGTGTTAGTATAAGTACCATCAGGATTAATTTTTAATCCGCCAAATACAAATGAATAAATACCATTGTGTTTAGCTTCATCAGATTTATCAGTTCCACTATAAAAAGCACCCATAGTATGATGAGAATGACTTGTTACTACAAGGACCTTATTAGGGTCATCATAGAATGGACCAGTTTTATCAAAAGAAATACTAGCAGCAGCAACACGTTGAACAGGAACCTCAATAAAGAATTCTTTTAGTTCTTTATCCCACCAGATTTGAGCCATTACTTCGTTCTTATTGGTAGCATAAATGGTTTTATAAAAATCACAAATAGCTTTATAATAACGTCCTGGAATTTTAGGGAAATCAGGATTAGGAGTAAATGTAACTTTGCCCTCAGGCAGGTGGAAAAGCTTATTCTTAAATTCGTCTTTAAGAATAAAAAAGTCGCCAATAGGCGAAGAAAAAATACGGTACATACCGTCCTGCATTATAGAAATATCACCACGTTTTTTACCTTTTTCGCCAATAAAGACTTCAGGTTTTTCAACGCCAGTAATAAGAGATGATAATGCAGCCAGACTCATAACAGGAGCCGGATTAGCAGTAGCGGCAGCTTGATCGCTGCCACCAATAGTAGTATTCGTTACTGTCATAATTTATACTCTACAGTTAAGAGAAATAAAAGCTTCCAAATTATCTGCTGATACACCATCCAGATAATTAGAAACGTCAAATTTTAATGCAGGATTAAAGCGCATTAATGCACAAAGTTTAACAAATCTATTAAATCTAGATGCCTGCTCCATAACACCTTCTGGCATTCCATTTCTAAGCGCAGATTCTCTTAATTCTTCAAATGGAGCCTTAATACTGCAATCACCACCTAAATCTGTATTGAACTTACTAGCCCAATACAAGTCTGGTATTGTTTCAATATTAAAGAGATCCATACCTGCACATACAGATTCAACCATATCAAAATTAGAGCCCCAACAAATGCCAGGACTAAAAGTTGAACTATAGTTATGCATCGGAAATTTAAAAATTTTTGTATTCTTAGTCAAACGTTTGTCATCATAAGACCCAATAATTGTTTTAATTAACCGATTATTTTTAAATTTTAAAGCATAAACAGTATTTGGAATACGAATAGGAATGGGATCCTTAGAATAGGAAGAAATCATATCTACGTTTCTTCCAGGTTTATTCAAAAAGATAACAGTATTTGGACCATTCTTCCAATATTTAATAACAGATGCTGGCATAAGAGGAGTTTCCTCTACACTAGTAGAATCTGTAAAAGCAGTTATAAAATCTTTAAGTTGAACAACTTTTGTAGATTTTTTACCATTCTCTTCGATAACGAGATTTACAAGATCATTATCTACGATTTTAAAAGTGACATTATCTAATTGCATTTAAAATTTCTCTTGTTCTATTTTTAATAATAGGAGTAAGCTTATCAGGATTCAGATAATCTTCATGAGGAATCAATATACTGTCATAAAAACCAGATTGTCTAGATATACCAATTTTGATATCCTCAGTCTTATTAACTATGAAGAATTTTGTTGTATAATCATTGCTAAATAAGAACAAGGTAGTATCGTAAAATTTATTATCCCATGAAAGATTTGCAGGTGTATCTGAAGGGTTATTAGAAACAAATAATCTATTTTTATATTGTCCAAAATTACCGCGGGCAATATAAAAATTCTTACATGAAATATTATTAGAAAATTGATTATAATACTTAAGTATTTGATCTTTGTTAAAGTTACTTGCAGTAGCACCAGACAAAGTAGCAAAATTTAATGCTACAATTGACAATACAAAAAGTTTTTGAAGCAATAGTGATTCAGAATAATCTCTACTAAATTCGCTTTCATAATAATCAAATTTAGTAGTTCTAATAAGATTTTTATAACCCATTCCCATTCTTGTAGAATAGTTATTAAAGCCATATGCCATATAATCAATTCTGTGGCATTTCATATTCTCACTATTTAATACCAAATCATAATTAAAACCTTCATAGATGTGGTATCCAAAATTAGGGTCAGCATATGGAATTTCACCAACACTATTAACGGCGTAATTGAGATTCATCTCACTAAGAGTGTCATCTCTATACAAAGGCGGTGCAGAACCATTAACAGTTAGTCCGCTCTCATTTTTAATGTATTGAAGATTAGCAACATCAAAAAATAGTTTAAGCTTTGAAATATCTATATCTTTATAATCATCAATGATAAAGTTATGTGCATAAATAAGCTGTAAAATATTATCTATTTGATCATTGCTGATTCTTACATCATCATGTGAAAGAGCAGAATATTTAGACACATGATGTGCAAATTCAGATTTAAAAGCATCGCCGCCGATAGCCTTATACCAAATATCATATCCATCTAGCGTTATTTTGCCACTATGAGTAGTAGAACTTTTAGCTCTTTTAATCTCATTAAATTCTTCAGCAGACATATTCTGAATACCAAAGAACATAGGATAATTTACAAATAAGAAAAACTTATAAGCACCTTTTTGATAATCTTGAAGATCATTTACAGTTCTAGGCAGAGAATCAATTTGAACTCTGCCATCAATATTGATAATAACTTTCTCAAGGGTAATCGTAACATTTTTATTAAGATTAATCAAATTTATAGAATTAGATTCAGCTTCTGTTTCAAAAGCAAGCTTAATTAAATTCCCAATTTGAGACTTATATGTCCTAGTAAAATTATTAGGATCGCCATTATATTTAAACGTTTTAGATAATCCAAAATCTTCAAAAGTATACTTTAAAGAATTTAAAGCAGCTTTATAAACTATATGTTCATTCATTATTTTAACCTATTAAAAATAAGTAATAAGTTGAACTTGAGGAAGAAATTTAATATTTCTAATAGAATTTCTCATTGGTTTTCTAGAATGAATAGCTAAATCTTTTTTATATTTTTCAATAATTTCATTAATATTAGATTCAGCAAAAGCAACAACTTCTTCTCTAGAAAGATAAGCACTACTACGTGCTTCCTCAAGCTTTTTCAAAAGAGGAGGTTCTTCAATCTCTTTTATATCTTGAGCAGAGTCAAGAATATATTTAAATCTTTCCTCAAAAGTATTAAATAGAATTTTCTCTTCTTTAGGCTTTTCGACTTCTTTTACTTTAGTTTTATCCTTAATAAGAGAAGAGCTAAGCAGAGACAACACCCTGCTAGAGGATTCACTAGTACTCATTTCATTTTCCACAGGTTCTAATACATGATCCTCTACATCACCTATATCATCAATAACAAGAGATATAATCCCATCATCAAGATAAGATCTGAATTCAATATTCCATCTAGACGCATATTCGTCAAAAAAGTCTTCGAAATTTGCATGCTCTTCTTCGGTGAACAATGATAAATGACGTTTATCTAAAGCGGACAAATATTCAGAAACAGTGGATATAATGCATTCAGGAATTGGATCACAATCTTCATGTCTAATAACTCTTAGATAATAATTCGGGTCAGCATATTCATCATCTGTATAACTTGAAACAAATTCAAAATTTAAAATAATACTTCTAGTCTGAATATTAAACCCTAACTCTATCCAAGAGAAATTTCTAAATAAAGATATTTTCAATTTTTCAACAAGTATTCTTGCATCGTGTACTGTAATACTATCTCTAGAAATACATGGATTAAACGTCTTCATAACTGATATAATTTCATCTATTTTAGACTCAATTAATCTTCTACTAGAATCAGATATATATGAATAATTATGAAGATTAAAGCTATAAAGCAAAGCTCCACTTGGATGTGGATCAGCAGAAATGGAAATATTTCCTGAAACATCTAATCCTAATTGACCAATAGCAAAATAATTATTACATGGGGCAGCTGAAGGTGTAGGAACAGAAACGGCAATTCTTTCAGCAGCAGCTCTTGGCATTGCAAAGACCTGAACATCAGAACCTGTTTGAGGATCCGCATAACTTAAATTAAGTCTACTTAAAATTCTTGAAGTAGCAGTTTCACCACGAGGACTATCATCTATGTCCACTCTTCTACTTCCAGATATAAGACTACGCAAGTCGCTAACATTTAACACATTAGACATAAATTATAAACCTCTATAAAATTTAAAAGGCACCTGTATACTATATAAAGTGTATACAAGTGCCTTAATTCTTATGAGAACTGAATCTCTTATAAATCAAATTGTAAAGTTATAAAACTTTATTAAGCTTTGCTGCCAGTAGACAGTGACACTACCAAAATTTCATCTTGAATTTGGGTAGTGTAGTTAGCTGCATTATTTAGAACAGGATGTTCTTGAGCCAGAGCTGACAAAACTTCAGAAACAGGGGCTACAGCGCCATTGAAAGTGGTAGTTTCACCATTGTAAGTGAAGCCTTTTACGTATTGAGTAGACATATTTGTGCCTTAAATTTTAAAAAATAATTAAGAAAGAATGCTGTGTACAGCCACAACATTACCAAATTCATCATGAAGTTTAATACGATCGCCGATCAAACCTTCTTGACGAACAAATTCATTAAACTCTTCAACAGTGTTAAACACAATCAAAGAATCCAAATCAGATTGAACTGCGTCACGAACTGCATCTTCATCAAGAACAACCAAAGGTTGTTTTTTAACAAGACCAGTAAGTTTAGCCGCGCTCAATACTTGCGGAGTCTGTACAGCTACAGTAGTAGAGCCAGAACCACGAACAGCGCTAAGAACATCACTTCCGCTAAGAACCTGAGCAGCGCTAGGCAAACGAGCAGGAACAGTAATGGTCAATTCACCGCCCAACAGGGCAATATTTGACAAATCAACGCCGGTAATACGAACATTAATTTCATTCATTTGTTTTTACCAATTCAAAATTGAAGGAATTGAATGCTTAATTAAAACACTCAAAGCGAATGTTTCATCAACACTCAAAGGAATAGATAGTGAGGATTTTTCTCCATCTACATTTTGTGCAACAGACAAGAAATATGGAGAGGCTCCACCAGTTGAACGTTTAAGTCCAATTGTTTTTGTGTTGCCATTAAATTCATGGAATAAATCAACATCTAGTCCACGTTCAATTGCATATCCTAATTTTTGTAAATCAGGCATACCCAATTTTATTCCAATTTTCTTGTTTTCCCATTGGTATGTTTTATTTTTAGCATTGGCATCTTTTACAGGTGCCGCTTCCAAAAATACAAATCCAGCATTAAGTTTTTTATTAGTGCTTTCTTCAACAACTTGAGGTTTTACCAATCGAAATCTAAGGGCAGATTTGCCTTTAAAAATCGAATAATGTTTTGCCTCTTTAGAAACATCATACTCGGCCATTACCAAGGTGCTCCAGATGGTATATGGGCTTCAGATTTAACTTCTTCCGCCTTAATAGGTTTCTTAGTCTCTTCTGGGGCTTCATCTGAGCTAGCTTTTGGTTTTAATCCGCCTATCAATCCAGCTTCTTTTAGAATTGCCTCAGAAATACTGTCACGCGCTTCTTTATTGATAGGTCCGGCAGTTTCTTGCCACTTACCATCAGTCTTTTTATAACCTGGATAAGAAACAAAATAGCCTTTAGATGGGTCTCCCCATATTGTAAAGTTTAGCTGAACTGCGTCCGCTATCACTACAAATCCAGAGCCAGAATGTTTATCTGAAGCTCTTTTTGGCCACATTCTTACATTGATCTTCATTTTGTACCCTTTTTACGATAATTGATAAAGTGTCTATAAACGCCGGCTTCTTTTAATTCAGCATTAACATCTTTACCATACAGATGAGAAGCATCTGCAAAATATCTTACAGTATATCCTTCTTTGGCAAAACGTTTCATGGTATTACTCATAGACCCGAATAAATCAAGTCCAACAAAGGATAAATTATAAGTATTTTTATCAAATACAAAATCTAAATCAGACCCATTTACAACAACATCAGAACCATCAGTAACATCTTTCAGGTGCAGTCTATTGTCTACATGGAACCAATCATCATTAGCTATAACCAATCGAGCTATTGGATGTTTTTTATCATCCCACATATTATTAGTATCTCTATTATAATCTACTAACAATATGCGATCAGCTTTGATAAGTCCTTTTGAAATACTAGATTTCAAAAAAGCTAAAGTTGAATCAGTGTTTCGAATGTATCTAGGACCATTTTTATCTGTAGTTTGGTCATTCAGCATAGATACAATGAGCAAATCTTTCTTACTCATGTATAGTTTTCCTTGTTATTATTATTGTTATAGAAAACTGTATCTAAAAAATCACTTTACAACATAAAATTTCTCCAAATTTTATGTTATTATTTTTAAATGATAATTCCAGTAATGATTTAACCTGATCTTCACTTAAATTATCTTCTGAACATGTACTATATTGAATCGAAATATAATCATGTTCAGGAAAAGTATGCCAAGCAAAATGACTTGTTGCTAATACCAATACTCCAGTATTAGCGATAGTGTCATTGCTAAACATATAATGAGCATCAGAAACAATACTCATTTTTGCGTAATCACAAAATGTTTCAAACGCATTCTTCAACTCTTTAAAAATATAAGTCGAAGGATTTTTCATATTTAAAATATAGTGATTTAGCATACAGCGTAAAAGCTGGCGCCCAAATGTTAGCGCCATTTACATTTCTAGGTAACTTCTTTGCCTAACAAAAATAACAACAATCCCTAAGGATATGAAAACTTAATTATGCCAATGCGTTTTTCAGACTATTGGCAACTGTTGCTTTAACAACAGTTTTAGCTGGAATTGTCAATGCTTCACCAGTTTTAGGGTTACGACCTTGACGCTCAGCACGTTCTTTAGCAGCAAACTTAACCAGGCCGGGAACAACAGCTTCTTCACCGGCTTTCAGTGCAGCTACTACTTTTTCATGAGTGAATTCAAAAACTTCAACAAGTTCACGTTCAGCAGCAGCTTTAGTGATACCTTTGTGTTCAGCCCATGATTGAATCAGTGATGCTTTATTCATTATAAACTCCAATATAAATGTAGAATAAACTACAAATTTTTGTTTTATTTTCTCCTTGTATAAATTTCTTGAAAAATGATATAATCTTTTTCACTAAATTCAAACGTTTTATCTAAAGAATAATGCTTTGATATCTCATCAAAGCTTAAACCAAATATGTCAAAATCTGATTTTAAATATTTTTTATCATGAAAAATAATTCTATTTACAATAATTTCATCTGCTATACCATGCTCAGCGCAGAACTTATAAATAGAAGATCCGCCGCTAATAAGAACATTGCAATCCGTATTGATAACATTAGACAACAAAGGATATTGTTTAGATCCTTTTCTATTATTAATCACTACAGGGATATTAAGTCTCTTGGCATTAGGAGGTAAATTTTCCCATGTATTAGGTCCGCAAACGGATATATCAGATTCTTTTAAAACTTTCATATACATTTGCATATCTAATGGACATTTCCACGGAATAGAATTATTTATTCCCATTCCGTTTGTACGCCCTTCACATGCATAAAACATTCTAATCATTAGAATTCTCCAATTGATCAGCCGTGTGTTTTACTAATCCGAAAACAATTGGATCATTAAATTTCATAGAAAACTGATTGGGGTCAACGACACTAATATTTATGCGTCTATCAATCATAGACAAATTACGAACAGTATGAACAACAAACATAAGCTCATTAACTATTTGCTTAGAAGTCTGATCATAATCTGCAGAATCAATTCCTAAAGGAACAAAAAGAGTCTTTTTATTTGTAATATTTTTAGGCAAATAAGAAAACTCATATTCAATAACATGAAACCTTGGATTATGAATAATATAAGGATTATTGTAAAAATTTATTTCATCTTTGTGAAAACATTTAATACTGGGCCCATAAACATAATATGGATTCATATCAATAACTTCAGCAAGATGAATATATCCTTCAGAATCTTCAGTGTACCCAAATAAGCCTATAGACTTATCATCAAAAATAATCTTTACAATCATAATAAATCAAAATAGAACTTCATCAAAAATAACTTGTCGAATTCTGAATCTATTGCGCCGCTCTTGTATTGCTCTAACCAAATCGTCATTTTCTCTAAAGAATCTTTTTCTATAAGAAATATAATTCTTTTTAAATTTAGGAAATTTAAGAATAATATTCTTATAAACTAATTCATCATCACCACTAAATTCAAAATCATCTAAATTATCAACAATAGCAGCAATAGAATCTAAATTACTAGATTTTTTAGTAAGTATTGGATTATTATAAGAATAAGGGACAATAACAAAAAACATTTTACAGTCTCTTAAAATAGGGTAAATCCTAAAATAATCAATGAACTTAAGCAAATTAGAATCTTTTATATATTTTTTAAAATCGGCACCAGATTTTAACCTGCCATCGTAAAATCTAAGAGGAAGATGACTAAAATATCTTTTAAAGAATTTTAAAGAATTTACTTCTTCAGGATTTAAAAATCTAAAATTTGGATCAATTAAATTATCTATATCTTTAATTATTTTAAAATAATTTAAAATATCACCAGTAAATATTCCCATAAAACAAATCCTATTAAATGAAAAAGCTCCAGAGTAAAAAACTCCGGAGCTTTTTGAAAGTCATATACAATAACACACTTAGAATTTTATGATCCAATATCATGTTAATTAGTAAGTGAGTCGAACATATATATGATCAATAACTTGATAGTAAAAGTCCTACAGTAAATGTAGGCCAGGGGCTGACCGGACCAGGTGACACGAAGGCACCGGCACGGAAGGGCCCTAGGATCCTGCTGATCTAACCTTGCGTTTGATCAGCAGTAGGAATCTAAAAAAAAGATTCTAAAACCAATATCTAAATATTGATGTTGCCAATAGGAATCGAACCTATATACCTGGATTACAAAGCCAATATAATACCATTATATTATGGCAGCTATACTTGGAGGTTATTAGTAGACTTGAACTACTGCTATATCCTTATGAGGGATATGTGCTAACCGACTACACTAAATAACCTAAAAGTCAGACGTATGCCTGTTTTTGATTAGATATGATATGATCACTTGTGATCAGATCAGATAATCAAAAAATAAATAAATATATCATTCCCTAAGGAATGTAAAAATCTGACTAAAAGCCAGAAAAAATTTTCAAGAGCCTTGGCGTTGTACTCGACGTCCGTGCGGGTCATGCGCCAAACGGGTACGGAATAGTACGGAGCCGTGGGCTTTGAAAATTTTTAAGCAAATAAAAAATTCTCTAAAGAATCTATAAAACGGATGCGAACCACAGAGTCGAACTGGACCTCAAGGTTATGAGCCTCGTGTGCTACCGTTACACTAATTCGCAATATATGGAGACGAGTGAAGGAATTTCACCTTCCTCTACGGATTTGCAGTCCGTGGCACATCTGTCTATACCAACTCGTCTATGGCGGAAGCTATAGGAATTGAACCTATGTCATGCTCTCGCATGGACTCTGTTTAGCAAACAGGCACATTACCACTCTGTCAAGCTTCCGTATAAATTATTTCACTTCTCGAATATCAAGAACACGTTTCTTTTTGAAATCAAACAAGACTTCAAAATCAAATTTGCCATCTCTATTTGCACGTTCTTGAAATTCAATCAATTTAGCTCGTAATTCTTCAGGGACGAAGAATCGTTTACTTAAACGAGCTGCAACATCTTTTAATCTTTTTTGACGATGAGTCATTTTATAACCTTTAGTGGAGCGGGTAGCAAGATTTGAACTTGTCTTCATCGGTGTGGAAAACCGAGGCACAACCCTTATACCATACCCGCATTCCTATGAAACACTTTACAGTAAGATTTTATCTTACCCAATATATTACTTTGAACATACCCATCACGAGATAATGTTCTAGCATATACTTTATCTCTTTTAGGATCAGTTCCATAAATAGAAATCATAAGAGTATCATTATTATCAAAGAAATCTTCAATGAAGAAATCAATACACTCTTTTATTTTAATAAGTCCGCTCACTCCTATTGTACCAGTAATACTTTTACTATACATAGAAGTTTCTATAATATTTCTTTTCCTACCAATATAAGCAGCAATAGTATAAACAGGAATCTTATTATATTTTCTATTAAATTCAAAACTGATGTAAACAAAATTGTTTCCAATTTTGTTCTTGTAAAAAAATGACGGATAATCAGAATCTTCTTCAATCTGATACATCCATCCTTTTTCTTCTATCATAATAGGGTCCTCGACAAAAATGTAACGATAACTGCGCTTTATTTAACCATAATAAATGTAATCGTATACTGCATTCGAGGATATTTAACCTGGAGGAGGATAATGGAATCGAACCATCACCGTATCTCTACAGTGGGACGGTTTTCAAGACCGCTTCTACGCCATGCAGCCTATCCTCCATTACTACAATTAGTTGTTTTGTTTAACTGGCTGAATATGATTTTCTTTAATATATTCATCCATTTTATGATTTACAATTAGTCTTACTTTAGAAACTTCTGGACTATTTGTAATATTTTCAATGGCAGTGCTGCCAATATATGCCGCAGACATATAATAGACTTGTTTTTCACTAGGCATTAATGCACATAGTAAACAAAAAATAACACCAGTGCTAAAAAGTCTTTTAAATAATTTTATAGGATTAATATCTTTAAAATGTGGTAAATTTTTAAAATCACAAACCGCAGGAACTGAAATAAAAGCAAATACAAGACAGCTAATCCCCGCAATAAAAAAGAAAAACCTTAATCCATCAACAATAGATGCAAAATAAATTAAAAGTACAATTCCAAATGCCATAATTACACCTATTAAAAATATGGTACCCGAGGTGGGACTCGAACCCACACGCCACTAGGACATCTGCTTCTAAGGCAGACACGTATCGCCAATTTCGCCACTCTCGCATTGTAATCCTTTTCAGGTTATCAATCTCTAGAAGGATAAACTCTAGTCATAATTAACGCCTATGGTTCAATATAATTTCCCATGTCTGAAACTATATAAAGAAGACAAACAGTTTTGGAAAAAACTGATAAACCAACATTATTCTAGCTATGTTCGGCATTCCAATAACACTCATTGGGGAGGGAGTCATTAACCGAAGACTCGCGGGATTCTTAAAATATACACAGCAGTAAGTTCTC